TTTATATATATATTATATAATATTTTTTAATAAAAATCAAATAGGGAATTTTATAATAGACTTATGCTATTGAGGTTAGGGTAATTGTGAGAACAGCCGAAACAATATTTACAATAAACCAGATGATTGCACTACCACAACCAATATAAGTAAATATCTTGCCTATTTTTTCCCAATTACCATAGTGAAACATATACATCATACTACCGCACCAAGTAACCAGTAGTATGGCACATAAAACCAGTAGACTGATAGTAGGGGACATTATGTAAAACTCCTTTCGTTATAATTGCCGCAGCACCCATCATCGCGCAAACAACCCCAATCTATATCATAGCACTTACACCCAGCTTGACAGGTGATTTTTTCTCGTTCGGGATTCCGCGCCTGAGTAGTCATAATCATATTGCCCTGACGCACTTGGCGCGGGATCAGCTTGGGGAGAGGTGAGGCGTTGGTCTCATATTCACAAAACCGGGCTTCGCCACATCCCTCACAGGTGCCGAGTGCTGCCTGACACTGGGGGCATACAAATACTTTCTTGTCAGTTAGGTAAATAAATGCGTTCTCAGGCCCCATAACGCCACAACTCGCGCATACAGCTAAATGATCAGCGTCAATAAATTGAGGACAGCTATCAGTTTCAGGCTTAATCTCCCATTTAGTTAGATTGCAAATATTGGCATTAGGGTCTTTCATGGCGCAATTTTTACATTTATGCAAATTCATCACTTTTTCCTCGCATTCGCATTATTAATAGTAATTCGATGGATTGAATCTACCTTAGATGTTAGTCCTCGTTTCATGAGCTGATTCAAATTGATAGGGGTATAGTTGATATTCATAGAGCATACGTTCAAATCTCTATCAGTGGGTAACGTGAGGGCGTGAGTATGCCCGTGAACATTAAACATCCCATCTATTTCTATTGGCTCATGGGAAAGAATGAGCTTGGGGCCAATGATCAGAGGACCGCTGTATATTTCGTCGCAAAGCTGGTTATCCATAGTCGCCATCCACTTAACAAATGGTGCATGAAAATCGTAGACTTCTTCTACAGTAACCCAATAGTTGGGATAATTCTGCTTCATTTCCATATAAATTTCATCCTTCTGCCACTCACTAACATCAAATGAACGCTGAAATCTATAGCGCTGATAATTAGACACCCCTGCATCATGATTGCCGGTAATCAGGACCTTATAACCACGAATATCCTTGAGCCAACTCGGTTCGCCAATATCACCCAAGAAAATGATAGTATCTTTACGACCGACCTTTGAATTAATGCGTCGAACCTGTTCAGCATCAGTGGGCTTATGAACAAGACCGGATTCTTCTTCGGTCTCACCGAAATGTGGATCCGAGTATAGCCAAATAGTTTGCGCACCCCATCGCGCATTAAATATGTCATACAGTCCAGTTACCATGCCATTCGCTCCATTATATCAGTAGCTTCCTGCTCAGTGGTAAATATAGGACTTTCATCCAGCGGCTCAAAATAAATACTAATTATTTCGTTACCATACCAAGCTTCGGCCCATTCGCCTGCGTCTTTCATAGTCGGCGCATAGATAAAACCATGTTCAATACGCTTACAACAAGCAGTGCTGTCATATATTTCTGCCTTAAAATACATCATATACTGTTCCATTACTCTTCCTTCCTCTCTTTTAACTCAGGATATGTCCCATATAATTCAGTGAGATAATCCATTAAATCAAAATCTTTGGCATAATCAACCATCATCTTAGTTATCATCCATGCCATATCTGAACGCCATGCCTTATCCCGCACATCTGCACTGCGTTTGAATATAGACGCCTGTATAGCAAGTCCTTCAAGATATATTTCTTCCTTGTGGCGCTGTTCTATATATTTTTGTTTCCAATTAATAAAGAACATTTTACAGCCTCTCCTTACTCATACAGATAAACATTTATCGGCATCGGTTCACATTTCCATTTAATGCGCGTGGCGAAATCAGGTGTGCCGTCGCAAGGCCCTGCGCCAAACCATCTTTTAAGGTAGCTAACATACTCACGAGTAGAACGACTAGTTGCGTCCTCATTCTTTATCATATAGTCTCTATACCACTGGATGCGTTCAGTGTAATTTCTCATAATATCCTCCTTACCACGCTATGCTTATCCAAACTGACTCCTCGTCAGGCCACATTTCCTGCAAAAATTTGCGGACTTTATTACGTCGCTCAATCGCAACAGCATCATCATACTCTGACCATACCTGTTCAGGCGCTAAAAATAGTTCCATAGCGCTATCATTAGTGAAACTCTCTTCGAAAAACAGGGTGAGAATTTCATAGGTTTCATCAAATTCCTCTTCAAGTGCTGCTTCAAGATCATAGCTATTTATCATAATCACATTTTTAAACTTCATAGTATCAATTCCTCTCAATTAATATACCTGTATCATAAAATGTATTTCAGGTAGTTCGCCAACATGCGAGGGGAACAGCTCATAGAACTTCATAATCTCATCAGGATGCTCGTCAACAGTCGGCGCCTCAAGCCCAGGAGTGTAAATAGTATCTTCATCACACGAGAATGCATAGCCACCATATACATAGACATAATCACTATGACCGCCCCAGCCATTCTGACAGATGAGCGTTTCATAATCCACCAGCTCATCGTAAATATCATCATCCAACTGACTTACTTCGTCTCTACTAACTATCCAGCCACAAGTAACAACAGCACGATATTCAACACTCATTTTTATTTCTCCTTTATTCTTTATATATATATTATATTATATTTTTTAATAAAAATCAAATTGAGACGCTATAATTAGCGTCTCAAAACTTATAATTTAGATTAAATGCATCTTTTAGATGTTGAATATTTAGTTTTTCCTCATCGGTAATTTCTGTGGTATTAATTGCTGTAGCTACCGCGTTACCAGATGGTATTGCGGAACTAGACCAGTCAAAATCGCCGCCTTGAGATGTGCTATCCACAATATTCACCATCGTTTTGGGGCAAGTTAATGCTATTGCTATTTGCACTCGCTGGTTACCATCATTTGCCCAAATATAATATTTGCCATTATATTCGCCAACCCAATCAGTGCCAAATGCTTTTGCCATAACCTCTGCTACATGGGCTTTTGCTATACTACCTTTTACTGCCATTAATCTTCCTCCTCTGAATCATCTATATAAATCCAACAGCTCTGACAAAAATAACTATCATGCTTTTTACTATACATTGCTAATTCATAAAATACCAAATCGCCACAATCGGCACAGACCACAGTTTCTTCTTGCATGCACTGCTCACAAATATAACTACCATCTTGTGTCTGGTATAATTCGCTTATTGGCTTTTTATAACCGCAACAATCGCACACAAATATATCATTTCTAGCTTGAGTGCCATAATTACATTCACAACTAAAACATAGAAATGTATCTGCGCCCGCCGGATAGCTCTTACCACAATGTAGACAATGAATTGGCTCACCTACCACAATTGGCCTATTTGTCCAACCTTTGTGCCAAATATTTAAATACGAACTCGATGTTAGCGTATCATTAAACTGACCAGTATGTGGCGCATTCATGGTCTGCGTTTGCATGTCGCCGATTGTATCAGTAATCCAAGGGCCGGCGCCAAGTGTAAAACCAGTAGTATTCCAAGACTGGGATAATTCATAGTCTATTATAGGAAAAACGTCCTGCACTGCAAATGGGTATTGGCGACTTGCTATTGTAGTGTCATCGTTCATATAGAACAAGACACGCCACTTTTTACCATACCAAGGCACTGCATCAGGAAAATTGGGCAATTTATATTTTGCGCCGCTCGAATCTTTAATATAACACACAACAGTGCAAGCATCGGCCATATAATTTAAATTGCCCAGTCTATAGTCTCCATCCATTGCATGACATGAACGCCAATTATAGGTTGTTTCACTAATGGACAAATAGTCAAGTGGATGAACTGAGAATACAAGTGTTCCGCTTACTTTATCTTTTTGAATAATACGACTTGCTTCGGTTCTTATCTCCTCAAGTCTATCTTTATCCTCTATAAAATATTTAAATGCCTTAGTTATTTTCATGCCCTCTTTGATTTCTTTGGGATAACCATCCCATTCACAAATAAATGGAACCTTGTTCTGAAAAAATGATTGTCTGATTGTCCATACAAAATCACTGAGGTCATAGGCATGATATTTACGCTCTAGCCATTCACAAAATTCAAGAACCTCTTTATCCATGTGCTCTTGGCTCAAACTAAATGTTATAGGTTGAGGCATCTCAAGTGTGGGGCCGCCCCACATATCAAGCCATTTCTTTTTATTTCGCTCCCACTTGGTTCGTAACTCTGTTAAATCAATATTCATATCCTCGCAATATTCTTGCGAGTAACGAATTACTGACTCTACATCCTCCCAAATTTCATTATACAATGTGGCGACCTCCGCATTTCGGGCATTTATCGCCAGCTATTTCAACCTCATAAAACTCATGACATTTATCACAATAGCTAATATGATCTGGCATGCAATTTAGGCACACTTTTTTTATTTCTCTACCCTCTTGGGTATATTCTTTAGGGATAATTATTGTTGTTGAATAGGATGTGAGTGCGCCACAATAGGAACAATGGCAAGTGCCAAATTCTGACACTGCTGATATATATTCATATTGTTCAGTGTTTTCTGCATCCTCAAGCATCAGCGCCACTTTATCGAGCGTTTCTAATAGCCAATGGACAGTAAGCATCTCCGCCAGACTGTGTTCATTTTGATACCCAACAGACAGGTTAACACCAGCAACTCCCCATGCGGGACACAAGATACTAATATCACTAAATGTGCCATGAGCTGTATCAAATCCAAAACTTTCTACATATTTCATGAATGGCACATTGGCACAATCATAGAATACACAATCTTTAGCATTGGCGCGATCAAGCTCAATTACATACTTGAATTGCTCGGGGTTTATGATATTATCCTTAACCGCATTAATGGAACCATGTCCGCCAATTTCCTCATCTTCTACGAATAAAATATGAGGACGAAATTCATAACACGAGATGAGCCAGATGATACCAAATACACCAGCTCTATCATCAGCGCCAAGTCCTGTGGCGCCGCCCCAAATCACATTCTTTTCGGGGTCAAAATACATTTCTCGATTGGGAGCTTTAAATACTGTATCTAAGTGGGCAACCAAAAGAACCGGAGTTGTTCCCTGAATATATAAATATTTTTCTTTATTTATTACAGCTCGTTGTCCATACATATCTGAGAATATATCTTTTAATCCTTTATGCAATTGCTTTTGGCTCATACGACAGATATTCTCAAATATTTCAAATTCACCATCGGTAAATGTTCGCAATTTATTACCCACCTTCTATTTTATTTTATAATATTATTATATCATAAAATAATTAAAAAATCAATTTTTCTCTTTTTGCGCGTTATAGTATTGCAATGTGGCGCCATTAGCGACTTTAAGTTCATGATTACAAAAATGACAACGACCATCTATCTCACAGATCTGGCCACACTTGATACGACGTGGCGCCATCGGCTCTATGATTCCTGACTCGAAAGTATTGGTAGGACAATCGGGCATTACTATATCCAATGATACTAGCCAGCGCTTATCCTTAGAATAAATCTTATACAGTGTTGCCTCGGCATCAGGTGTTTTACCTACAAAATACAAGGTGTCTATGTAATCCTCATATTCATCTATTTCTTTGGGCAAAATCCATGAGTCATGGGCAAAATCCGCAGATAAAATTCCCAGATCGCCACCCTTATTAGGACAGACTCTAATAGGAACGCCAAGTGCCTTTACTTTATCTAATTGGAAAAACAGCGGCGGCGCAACTACAATATAGGCGGCGCCAAGTTCTCTCAATGATCTGACCTCTTGGAATGTGGTAACAGCATAGCGATAGAAAAATGGTATTTCCATCTCCGCGCACATTTTCAAGGCGTAGGCATGCGCCACACAAACCATTATTCTATTAGGAAATGCTTCAGCCAATATTCTCAAGCCCTCCCAATCAAAATCATCAGTTGGTTCTGGCACAATCAAGGTAGCATTGGGGTATCGACCTGCAATCATATAGATCGAGCCAAAATCCTCTTTAGTAATAGCTATCTCATCTGCTTCATTGAGCAAGGCCGGCCCCACATTACTATTTAAACAATATTTCATTATATCACTCCGATAGTTTTTTCTTTCATTATATCATACTATCATAAATATGTCAAGGGGATAGCCTAAATGGCTATCCCCTTACTAATATACCTCTTATTATGCCTTTGCGTACGCAACCAGCTTACGAGTCTTAGTGCCGGCTTCCTTATCAGCGGGAATAGTGACCTCGCTCTTAACAGCGCGACCAGCCTTAGCAAGCTTCGAGCAACGATTAGAAACCTTGGCATTGGTCAGCTCATCATTATCCAGAATCTCAAGAATCTGACCAATGGTCATCGGCTCATCAGTGAGAATATCATAGATAGTGTCAGTCAGCTCATCGAGAGCCTCCTTACGAGCATCAGCCTTCTCCTTTGCCTTTACAGACTTACGATCGAGCGCGTCAATCTGCTTCTGGCAAAACTCAACGAGCTCATCAGTTGCGATTTCAGTCTCGGCGCCAGTCAGTGCGGCAATAATTGCGGTGTAACGATCCTTATTAGTAAACTTTTTCATAATTTTTTTCTCCTTTTTCTTTTTTAATTTTTTGTTTTCTTTCTTTCTTTATCTTACAAATATATTATACAATATTTTTTTATAAAAATCAAATAGGAATTTATTAACTTAGCTTATATACGCTGACGATTCCAATTTATAAATCCATTTTCCTTGTAATACTCAATTTGTTGATTAAAATTAATGATTTGATTACCATTAGAATAAAAGGATATCACTTTTGCCCTACAAGTAGGGTCATCATCCTTAATAAAACCGAAAAAATTGAGCAAAGATTCATTTTGTGCCATTTCATCAAAGGTATAATAATAAATCTCATCCCATTTGCTAAATTCTCTAGGATCGGCTATTTTATGAGGTTCAATGCCAAACTCTTCTATTACCTCATTTAAGGTAGCGTAAAGTATATTCTGTTTATTTAGATATTGCCACAACCTATTTACTGGACTGAATGCCATTTCATGATCCATTAGACAAAACTGAATAGCTTCATCACGATGCAATTCTTCGTCCATGATATCATCATGAATATAAAGGTCATTATAACAATCAGAGCAATAAGGCTCATCATCAAGATTCCAAAATACATCTTCCTCGTTATAAAGTGTGCGACCACAGCGACTACATTTTCCATATGTATAACTACCACAATCAGCGCATACTACCTGATTGCTCTGTGCTTCATAGGAATTAATTAGGGCGCCGCAGCACATACAATGAGGTTCGCCACTATAGTTAATATACTTTCTATTAAATTTATCAATAGTCCACCCACTTACGAGTTTCTTATTATATCTCATGAGATGGCCCTTTTGGTTTCTAAAGGTGCCGAAATCATTATACATACCATTCTCATTGGTCTGAAATCCCAATTCGAGATTATCATCGTTAAAACGAGTTTTATAATTCCAATAGGTCTCTTCCTCATGGGCGCCACCCATTAGCTCTTCCAACTTCGTCATTACGACTTTGGTAAATTCTTCGTTGTCATAGGGGTAGGCCTTAATTTCAACATTAAAATCAGGACGCACAATGAACAGCTCGCGCCACTTTTTGCTATTCCAGCTATAGTCAGAATCATTCTTAACATGATAATGACCCCACTGAAAATCTGTATCTCCCTTGAGATAGGCGCACACTACCATAGGGGAGTTCATCATTTCCACTGTGCCCAAGCGATAGTCGCCACCCTCGTCACTTGTCCAGTTCATACAACTATCCCAATCATAGTCATTGTCACTCATGGTAACATAATCCATAGGATGAATGGAAATACACATAATACCCTTGAGAACCTTCTGATTGGTAATCTGAGACATTTTAATACGAAAACTTTCAAATACCTCATCATTCAAGGGGCAATTATGTATTAGCTTGCCAAGAGCACGAAAATATTTCTCTCCCTTGTGGAACGTGATTTCCTTGCCGGTTTCTTTATTGCGCACTGTGTAATTTTCCAACCATTCGGGAAGGATGTTAGATGCAATAATATCACAGTCATTAAAAATGGAACTGGGCCAGGTTTTTGTAACAGATACCTCCCATAGTATAGTGCCATCATCATCTTCAAGGGATGCTTTAGCTTCTTTTATTGGCGTCCAATAGGTGTCAAGAGCGGTAAACATTTCTCGATAGGCGGGGTTGGTTACATTATAGCCATAAATAGTATTATAACATTCATCGGAAATTTCTGAAAATGGACGCGTATACTCGAATGGAAATTCTACAATCAGCTTATCGCCAAGAATATGATAGAGGTCTATCTTGGCGCGGGCCCATTCTGCGAGAACTTTGTCTACATCCTGGCATTCTACATCAGCGCCCGCATATATATTTATATAATTTTTCAGTCGAGTCTTATCCTGTTCACTCAGAACATCTTTTAAATCCATAAATTCAGACATCTCCTTTATCATCTTATATATATATTATATTATATTTTTTATTTAAAATCAAATAAAGTTATTAATACCGTTGATAGATTCAAGAAAAGCCATTAAATCTATATCATAACATCCTGCAAATCGCTCAATTCTTCCTTCGGCATATAATTTGAGTATATTTTCAAAACTAAATGGAATATTGGCATTATCACCAGTAAAATGCATATACGGATAATAAATATTATCCCTCGTGCAATTCACGCTTAAATCCCATGGATGTAAATGGTTAAAATCGGTAATATCTTCAAGGTTATAATACCACTTACCATTTTTATAATGCGGCTTAAAACCGATAGAAAATGTATTTTCTTCTGCTGTTAAACGTTCTCTTACGGTATAGCAAAATGCATCAGTGGATTGAGGATTATCGTTTTCTCGTGCAAGATAAATTGGTTCTGCATCCTCAAGTAACAGGGATGTGAGCGGCCAATAGGGCGCAGTATATTTTGTGATATCAATAAATGTATCATAGACTATTTGAGGAACACATGCCGGCTTAGTGCAAAATACCTTATCTCCTATTTGTATGGAAAGGTTTAGGTATGTGATGTCACAACCACACTTGGCGCAATGTCCTATCACGTGGGGCTTGCGGCAATCATTACAGAGTAATATGTCAATGTGAGTAGTATCAACTATAGGCTTGCCACAATACGCGCAAGTCGCCGCGCCACTATAATTAAGATAGTAGTTAGTATCTATACCCTCTTTGCGCACACAACCCCAATGCGAATCATCCGAATTTTCGTAAATGTCATTATACATATTTTGAGTATCAAAATCAAAACTACACTCGCCCCATGAGTATTTATGGTTGACGTAGGGTTGAATGTATTCTGGTTCATTGAAATAGCCAGTAGGGAATAATTCACGAATCATGTTAAGCGATTCTTTAGTTAGGGTTTCATTATAATAGGGATAAGGTTTAATTTCCATTATTAAATCATCGTTAACAATGAATAGTTCGCGCCACTTTTTACTATTCCAATCGCCGGCATCAGGAATCTCAAGCCTATGGCTTTCAGACTCAAGATATGCACATATCACACAAGGCGAGTTCATCATTTCAAGAGTCCCAAGTCGATAACAACCCTCAAGTCGCCATTTCATGCAACTATCCCATCCACAGTCATTATCACTCATAGTCATAAAATCCAGAGGGTGGATTGAAATGCACAATTTACCCGTTAGTTTGGCGTCATTCATAACCTGACTCTGGGCAATGAGGAATTTGTCTATAAGGTCATGGTCAATGTTTAGCTTTTTGGCGAGGTTGGCTATGGCGCGCGTCACTTTCATTCCCTTTTTTACGCTATAGGTGTTTTGAGAATTAGGTATGATAAATGTATAATCAAAGGGACAATAATTAGATACAAGATTTTCCTCAAAGAACATTTCGATGATACGATTCTGAGCCTCATACCTGGGAAAGTTTTTAACCATTGCATAACGCAATTCATTGTCCTTTGTTACATGCTCATACATATCCTGTCTAATAGTGTAAGAGGGCTTGTAATATTCAATATTTTTTGATATGATAAATTTATCATTAAACAGATGATACAGCCAATCTTTGGCGCGACTCCATTCAGCCAGCATGGGTTCTACACTAGTCGGGGCCGGCGCCACATCATAGGTCGGAGTATGCTTTTTAGATTCGGCATAATTCGTCACCCAAGATAGAATTTTTTCTTTATCCTGTTGGGTTAATTTATCAATCATTTTATAAGCCCCTTTTCATTTACTTTATATATATATTATATAATAAATTTTAATATAAATCAAATAGGGATAACTATATCTAAATATAGTTATCCCTATTCTTTAATTATGAATATATTATATCAAATATTTTTTATTTTGTCAAGTCCTATACATTACTACATCTTGCAAATAGTTGAATTCATCGTCGGTTAGATCGTCCATTGAGCAACCACAATAGGTATGGCATAGTGCTTCTTGCACTTCCTCCTGATGGTTATTGGCGGCGCCACGTATAGCAAGACCTAACTGATAAATATTCCGTTTAGCTGTCTCACTCATGGCATAACAATTAAATGCATCATAATCATCATGATACCACGGGGGTAGAACACCCATTACTTATCCTCTCCTTCATTATTAGTTATTGTTTGTAATATATCGCATAGTGTTGCGAGTTCTGGTTCTGTTAATGTGTGTAAATATTCTAATTCGGTTTCGGTAAAATGCTTAGCGATAGAATTAAAATATTCATACCATGCTTCAGTTTTCTTTAGACTGTTATGAACTATATCTGCGGTATTATCTATGAGAACGGCGATTTCTTCTTCTTGGGTCTCGCATATTTTGGTTATCCACCACATTTCTACGAGGGTCGCCATGATAATCATAGCGAATACCCATGAGGGTAGTTCCAATAGCAGTGAGATTATTGTGGCGATACCGAGTATAAACATTATTATCAATCTTTTACCTCCTGGCATCTGGTGAGCCAGGTCTGCTGACTATTGCGCCAGATTTTATGTTCTTTTACTGTTCCTTTGAGATGGCGCTGACTACCTACTTCCCATGACTTGCTATTGGTTTTCCAAATGAACTCATTATCATTGGCGTCAACCATTACATGGAGAGTAGAACGACCCCAAATGGTTTCTATGGGGATGGATTTGGCGACGGTCAGGTCAAGGGAGAGACGATCGCCGACTTTTCCCACGTATTGAGAGGGAGTCGCGGGATATTTTAGGGTTTCTACTGCTTCTACCACTTTGTCTTCGGGGAGGAGTGTTCCATCTTCATTACCAACGAGAGACCATGAGAGTGTCATCGTGGTGAGATCGTCAGGTAAATCTGAGGGCACGATCTCGGTCGAAATTATATACCAACCCCATACTCGACTATACCGTGCGTTAGACATATTGAGATATTCTTCCCAATTTTCAGTGGGGCCGGTGATGAGAGTAATAAACCCATTTTTAAATCCAAGAATATCTTTGACTACTGGTGCCGGGGGTTTGGATGATACGGTCTCAAGGCTGGCGCCGCCATTTTTGGGCAATTTATACATGGTAGCATACTCTTTGTCAGTATACCATCGAACGGTTTTTAATGACCCGTCCTTTTTAATATTTACATAGGCGCGTCCATTATCTATGAATGGTTCACATATAATTTCATATTTTTGATAACTCTTCGCTACAGGCATTAGTTATTTCCTCCACTTCTCGCAAATTTTCTATTGTAGAATTATATTTTTGAATAGCGATTCGTCGTAGGGAACCGGGACTGGGAGCAGTAATGATTACTGTGCGGCCGTCGGTTAACGTGCATTTAAATTTGCGGTTAGGTTCATCCATAATTTAATGCCTCCTTTATTCTTTATATAAATATTATATAATATTTTTTATTATTTGTCCAATTTTGGTAAAATTATTTGGGTAAAAAATATGGAAGGGCGCCAATAGTTGATAAATCTAAAATTTTATGTTATAATATTTATATAAATAGATATTAAGGAGTTGACTAAATGTTATTTAATCGAAGCTTTATAGCCGGTATATTAATAAGCATCGGCGCCATGGCCTATCTTTCTATTGGCGGAATGGCAGGTGCAGTAGCATTTTCAGTAGGATTGATTGGTGTTATTATACTTGGCGTTGAGTTGTTTACTGGTAGAATGGTATTAGAATCAGATGTGAAGAAGTTGGGAATTATTTGGTTAGGTAATTTTTGTGGTTGCGCCATGGGTTCATTATTGGCGCGTCCATGGATAGGGATTAGTCTAGCCAGTAGTGCGATTATTGAGGGGAGACTGGCGACGGGCGCTTTGTGCATCGGTATATCGGCGGTATTGTGCGGATTTATGATGGCCTGCGCCACGGTTCCTCATGCTCTTGGTTGGGGTGATAAGATTGGTAGATGGTTATTAACTATTGCTTGTGTTACTGGATTTATTATGATTGGCGCCGACCACTGTATTGCTGATACTTTCTATTGGTTTAGTAGTGGTAGTATGCTAAGTAGTATTTGGATACCCCTGGTCGCCACTATTGGTAATTATGTTGGTGGTTGGCTGTTTAAATTGGGAGTATATAAAAAAATAGGTTAGTCGTAATTGACTAACCTATTGGTTTTATTTAAATAGTAGATTGAGAATATCGCCGAAATCATTCTTGCCATCAAGGCCAAGAGTCTTAAAATATTTGTATGTTTTATAGAGTGTGATAACATAGTCACCTATATTTTTGGGTTCGGGGAACATTTCAGTGAGGGTGCCGGGTTCATAGTCTTCTACAGCCTTGGCGAGGAAAGTATCAACAGCCTGCGCCAAGAGGTCATAAATGTCGTCATCTTCCATGTCATCGAATGGGTTATTAGAGGGGAAATGAAAGGTGTCGAGATAGGCTGCGAAATCATCGGGAGTGGGGAACCATTCATAAATTTCTTTACCATGATATCCCTTGCGAGTTCTCATGAAATAGGTATTTAGGAGTTCAGCTATATTTTTAAGGAGTTCGGGTGTAGTTTCTATATGGTCACGACCGTAATAGGATTCAAGTATGTAGGTGATTTCCTCGGGGGTGATTTCTATTTCGGTATTATTATGGGTGTAATACCAATAGTCATAGAATTCACATTGGATACGTTCGAGAGTGGCGTCAACTGGAGAGAATTCATTGCGTTTGCAAATGGAATAGACATTATCAAGGTATTGCTTGAGGCGATTAGTCGGGCACTGATCATCCATAAATGTGGGGTCGTTATGCTCGGTAGTAAAATAGCCTTTTAGCGTATTATAGACATCATCAAGATCAGTTGGGGTTGAAGTAGTGGTTTTGTCAGTTGCGTAGATGGAGTCCAGTAGTCCAATAATATCCGCAGTTGAATAGCGGCTAGTTGACATGAATGTAGGGTCGTTATATTTATCAGCATAATATTTTACCATAGCTGCGTAGACGTTGGAGGCGTCCTCGGTTATTAGCGCATCACGTCTAGCCTTCTCGGTCTCAGAGCTGGCCTTCGCCAGATTTTCGTCGAGTAGAGAGGCTATTTCACTTTTGGTATATCCATCATCGAATAGGGAGAGGATTATAGATTCAAGGTCATTCATATTTATTAGTCCTTTCATGGCGGCGGCCTATTGGCCTTGCCTATTTTTTTATTTCTATATATATTATATAATATTTTTTTATAAAAATCAACCTTTGAATAAATTGCTTGGATTTTAGACATCTATTTGTTTTGATTAAATTTTAGACATCTATATAAATTGTTAGAAAAAGAGACATCTATGTAAAAAATCTAAAAAATTTTTAAATAGTGAGGACAAAAGTTATTAATGTATTTAATCTAAAAGTTAAATATTAATGAGCGGAGGTGAAATATGTATTCATTATTAACAAATAAAGTATATTTATACTTGTTGGTATATTATAATGGTTGGCCGTTACCTTCATACGTGGCGCTTAGTCGCGGTATTAAGGTAACGCGCCAAACTATAGCTACAAAAGTAAAAGAGTTAAGAAGTGAAGGAATTTTATTAGATGATGAGTTTGGTAATATACAAGTATTAAATCCATTAAATTTAGATATAGGTGTAATTGAAGAATATTTACAATCTGGTGAACGTTTTGATGCAAGAGAGTTACTACGTAGGGTTTTAAAAAGGCCGGTTACAGAGGTAGAAATTTCATGTTTATTGGGTAGATCTAAAAATTGCTGAAAAAATTTGTTCAATTTTTAGACATCTATATATTTTATTTAAGGGGGTGAAATAATGGAGATTCAAAAAAATTCTCGACAAGTTCCAAAGTCGAATGAAATATGCGGGAGTAAGAAATATAACGATATATTGTATTCATATTTGTAGTGTATTTCCAAGAGAGATGAAGATGATGGGAGAAGATATTTTTCTAAAAAATTAGTAAATTTTACTAAGCTGGGTAAAGAATTGGATTTAAATCGTAATACTGTGGCGACTAGGTTCAAGCATTTGCAGGAGTTGGGATTGGTGGTCGTCAAGGATAGTGAGAATTATTATTTGGCGCGACTAGATGCAGATTTAGCATCTTTAGTGCCCTACAAGACTTTAAAATTAATTACTGATACATTGAGTAACAATGCTATCTCTACCTATGTGTATTTATTTAATAGATATTATGCTAATGGTTGTTAGCCTTTTTAGTTTACTATCGAATCAGTAAAAAAGTTTTTGGGATTAAGTGTTAAGACTAGAAGTAATAATGATACTATTACTAATATTTTATTTATATTGGAAAAAATTGGGTTGATAAAATATTCGTTAACCACATTGTCTCAAAAGGATAGCTTTGAAAATATAAAGACTATTTATTAGTTAGATTGGATTACGAATGAGGTTAAATGAGTTGTCTGAAAAATAGACGCTAACGAGGCAAAATTGCTTAAAAAGTAGTATCCTTATAAATAGAATAGACCTCAATAGAAGGGTATGACCCTTACTTGGTTATTATTTTAATAGTTATTATTTTATCTTTAATAGGAAAATTTATTCTTGCTACGCAAGAATAAATTTTCCCCTAAATTATTCTATCGCTATGCGATAGAATAATTTAGGGTTAATACTTTTTCTTTATAAATATGTGGTAACTTTATTAATTAATAGTCTAATCCCCTTTGCGCTATCGCGCAAAGTGGCTCATCCAATTAATTAATAAAGTTACCGGGCGCTCTTTTGTAGATAAAAGCATTAAAAAATTTTTTAAAAAATTTTTTTTGGAAATAGATGGAAAAAGAAAAAAATTTTTTAAAAATTTTTTTGAAGAAAAAGAATGGTAGGGGAAAAAGAGAATAGTAGATAGAAGTAGAATAAGATAAGAAAAAGGTAGAGGGGGTAATAATTAAAAATTATAAATTATAGAAATGAGCAAATAGATTAAAAATTAAAAAATAGACCATGAATTAAGAAATAAACTAAGAGAGGTGGCCAGCTTCGTGATACTCCCATCTACAAAATACCCGATTTCGTTTCCCTCACCTAAAAATTTTTTGGACAACGTAGATTCATCATTCTATTTCAATTCTCATAATATAATGAGAGTGAGAATAGGTAATATTTTATCCATTTTAAGATTTCTCACCAACGTTTTCAACCCCTATTTAAAAGATGTGAAAACGTTGGTGAGAAATGCCTCGTTAATAATTTTATCTATGAAAGGTCAGTCAAGTATTAATATTAAGAGTCGACTTTCTCAGGGATAGTTCATTTAAAATGGAAAAATGAATTTAAATTTTCATTTCAAAATCTAATTTTAAAGGAGGGAAATAAAATGACAAAAGAATTAAAATTAGGCTTGATGTCTATTAGTGAACTAGCTGAATGGGCAAATGTAAAAGAATCTACAATTGCTAAGAACAAGACTAAATGGTGTGCTACTAAATTAGTTAAATATGCAGAATATGAGTTAGTCCGTGGAAAAGGTGTTAATATTTTATATATTATCGAACCAATTTATTCTCAAAAGCCAAAAGAATAGGTAAAAAAATTAACGAGAAAATGTTGGGGTGTTGGTGATTTTAAAGTAGATACTCAAGTCAATGTTGCTCGTAAAGTGGCTGAATAGATTAGTCCTAGTGATTTATTATCTAAATCTACATTAAAACGTTATGTAGGTGACGCTAAACGAGAAATGTATGGTGTCGCTAAAAAGCGTAATGGCACAAATGGTTCTTGTAAATGGGTATTTTGTAAAGTGAACGAATCCGGCCAAGCCGTTCCATTTACAGCCTAGGAGAATGAAATAAAGAAAGAGTTATTAAATAAATATATTAAAACTGATGCCGATAAATTAATAGATATTAAAGGCGCATCTAAAGACCTTGCCAATGGCGATATAACTATAGAAGAATATAATGAATTAGTTAATGAATTAATTGATAGAGATTGTGGTTGGGCTAAATTTTAGCGAGAATTTGAAGATGCTATTGAAGCACATTGTGATATTCAAACCATGATTATTGATCTTGAAGAGCCATCGGCATTCGATTTGGCGCCTATGTCAAATAAACCATTTGACTTTTAATAAAAAATATGATATAATATTTAAAAAAAGGTATTTATATACCATATATTTCCAATTATATATTCTATTATTCTCTTGGCCAAGAAAATAATATTATTAATCCCGCTCGTGGCGCAATGCCATTGAGCGGGATTTTTTTATTTGGTCTGCGGCCTTGCCTAGAAATTTTTTCTATTTTTTCAAAATTTTTCCAATAAATAATAAAATTTTTTCCATTAAATAATATAAAATCTATAGCTTGGCGCCCGTATTTTTCCTGTTTTTTTATATTATAACATATTTTTTTATATTTTGCAACCAATAGATACAAAAAAAGAGCTATTTAATAGCTCAATCTACATTAGATTTCTATATTTCCTGGCGTATTATGATGGAAATAAAAGTTAATCGGGTCATTATTTGTTCATTTTTATGGTTATCGAGGCAATGAGAATACAAATAGAGGCTTCTCGATATACGTTTTAGAACTCAGAGAGAACATTGGCGCCGATCAGGTTGGGGATCTCAAAGCGGGGCTTCGCCACTTTCAATATCTTGGTAGGCCATATGGCGCGGGTCAGGTTAGTGAATCATTAAGCTGGGGTTTTCAGGAAATAGGGAGATACTGGTAATACTTGGTTCTATTGGAAGAAAATGCCAAAGGGCTAGTTAATAGGGGCGTGGCGTTTGCATTGGGCGTAGGCGGCGCGTTCAATAGATTTTGGCGCATATGGGAGGTTTCAGGATAAGGGAGAGAAAGGTAGGAAGTGACAAATTTGGTAAAAAATGGTGCAAATGGAAAATTTTGGGAAACTCCGGCCAAGACGCTCGAGGGTGGCCGGCCTACCTACCAGCTTTTTCCTATTGGCCCGGGCGGTTTGTGAAACTTTTAACAAAGGCCGCTATAGATTGGCTGAGAACGTCAGTCCTCAGCAATCATCGGTATAACAACCTAAATAGGGATCAAATCCCATGTCTAAATCAATATCATTAGGCTCATCATCTTCATCGGGCTCGTAGGCGAGAAAAAAGATTTTTGAGCCTTCGTGTTGAGCCGCAAGGTCATGAGCTTCTCCATAGCTTGCGCACGGCACACCTGCAAAACTGCCATCTTTCTTGACAACTGCCCACCGCACATCAGTCCAATCAAAATTTTTCATAATGGTATTTTCTCCTTTTTATTTCACATGTTTCGATTTACTCTTCTTCTTCGGGGTCTTCATCGGAATATTCATATTCACAAGGGGCTTTATCCCAGTCAGCTATTGGCTCAAAATGACAACGAGGATATCTGTCTTCTGGTGTGATGTAATGGTAAACACAATTAACACATTTCATTATGTATAATCCTCCCAATACTCTTTAATCTGTTCCAGCGTTCCATCGGATTTAATCTGATAAACTTCATACCCTTCGCCATCATAGGGGTCAGTGTTTGTTGTGATGCATAGCGGCTCTCGTTCTGCATCAGTTTCCCAATCATCGGCTAATGGTGTTGCCGCCACTACAAGATAATAATCAAGATAATAATTCTGTTCCATTTTTATTCCTCCTATGTTTTTCTGTTCCTTACAGTTATTATAATACCACACTTAATTGAATTTGTCAACCCCTATAGCGATAGTTATTTATTTAACAATGTGCCCGGGCAATTGTGAAAAAATTCACACTCTCCCTCAAAAATTGTAAATCGAGAAGGTCGATTTCGAGGCATTTTGAATTGGTGTAAGATGGAAAATGGGTATGAGTTCGTTTTTTGTAATTTTCTAAGATGAAATAGACCTGAGAATTAACTCAGGTCTACTATCCATTCTTTTCTAATTTTTACCTTAACTTGGCGCGGAGGAGTTGCGCCGCAATTGAACCTATCTTTTGGAATAAACTGGCCGATTCCCTCATCTTTCCATGCTTGGCGCGTCCTATCCTCAGCTCTAATAGAATTTTTATAACTCACAGAACGATACCAGTCATAGGTAAATTTAGTGCCTTTTGCCATTCGGTAATTTTTCTTTTTAGAATAAGACAAATTGTGTTCTCTGCGGCGGCGGTTTAGGTCTTTGGTAGTTCCTACCTTGAGTATGTAATTTCCATCTACGTCGGTATAATGACCGACGTAGACATAATCAGTTCCTCTCACTTGTCAATAACCTCCAGTTCAGGGATGGAGATAAAGTTATAAAAAATTTTCATATTTTTAGTTCCTTTCTTTTTTATTTTCTTTACAATAATTATTATAACTGATTTTAAATACGCTGTCAAGTGTTTTTTGACTTTTCTAAAAAAATATGTTATTATTTTTTATAAGAAGGAGTGATGTGTCAATGCCTAAGAAGTTAGAACTTGCAGGATAGCGTTTTGGAAAATTAACAGTACTACAAGAGAACCCTATTCGTATGAATAAAAAGGTTAGATGGGATTGTGTATGTGATTGTGGCAATTTAATAACTGTAAAAGGCGCAAATTTAGTCAAAGGTGAAACTAAGTCATGTGGCTGTCTGCCTAAAAAGCCTAATGAAATCGGTAAAGTGTATGGAAAATGGAAAGTTATTGCAGAAGCGCCATCTAGAAATCGTCGTAGCTATTGGTTATGTGAATGTGAATGTGGCACAAAAGCAGAAGTATTGGCATCAAATTTACGTAGAGGCACTAGTACATCTTGTGGTTGTCAAAATCGAGTTAATTTAGTTGGGCAACGTTTTGGAAGGCTAACAGTTCTTTCTGAAAATCCTGTAAGAAAAAATGAACATGTATGTTGGGATTGTTTATGTGATTGCGGAAATATAATCACTGTTGAATTAGGTAATTTAAAAAGTGGCGCGACTAGTTCGTGTGGCTGTTTAAAAGAATCTGTCGGTGAATTAAATGTAGAAACAATTTTAAAAGAAAATAATATTAAGTATGTTCGACAGTATAAAATTATTATTAATGGTCATAGGTATTATTTTGATTTTGCAATTTTAGATGGAGATAATAAAGTAACTCGTCTAATTGAATTTGATGGCATTCAACATACGCCCGGGTATGTTCGTGGTTTTTTTACCCAGGAAGAAAATGTTAAAATTCAAATGCGAGATTTAGAAAAAAATAAATACGCATTACAAAAAAATATTCCCTTGGTGCGTATTCCGCACACTAAAAGAGATACTATGACATTACATGATTTAATGTCTGATGAATATTTAATACAAACTGACTTGCCCAATTAAGGCAAGTCAGTTTTTGTTTTAGCCATTGTTTCATTATATTCTTTAGTAATACAAGGAATATCAATAAAACTACGCGAAGCCTGAAAATCAGCCAGATGCACAAGGCGGTCAATCGGCGTAAAAGGTCTGTCATCTCTATTAGTTGACCACTGTCCCATGTGGGATTTAATGGCTTGAGTGAGTTCATAGGGGCAAATTGCATTGAAATATTCATGCCATGCCGCCGCTACATTAATAGCGGCATTTTCTGCATGGTTCTTGTATTCGTTGGTATCAACTTCATTAGTCATGCCATACTTGCAAGTGTCATGGAAAATACAAGCCATGATTGCAATGTCCTTGCGTGCGTCAGTCATGTATGCCCACTGAGACATTCTCATGAGTTCTTCACAGAACATAACAACCGCTTTAGTGTGGCGCACCAGCCCACCCTCTCCCTTGGCAAAGTCAGGATGGAATTTACCCGAAGCACTCGCGCCAGTAGTCCAAAAAATGTCAGGCGTCCACTGGTCAAGATAATAATGAGTGAAGCGGCGAAGCGTTTCATCCTGAATAAGGCCGATTTCTCTGATGAAATTTTCTGATTTTTCCATAATTTTAAATTCCTTTCTGTATTTGGGGTTTACCATCGTTCCCCCGATTACAATAATAATTATAGCACGAGTGGCGCAGAATGTCAAGCATTTTTTCGGGGGTTCCTTGTTAATTCTTTAACAAGTGCCCGGGCGCGAAATTGGAAATTGTTGGCGGCCCTACTAAAATTTTTCTCTCACAATTTAGCTATTGTCCCATCTTTGCCCATGAAAATTAATGAAACGAACATGGACTCGTAGAATTTTCAGAAATTGACAATTAGAATTAAATATAAATAAAAATGGCTCGGTCGAGTTTCCCCAACCGAGCCGCGCCACTTTATCCACTATACTCTTGGAAATAACCGGCAAGTCTCCCGCTCGGATGGCACAGGTCATTGAGCATTGTTGCGCAATTGGAAAATTCATCCAAATAATAATCTTCGGATTCTTGCGCCACTTTAAAACCGGCAACGTCCCAAATAGATGCGGTATCCACTATTTTTTCTATAATATCTCTTGCCTTGCTAAGTACTCCCAACTCATCGGGACTAAGCTCTATTTCACAAGTTTTTACAATATTAGCAATCATTTTTTATTCTCCTTTTAACGAGGGGCTTTTAAGCCCCTCAATTCTTTTTCCTTTTTTCTACAAGTGTTAGCTCAAATGACTTTTCGCCGATTGAGAACGCAATCTGCCGATTTTTGTTAGTTATCTCAACATTTGTATAATCGTTCTGATTACTCTCGTTGAGCAACTGGGCAAGCTCGGAAATAATTGCTTCTTTCTGGGGATTAGCCTTTCTCTGCCGACCATCTTCAAACTTGTAAATCGTTGGATTTTTTGTTTTGCGAGTGCCTGTAGTTCTGAGCATTTTCTGAACCACCTTTTTCTGTTCGCTGTCGAGGGGAAAAGGGTCAGCACCGCCATTTATTGCCTTATCAGTGGCAATTATGTCCAGCGCTTCCTCTCTCGTGCATGACAGCTTAGCCATGAGATTGTTAATAGTCTGTTCATTGGTCATGTTCATTGTCCTCCTTACATTGTCTATTATACTCGCTCTTGGCGCATTTGTCAAGAAAAATTTCAAAAAAAACATTGACAAATGTTTAACAAGCGCCCGGGCCGCGTCACGATTTAAATCGCTAAAGTGAATGGATAAAAAAGGGAGGGGTGTTACCCCCTCGCCTTATGCTTCCACAAGCTGGAAATAGCTGTTGCCCTTCTCGGTCAGCTTGGTTACTGCGCCCTGCGCCGCAAGCTTATTCATGATAGCCGATGCGCGCTGAGTGGAGGACAGGTCGGCAAGCTTTACGATGTCCTTGCACTGGTAGAGCTTGTTAGCTTCCATGAGGTCAAGAACCTTTTCTATGTTCTCCAGCATTTCAAGCTGAGCCTTGGTCGGCTTGGAGCTTACGCTTGCGGACTTCTTCGCGTAGGTGGCGTGGATGTTCTCAATCTTCTCACGAACATCATCGGGCAGTCCATCTACATTCTTGAGGACGAATGCGAGAGCCTTTGCGTTAGTCATCTTTTCAGTATTCTTCATAGTATCAATTCCTTTCTGATGTTGGTCATCACCCTTAGTTCTCTTATAGTATAGCACTTTTGGTGCGTGTTGTCAAGAGGTTTTTTAGAAAATATCTAAAAAATTTTTTGGATTATCCTTCCTCCGCGTCGTTTCTGTTCTTCCTTTGGCGCCTTTGGTTTCCGTATCAGCATCAGGGTGTATCCCCTCTTGACAATTATTATTATAGCAGGTAACAGGCGAAATGTCAATAGTTTTTTTCAAAAAAGTTCGTTATTTTTTTAACAAGCGCCCGGGTGAAAAATTACCCGAGCGCTTGTTTTTTGTTACATTATTCTTCGAAAAACCGATAACCATTTTCTTCCAGTATTCTTTTGGCCTTATCCACTTCTGTCTCTACGCCAGGACATGGAATACACAACCATGATTGGCCATGTTCATCTACGTAGGTATAAAATGGATAATCTTCGCCCAACTCAAGACGCATCTCTTTACGCAACTTTGAGGGAATAACTAAACGACCTGCTGTATCCAATTTTCGGGAATACTCAGTTGGCTCAAAACCTGTCATTTTATCTCACAAAAATCTACAAGCTATAGTGCGCGAGAATACGAACCGTCCCCTACTGAGGCACGGCCCGGGCAAAATTAGCATTAATTACCACCCACTGGGTAATTTGCCGCACTTGCCATTTAGCGGACAATCAGAACATTTATTCTATTTTAAACAGAAATCATGTAGGATTGTGAGCGCCAATTTCAGCACACACAACATTGAGACTTATCTCCTTTCTTGGAATTTTTTATTTTTTCCCCTTTTTCTATAATAATTATATCAAAAATTTTTTCTTTTGTCAAGAAATTTTTTCTATCTCACCCAAATTAGAGTGAGATAGATTTTGCTTCACTGATAAAATATTTTGCTTCAAATTCTTTAAGCAATGGCGCCACAGCTTCACTATCCTCTTTTGAGTAGGAATAATAATTTACTATACAGTATTTACCTATTGGAATGTAATTAAAAATTAAATCTTCGGCTTCACTTCGGCGCACAAGTTCAGCCGCTTTATCCATGTTAACTGTTGCCGTAATCTGCCACAACCTATCCTTGCGCCACTTCTCTTCAAAATATTTTACAAGGTAGACGCCAACGAAATTACACAAAGCGGTAATTAACATTTTTGCGTAGACTGATAATCCATCAGCCGTTGTGAGAATTATGACGTAGGAATAAAATCCGTAGGTCAGGGCATTCATGAGGGAAGCAATAAACTTGCCTCCCTTAACTGTGGCGATTGATTTAATTGTAGATAGCACAACATTTACCATTGTGCCGATTATGAATAGTGTTAGTATTGACATTGTATCAACTCCTTTTAGGGGAGGATTAAATTGGTATCAAGGTCGTAACTAAATAGGTTAATTTCTTGAGTAAATCCATCATCGTCCTCTATGTCAATCATCCAACAAGCCGAGGGGTATTCGGCGAGAAAATCTTTAATTGCCTTATCAATAGCATTTATCAGACGTTGTGCCTTGGCTTTGTCTCTTTCTGTGAGTTCGGTTCGGATAGCCGCTATGAGTGCGTTCAATTCTTCACTACTTACATTACTCCAATTGCTTTCCATTTTATTTCTCCTTTTCATTCTTGATGTATTTATTATAACATTGAATGGCACGATTGTCAATAGTTTTTTACAAATTTGATTGTTAATTTCTTGACAAACGCCCGGGCGAGCGGGCTTCGCCGCATTAAATCGCTAAAGTGTGAAAGTGTTAGAAAAGGATGGGAATAAATCCCATCCTATTTCCTACTGGCTTACTCGGTAAAGGGGGTCAGGCTGAACAGGGTGTTACCCTTGACGGTTGCCTTAAACGCCTTGCCATCCTTAACCAGACCATTCAGTAGGGCGGATGCCTTCTGAGATGAGGTCAGGTCGAGCGGCTTGACAATGTCTTTAGCCTGAACAGACTCAACAGTGGCGAGGAAATCGAGGACACGCTCGGACAGCTCAACATTTGCCATCTGTGCGGCGGTCGGCTTACGAGTAGTGGACTTCTTCTCATAGCTCTCACGCATCTTCTCCAGCTTCTCGGTTACGTCATCAGGTAGACCCTCTACGTTCTCAAGAACAAATGCGAGTGCCTTAACATTGGTCATCTTGTCGGAGTTCTTCATGGTATCAATTCCTTTCTTTGGCGTTGGTCGCTACCCTAATTTTTTTGTGTTCCCCTTTGGAACAATTTTATTATAGCACACTCGGCGCTATTTGTCAAGAGGGATTTTGGTCTTTTTTTTCAACTTGCGCGCTCAGTCTAAACTGTGGGACATTACCTACCATTAGCCCAGCCCACGGGGTCTCACCCCTTCTGACAATTATTATTATAGCAGATGGCGCGGCTGATGTCAAGAACTTTTTTAAAATTTCTTTGTCAAGTTTTTAACAAGCGGCGCGCCCGGGTGAATTGTGAAATTTTTAACAAGCGACGGGAAAAAGAATAGGCATTATTTGCCTATTCTCTCCTTAGCATCAGCAATAAGTTTTTTGACATCGTCAATATGTATAAGATCGGTATAGCAAGGCCCAGCTCCCCAATTATAGGCACATTCGTCACAATGCATTTCATTACAGTCATAACTCCATAGTTCAGAGTTATTACCATCACACCGCCAGATGCCGCCAAACCCATCTTCGAATGAGTTGACATAGGCTTTGGCCATCCTCTCTTTAGCCAGCTCTATCCAACAATTTCTATCTTCTTCACTAAGTGGGTCAACTATTTCACAGCATTTATCTTTGTCACAATAAACACAGTCAGAGCAATTTTGGCCTGTGCAATCATAATCCCATCTGCCATCATCAGTAAGATGCCATATACCACCATTCTCATCTTTGAACGTTTCCCCAATAGTGGAGGCGGCTTCTTCCTCTACTTTTTCTGCTGTTGGTGTGGTAACATCATCGGCTGAAAATTCGTCCAATACTTCACCAGTGAGTCCATCAACAACGCACACACCATCAAAAACATCATGGCATTTAATCATCTCTTTGGCTACCAGCAAGGCATTGTCATAGCTCTGATAGGGGTCTTCGCGCCAAGTAGTTTCACCATTTTTGGCGAAATCTGCAACCTGATAAGTAACGTAGTAACAATTTGCAAGTATCATTTTTTTTTATTCTCCTTTTGTTTTTTGTAATTATAGTATAACAGGTCGAGCGGGATTTGTCAAGTGCTTTTTCTAAAATAGATTGATAAATATTTAACAATCGCCCGGGCGCCTTGTGAAAACTTTAACGAACTATTTAAATAAATTGGGCAAGGAGTTATTTCCTCACCCAATGAGCGGCTCATACTTAATTTGAAATTCAGGGTCAAATAGAGTATTGAATGTATTAAAATCCATGTTTTCAACCGCTTCTGTCCAACCAAACAATCCAAATTTTTCTTCAAGTGTACAGATAACATCATCATCCCAAATCTGAGTGTCTTTAGTTATCCAGTTTGTTTTAATCAAGTAGCTGATAGCATTTGATAATGTTCGTGCATAACATAAATCGCCATGTAAATCTTCACTTGCAACGTAAATGGTTTCCATGTTTTCCTCCTTTATCCCAAGAGACTCATGAGAGCCTCTATTATATCAACCTTTGTGGGGTCAATGGTCGCGCCGAGTGACCAGCCATTTCTTACCTTTTCATTGTCATCAATGAGTATTCCATAATCCGTTCTTTTACGCACACTGTCTGCTTTAGTCGCGCCATACTGAACGCCATGGAAATGGTCATACACAAAACCCCATTTATCAAGCCACGCAAGTTTTGCGGCGCGAACAGCATCTTTGTATTCTTCCGAGCTATTCATTGACAGCCAAGTGATAATGTTGATTTCCCAACCCGCGGACTTTAATAGACTGAGCACTTTAGCGAGCTTTTCCATGTCCCACATGGGTTCAGCTTCAAGATAGGGGGACGCATCCTCGGAGCGGAGTTTAGGCAACCAGTCAGGAACAGAATACAAATTCGCAATTGTTCCATCCATGTCCCAGTTAATTGATTTATTCATAGTTCTTATTTCCTTTCCTTTTTTCTGTATTTATTATAACAAAAATAATTTAATTTGTCAAGTATTTTTTCCAAAATAGATTGACAAATGTTTCACAAGTCGCCCGGGTGCTTGTTAAATAATTAACAATGAGCGGAATAGAAAAATGGGGATTAACCCCATCTTTCTATTTTGTCAACGTGCTTATTGCGCTCCATGAACAGGTTGAATATTTCGCGAGCGGTAGTGTCAATGTCTTCTACATCAGGCACATTGCCGGTGGTCATGTAAGAGGTCATTGTTAGTGTGTAGGCGATTGCTTTAAAAATATCTTCTGTATAGGATTTAGAGTAAGTCATAGTATCAATTCCTTTCCTTTTTGTATCTTTATTATAGCATGTTTGGCGCGGCTTGTCAAGGCTTTTTATATTTTTATTTCAAGATTATAATTGTTAGGTCGCTTAACATGTTCATAACTATAATAGAAATACATTCCTCCCTCGTCCAGCCTTACGCAATTATAAATATCCTTATTGTATTTGCTCCTGACTTCGGGTATTTTGATAAATGGAATATCACCATAAATGAATAATTCACCGATATCTATTTCACCAAATTCTTTTATATTTTTATCGCTCTGTATTGTGTATTTCATTTTTTTATTTCCTCCTTACTCCTTCCAAAAATTGCGATACACAATTTCAATTATTTCATGGCTTGTGCTGAAAATATTAGTCCATCCAGCAGTCGTTTCTCTTTTTCCCTCGCGCTTGAGTAAATCATTATACTCCTGCATTCGTCCATCATACGCGCCAATAGCACACAATAGGGAATGCTTACGAGCTTCGGCATCTTCGATTGCACGAGCCTTATCTGCTCCCTCGGGATACAGGTCAATAACGCCATTAGCAATAATGACACGCTCTGCGACGGACGTGAGATAGGTGTTAGCATCAATGAGTTCTTGCTTTTTATCTATTATCAGTCTATCAAGCGGAGTACAAGCAGGCTTATTTTTTCCAAACATTTTTGTTTTCTCCTTAGAATAATTGTATTTCTTAGCTATAAATTGCGGTGAGAGTTCCATTCTTGTCAAATTCAAAAATAATATCCTCGCCGAGAGCACCATTTTGAATTTCTACGTAATCTTCTCTTTCTGCGACAATATCTTGAGATTTGAGACGAGATACAAGCGCACCAATTAATTCTCTATCAGTCATTTTATTTATTCTCCTTTGAGTTTTTGTTCTTTCCTTGGAACAATTATAGTATAACAGGTTCTTGCTCAAATGTCAATAGAAAAATTCGATTTTCTTTGTTAACTTTTTCACAAACGCCCGGGCATTTGTGAATCTTTTAACGAACGGGTAAATAAAAATAGTCTGGATTATTATTCCAGACTATTTATTACTTCCCAAAGGTCAGGTCGAGCTTCAAGCAACTTCTCAAGCACCGCAACTGCTGTCTCGGTATACTCTCGGTCGATGTAATTGATTATGTCACCAATATCCCAACGTTCTTCAAGTAATTCTGCCATTTTCAAATCAGTTTTGAGCTGGCTATAATGTTCTCCAAGCGTCATTTCTCATACCTCCAATATATTAATTTTGCCCACTGACGGGCGTATTCTCGCGAATATTCTTCTTCGGTTATTTCTGTCCAACCATTTGCCAAATACGAGGTTATGTGTTCAGGGTCAGTCACGGTTGTGATTGCATCGTTCTTGTAGTTAATAAAATATCGTTTCATTTCAAACTCTCCTTTTAAATTAAATCCCCATAGCCGAGTATCGAACTCGAATAACCAATCCCACCGACCTACGCCAACTGTGACCTATGGGGGAAATGAGGGGGAAGCGGAGTCGCACCGCTTGAGTGTCGTGCCGTGGTTGGTTCTCACTCGACTACGAGTCCCTCATCTCTTTTGTGATTATAGTATAGCATAGATAATGCAACTTGTCAAGGGGTGAAATGAAAAAATCTTTGTTAAATTTGTGTCAATTGCCCGGGCGAGTTGGAAGAATTTGGCGCGGCTTCGGTCGGGGAACTCATCACCCAGCCATGACGCGGATTAGGGCATGGTTTGCGCCACGCCCTTTACCATATTCTACCTCTTGGGAAAACATTTATTTCGTTCCTTACAATCCCACATGTGGACATTTTTGGCATATCGCTTCTTCATTGCCGCACATCTGGCAAATATAGCCATTTCTATTAGTGCATCATTGAGTGCGGTATGCTCTTCCACATACTGGGCATTTTGGTTAATGAAACCAAAAACGCTTTCTGCTGTTGTGCTACAAGTCTTACCACTTGCTGACCATTTTTCATGGTCTATACAAAATTGTCTATAGCTCTTGAGATGCGTTATAGTCTGTAGTGCCATGAGATAAATGTCAATAAATTCAAACTCATCAAGTAGTTCTTTACACTTAGTTTTACAAAAATCAAAACCTGTATTATATGCCATGACATAATTGACATGATAGAAACGACACAGATTTCTAATAATCTGTACTGCATCATCTTCACTTGCTACGGCGGTTATATCTCCCCTATCAAGGCGTTCCCTGTATATGGGGAAATTGCGTTTGGCATAATCATCCTTAGCTATCTCATCATAATGTTCCATGACAAGAATTGAGAATGTTGCATATATATGCCCCGTCTTGTCATGAATTACACCGCCATAGTTATATGCACCTGTTGGTGTAGTTGCACCGCCGACTGTCTCAGTATCAATTGTCATATACATATTCTTTTTGCTCATGGTAATTTATTCCTTTCCTATTCTTCCCACCATATGGTAGGGTCTTTTTCTCTTTGGCGCTTACGGTATTCCCTGTATGCTTTTGGATTATCGTGGAAATGTAAGCCCATAAATAGTTTTACTATTCCATATATTCCAAAAACCAAGGCGAAAAACCAACTGATAATTTCCATTTATTATATCCTCCTGACATTATTCATTATAGTATATGAGCGGATGTTTGTCAATGCTTTTTTGAGCGGGACAGATTCAAGGCTCATATGTGAGCCTCGAACCATGCCAACATTTTCTTGCTTTCAGTCTTGCAACGAACTTTATAGCCGCCGCCGTTCTTTTCGCTCTCTTTCTGCATTGTGCAGAACAGAGTGCAGAATGTGATAAACTCCGGCAGGGTCATGATATATGCGACATCAGATTTGGTAACATATGCTATCTCATGAGAATGAACGCGCTCGGCGTATTCGGCAAGTTGTCCCTCAAATGTTGTCGCGGTTAATGCGCTTGCGCTAACAAGCGTAAAACGGGCGGATTTAACAGAAATACCATATTCAGGTATATCACTGTCTATATCAAATGCCACATGGTCAGGCTTACGAATTTTGCCAGTTATAGCAAAATCCAAATTCTGCTGAGCCGCTTGTCCAGCATTTGACAAAGTAGATACATGAGTGAATTTTTGAATACGCATTTGAGTCGCTCCCTTATCTTGATTTCTCTTAGATTATAGCAAATCAAAATAGGAATTGCAAGCGGTATAATGCACAAAAATAAACTTTTTTGAGTGAGCATTTTGTGCATTATACACAGGGGCGTTGTGTAAGGCGCACAAAATAAAGGCCGAGACTTTGTGCAAATTTATTTTTTAACAATCTCATTCCCGCTTTAAATCGCTAAAGTAGTTAGTTAATTAACTAACAAACTCGGTTAATTGCTAAATACGAGGGGTTTAGGGATTTAGCGCGTTAGCACTTTAGCGCGTGAAAGTGTTGGCAAAAACTGGATTGTTAAATTTTTAACAAATTCCGGGCGCAAGGGCCGCGCGCGCCCGGCTAATTATACCATATGGCGCTACATTTGTCAATAGGCAAAATGCACAAAAAATAAAAAAAATTTTATGAAAAATGCCGATATATCTCAATCGGCATTTTTAGTTTTTCTATTAAGCCATAATGAGAGTAACGATAAAGAAAACCAGTGGCGAACAGAATAAAATATCTTCAATAATATCAAGAATACTCGTCTTTTTTTCGTAATTGAAGCTAATAATGGCGACAATACCAACCACACATAAAATAATTGAAAAAATTTTAGATATCATAGGAACTGTCATTTTTTATCCCTCCATATGGCAGTCAAGTATCATATTATTGCTTGCATTGCATATTGCCGCCGAACAATGGAACAAGTCGGCAAGCGAGCATATATCGGCATATATAGTGCCTGCGGCATCATCGCCGCATACTCTGCGAACAGGTTCATTATTGAGATAGATTAGATATTCCATTTCAAAACCTCCATATAACGAGCAGGATTAACCTTCCTGCTCGTATATCAGCTCACCATCCTGATACCATGCATAATGAGCGCCGATGAATATGAGCGGAAACTCATATTCTTCTGCCGATTCTTCATCAGCAAAGGACTTAATGAGGATTTCGCCGGTGCGGTCATTGTAAAGTCTGATTTCGTACATGATGTGTACCTCCGTTCTTTGATGATACAATATTACCATACTATAGGCTATTTGTCCAGTAGCAAATGCTACAGTTTGCGATTTTTTTATTCGTTAAATTGCACAAATAATTAGATTAAAATTTGTATAAATAGACGCCCGGGTTTTGGGATGCCGATCTGTGAAAAAATTAACAAGCCGCGTTTGCGAAAAATCTGCTTTGTTAAAAAATTAACAATCGGCGGCTGGTTACAAATTGTTACAAGTAGTTACGGTTTTAGGATGTTCGTTAATTAATTAATTAACAATGTGGCGCCGCCAAAAATTGCTATTGTTAGATATTTCACAAACTGCGGCAACTGACAGCTATTTACAATTTTGAACGGTGGCGCGCCACATAAAAATTGAGCGGCTTTTTATCACCGCTCAATACTGACATATGATGTTATCATTATCATCAAGTATATATAGACTATCTGCATCAATGATACATTCACGGTCTACCCATTCGGCAAACTCTTTGGCCGCGTCAAGATTGAAAAAATCTTGTTCATGGAATACTCCCAACTCTGTCCATATTACACCATACATTTTACTTTCCTCCTTTTGCCATTTTGAGCATTTCAAGCGTTTTAGCGACATATTCAGTTTCACCATAATCTGCTACTAACTCCGGCGCTTCGTCACTTCCTGCGCACATATCATTGATATAATATACTATGCGCTCAACTTTAAGCCCTGCATCTTCATATCTGTCAGAAATAGTATCTTCTACATCATCATATGCGACATCTTCATCTTCCCAATACTCATCATATTTGTCATAATATTCAATGTCAGCCGTGATGTAAAAATCTTCAGGACGCTCAATCCAATTGGTATTAATTTCAATAATGTTTTTCATTTTTTGTTCCTCCAATATTTTTTAATTAGCTAAAGGTTGATTTACTCAACCTTTAGCAATATGCTAATGTCATATTAGCCCACTTGAGCACTGATATTTGTTTGTGTGCCCTGCCTATTTCCATTGCTTCCCTCTTGGTATTCACGCGGAAACTCTCATCTACATAGTAAATACCATTTTCAAGCCATACGCCGCAATTGCCTTTGTAATGTCTCACTGCCTTTATGGCTTCTTCCGCTGTGGCGCACTCTATGCCGCATGTAGCGACTTGCCAACCGCTTTTATATCTAATGGGCTTGCCCGCTTTGAGCGTTAACCCGTCGTTATTGGTGAGCTTGCGAATTGAGCGAATGTTAATCATTGGTTGTTCCTCCATACCTTGGATATTGCCTGTATTAGGCAATATCCATAATTTTAATGGTGTTGGTGTCGTAGTCGATATACACTCCCATGTCATAATGTCCATGATAAGTAAATCCTGCAAACTGTATTGCTTGCATCTGCTCTACCCAATGTCTGTGTTTAGGCTCTATCTCATAGAGTATATATAACAGCTCTTCAAGGTCTCTTGCATCTCCTGCCCACCAAGTTTCTGCAAACTCTATCTGTTTGCCGCGCTCATCGTATGATTTAATTGTCCATATTTCCATTTTTGTAACCTCCATTGAGTTTGTGTTTTTGTTTTCCATGGTTAGAGTATAGCACCGCCCGGGCGATTTGTCAACACTTTTTTGCAAGTTTTCTAAAGTTTTTTTAGTGGCTGTGTTATAGTTATTTTAGCGATTGTTTGTTAATTAACTAACAATGTGCATCCCTTGTAGTTTTAGGATGTTTGTTAATAGTTTAACAAACTCTTGCGTCTTACGCAAAAATCTGTAATAGTATTGTTTGCGTTAATTAGCATCTTAGCGGCTTAGCACGCTCTGCACGGTTCAGCGCCTTTACAAGTGTTTGTAATGTCTCATGGTATACTTGCCCTTGCGGCACCTTAAAACCATTTAGAACGCATTACAAGGCGTTTAAAAGGGCTTGCCACAATTGACAAGCCCCGATTACCTAATTCAATTAATGAAAAGCACCTATTGCCATTGAGATAATGAAATTGATTGATGAAACCAAACCAAAAAACCGAGCCATTTTAAAATTGTTTCTGAAAAGGACACACAAAGCACCTGCGCCAAACGCTACAATAAAAGTAATGAATAGAATGACAAAAGCTAACATTTTAATTTCTCCTTGCAAAAATGATTTATGTTAACTATTATAATCAATCAGATTAAAATGTCAAGAAAAATTTTAGTGATTATTTTGTCAAATTTTTAACAAACTATTTTGGTAATTATTGGGGGCTTGTGTGGCGCGGTGTGCTGTCAAGCTGGCAGAAGTTGGAAGCCTCCACTGGTAATAGTTGGTAAGATTTTTTGGTAAAAAATGTATGGGGGGTGTATTGTGGGATTTAGAAAAATTGGAAATGTCAGGAAGCTTTTGTCTGGCCACAAAGAACACCAAATGGAATTTTTATTTTAAAATACGGTCAAAACACCAAATGATTTTTTACGATCAAAATATCATGTAGTATAACTAATTACAAGCACAATAACAAATACAACACAAAATATACTCCAAATCATCTTTTTTCTCCTTTTAATTACTTTTTAGATATTTGCGTAGCGAAAAATTAAATCTTTAGGTATTTAGTTTGATTTGTAGCGTAGCGGAAAATCAAACTAAATACCAATGTCCATCTTGAAACCATAAATCAATTCTATTTTCCATATCTATTCCATAGCTACCATTATCATATTCATACACATTAGCAATCATAATTTTTGGCCTCTTTAATGTATCAAGATATAATTGATATGCCTCTTCAGGTTCCTCATATTCTGTAGGGTCAAAATTATTTTCCATTGGTTCCCAATGGTCTATCATTGTCCATCCAATGACGCCTTTATCTTTCCACAATGAAAAATCCCAGATATCGCCCCAATCGCCTTCTACCATATTTTGTATTACAATTGCATCTTTATAAGTATTAACAATATTAATTGATAATCCAGCAAAAATTTGATTTAGTAATTCCCCAACTAATTCTTCCGATGTTGGCTTCTTCCACAAGCGGCGCCACCAATCCTTAATTTTATTAATCCATTTCATTTTATTTCCTCTTTTCTTTTTCTATAATTATTATATAAAAAATTTTATTTTTTGTCAATATTTCTTTCCATAAGGCTTGACATAGTAAAAAATTTTTGTTAATATAGCATCATGAGAAAAAATTAAGGAGGTGAGAAAAATAAAGCTAGATTATTCATTGGCAAATCCTGAAGATAGAAATGAATTAGTTAAATAGATTTTGGCGGAGACGCCTGAACCTACTGAAAAATATTTAGAAATTTTAGCTGACTATCTCATCCTATGTATGGAAAAACAAGAACGTAAAGAGCGCAGGATTCTCACTGAAAATCGTATGAGCACCGTAAATAAACGAGAAACCTCGTTTGAAGGACTTGTAGGTCAATTTGAGAATGGCGAAGATGGTATCTACAACCTAATTACTCAAGATAAAAATGTAATATTTCAACCAAAAGTTTCAATAACATAGAAAGATTTAGAAGACATCCCCTTATTAGCCTAGTTGCGCCAAGCTATTAATATGTGGGAAACTCGTGCTAAAACCGCCGAAGGTCGAGAAGCCTATATTATTAAGCAAACACTCATTGATTTGCGCAAAGATCAATATATTATTAAAAATGCCTATCGTCGCCCTATAGTAATGCAAAAACTAACTCGTAGTAAAAATCGCATAGCTCTCGATGATCTAACTAAAGATTTTGACGAAGATGGCTACCCGATACCCCAAGGTATTACTCTAATAGATCCTAAAGTGGTATCAGCTATCCTTTGTAATTATTCAAAATTAAAACAAGATAGTTATGAAGATTTTGAAGGCGATGTATGGTATTTGATTTACGATTTTGAAAAGATATGTGATAAGGCCTTGGCGCCGCACCCTCTGTTAATGCGACTTGTAGAAGAAAAAATTGATGGCAAATCTAATAGTGAGATATAGTTAACTCTCCAAAAAGAATTTGGTATTAAACATTCTCTTGAATATATTTCCGCATTATGGCGCAAAAAAATTCCTAACCTAATCGCCTCATGTGCTGAAGATGATTATTTAGATTGGTATTATACAATGTAGGCACCCGGAACCTATAAAAAATGTTCCCGATGTGGTGAAATTAAATTGGCGCATCCTAAATATTTTAGCTTAAATAAAACTAGTAAAGATGGCTATTATTCTATCTGCAAAACTTGCCGAAATAAAAAATATGGCGAAGCCCGGTCTAGAGCTCACAAAGCGCAGGTTTAACGCTAGAAAAAGCGGTCGGCGCCATTTTTTCTTGGACAAAAAGTTAGAATTGACACTATTTTATTTTTACTATACCATGAAAGGATGTGAAAATAAATGGCTGAAAAAATTACTAAGTCAATTTATTGCGAAAAATGTAGTAAAGTATTAAGTGCCGAAAATTTTTATAAAAGTAATAATTTAGAAAAGCACCCAAATGGCTATCAAAGTTTGTGTAAAAAATGTGCAACTATGCATGTAGACAATTGGAATCCAGATACCTACTTGTGGATTCTTGAGGATTGTGACGTGCCGTGGGTTCCAAAAGAATGGAATGACCTTATGGCGAAATATACTAAAGATCGTTCTAAAGTAACTGGAACTACTATCGTGGGGCGGTATCTGTCCAAAATGAAATTAAAATAGTATGCCGATTATAGATGGGCAGATACCAACTATTTTAAAGAAAAGGCAGAAACTGAATTACGCACTCAAATGAAGGCTCAGGGGTATGGCGCCACCGATATTGATAGTGCCATACAAAAAACAATCTATGATGCTCCTACTGGCGGTGTCGATGCTCCCCCACTACCGGCCGCGCCAACTGAAATGGGTTCTCCATATGATAATGTTATGGGTTCTCCAACTATGACCGCCGCAGAATTGGGACTAACTGATGACGATGTTCTTTATTTATCAATTAAATGGGGCAAACTATATAAACCCGAAGAATGGGTCTATCTTGAAAAATTATATAATGATATGATGGAATCCTATGATATTCAAACAGCTGGTCATATTGATACATTAAAAATGATTTGCAAGACATCGTTGAAGTGCAACTAGCTAGTAGATTTAGGAGATGTTGAGTCGTTCCAGAAGATGAGCAAGGTCTACAACGACTTAATGAAAAGCGGTAACTTCGATTTGTGGAGTATGAAAAACTTTACCGGTAGCCACCGGGGTCTACTAAGTGTAGGCTAACGGGGAAGCCTAAACTTATTAATATGAGCATGGTAATCCCGTGGGAAACTCAAATATTTTGAGAACCTGTATCGACTATCCTGTTTGCCTTCTGGGCGCAGGAGTAGGGCTATTATTGGCACATAGCTCGAAAAGGTTTCCTTGGCGCAATGCCAAGTAAGAGATAGTCAGTTCTAATGGAAACATTGGGTTTAAATGCACCGCTGCTCAAAACAAGACAGACAAAGGCGAATACGTAGATTCAATTTCTGAGTTAGTTGCCATTTGTGAAACACAAGGATTCATTCCTCGTTATTATACCGATGGTCCTCAAGACAAAGTTGATCGCGTATTACAAGATATGCAATCCTATACATATCGGTTAATTATGGAAGAAACAAATTTGAGTAATCTATTGGAAAATGCTATTACTCAAATTGAACGAGATAAAGCTAAAGAAGCCAGTGGCGCGGCTGAGGCCGCGGGCGATGAATCTAGGCTTGAGGAAGAACTATTTCAAGAGGTTAAGCATGATCGCACCACCGAAGATTATCAAGATTTTCAAGATTTTGAAGATGAATTAGAAGAACAAGATAATTTAACTATTAAAAAATTATTGGGCGAGGAGGAATCGTAATGGCATTAAAAGACCTATTAGATTCCGCCTCAGTTCGAAAAAAAGTCGGTCTATCTGAAGAACGTGTTCATGCCATTCTACCAATATTACGATAGTATGTTGCCTACTGGCGTGAATATCCTGATATGTTTGTTGATTTTTTACAAGATGGTGGCGACCCCACCAGGGAACATCGTCTTGAATTTTATTTTTATCAACGTTGTTTTTTGCGCGTTTGTATGCGCTATAAATATGTTTACATGACATTTCCCCGTGCGTCGATTGGCGCCAATAAAATTTTTTAAAATTTTTGGACAAAACACTCTAATCATAGGAACCCTAAACTCATATATTATGAGCAAGGGAATCTAGGGTAAATGCTAATTTAGTAAATCCTTAACGACTATCCTGAAATAGCCCTCGGGGAAAACAAATAAGGGCAATAGGAGTAGGGCCAAGTGGCGGGTGAGAATCCCTTAAATCGAAACGAGTGTCGCTTAATTGCGGTGAAATAGTCTATTCTATTGGGAAACCAATAGCAGTAAATAACGGCACAAGATTAACGCCCTTGTGTGAATATAAAGATTCTAAATCGTTTTTATCTATTCTAACATTAATGTTAAAATGTATCCTATATCCTCGTTCTAAATTATTTGTAACGGCTGGTGGTAAATAGCAAGCTGCTGGCATTATTACAGAAAAGGTCGAGGAAATTTGTAGTTTAGTTCCGGCATTTGAACGCGAATTGGATTTGCGACCAGGTCGGACACGAAAATCAAAAGACTATTGTATTTATATGTTTAAAAATGGTTCATTTTTTGATAATATCGCCGCTAGAGAAAGTTCTCGTGGTAAGCGTCGTCATGCTGGACTAGTAGAAGAGTGTGTTGGCGTCGATGGCGAGATTTTACAATCGGTTATTATTCCTACAATGAATGTTTCTCGTATTTGTATGGATGGTAGCATGCATCCTGAAGAGTCATTAAATCAAAGTCAAATTTTTGTTACTACAGCAGGTTGGAAAAGTACATATGCATATGATAAATTGATACAATTTTTAGTCTGGATGGTTACAGAACCAGAAAAAGCATTTATACTTGGCGGAACGTGGCGCATCCCCGTTTTAGCGGGCTTACAACCGAGGAGTTTCTTGGCGGACCAGCAAAAGGATGGCACGTTTAATGAGGCATCATTTGACCGCGAATATAAGATTTTGTATTCGTTAAATATTGTGAATTGCTGGAATACCCTGAGAGTTGCTTGAACTACAACATAAGTTTGAAATAAAGCTAAGTGTGAAAGTTTGAAAATCAAGCAAATTGGGCAATCAGCAGCTAAGCCCCGAATAGGGGAAAGTTCAACGACTAAGAGCCAACAATGCGTTGGCCAGTGCAATACAGCATTATAAAGAAAGGTGATTGTTATTTATGAAAGAAATTGTTATTGATAACATTCGGACCTCGTATTATATAACCGAAGAGGGAAAATGTTATAATTCAAAGACTAATAAGTATTTGAAAGGCTAGGAAAATTATAAGCATGGATATTTTTCATATAATTTAACTATGCCAGACGGGAGTAAAAAAAGATGCTTGGCGCATCGGCTAGTTGCAATAGCATTTATTCCTAATAACGACCCTAAGAAAAACTAGATTAACCATATTGATGGTAATAAATTAAACAATTGTGTGGATAACCTTGAATGGGTATCTCAAGAAGAAAATCAACAACATGCGATTCAATTAGGTTTGCGTCAATTCGAGCATGTGTTTTGTTTTACTAAAGATAAAAAATTAGTTGCAGAATATTTGAGCACAGCTGATGCTGCAAAAGCTGTTAATTTAAATAGAAGTCTAATTAGTTAGGAACTAAATAAAGACATAAAGACACTAACTGGTGGATTTTATTGGTCGCGTGAAAAAGAGCTTGGCCCCACACGTGATTATAAAAATACCGGTAAAGCAAAAGTGGTTAATCAATATGATTTAAAAGGCAAATTTATTATGCAATATCCCTCAACTGGAACTGCCGCTAAAGCAATTGGTGTTAAAGCAGGTTCCCATATCGGTGAATGTTGCCGAGGAAAAATAAAAAGTTATAAAGGTTATATATGGAGATATGCTGAAGATATAGTCTCACCTTCTGGTGAAAACCAGAGAGACGTTAGCGAAACGTCGTAAGATAGTGGAGTCTGTTTGGTCTGGGACTTCAGAGAATGCATTTTTTGATGGTGAGATCTTTGACCGCAGTCGAAAATTGCAAAAACCTGAGTATGAACATTCAGGTCGCACATCTATTTAGAGCTATTATGTAATTTCTATAGATGTGGGTCGACGTGGTTGTGATAGTGTGGCGACAGTGACGAAGGTAATACCTCAATCTATGGGCGGCGCTATTAAATCATTAGTAAATATTTATACCTATAATGATATGCATTTTGAAGACCAAGCTATTCAATTTAAAAAATTATATTATAAATATAAGGCTCAACGTCTGGTAATCGATGCTAATGGTCTTGGCGTTGGCTTGGTTGATTATATGGTTAAATCATAGTTAGATCCAATTACTGGCGATACCCTGCCTGATTTTGGTGTCTATGACGCAACATTTGATGGCTGGGAAGATGAATATAAAAAGTATCGTTCTGACATTTGCGAAGATAATGCTATGTATTTAATTAAGGCTAATGCGCCAATTAATACTGAAGCACATTCAATTACTCAAACATGGTTGAATGCGAACAAGATTCAATTTTTAATTGATGAGCGTGTAGCGAAATAGAAGTTATTAAATACAACCAAAGGTAAAAATATGAGTCCAGAAGAGCGTAAAGAGTATTTAATTCCTTATACATTAACTGGTGTATTACGTGAAGAGATGTTAAATTTGCGTGAAGAGAATGAAGGATTAAATATTATACTCAAGCAAGCAAATAAGAGCATTAAAAAGGATAAATTTTCAAGTTTTGAATATGCTATGTATTACATCAAGCAAGTTGAGGATTCTGGGCGTAAGAAAAAGAAAAAATTTAAAGCGTCTGATTGGGCGAAGTTGTATAACTAATAGAAAGGAGCTATTTAATTGTTAGCGAGTCGTGGCGAAATACGTATCCATGAGATTCTTGAGTCTAATGGATTAAATTTTAAAGAAGAATATACAATTCCGGGGTTAAATAGCTCCAATGGTAAACCATTACGTTTTGATTTTGCTGTATTTGATGATGATGGCAACCTTGATTTTTTAATTGAATATCAAGGTCGTCAGCATTATGAAGCATCTAATAAATTTGGCGGTAAACGCGGCTTATATTAGCAGCAATTTAATGATAATAAAAAACGTAGATATTGTGCCTTACATGGTATTAATCTAATAGAAATTCCCTACACCGAGGAGTATTTAGTTGATTATGACTATATTATGAATCGAGCGGGATATTAACCATAAGGGGGTGAGAAATTGGAAGAGAAAACCAACAAACAAGAACAAATTCATAACAAGGGATTTAATATGACGCAGCGTGATTTGCCTGGCGCCACATTTAATAAAATTAAAGTAGGCCCAAAAACATTGGAGGACGCTACATTAAATCTTGGCTCATTAAAACACGTGCAAACTAACTATGGTAATAAAATATATGTTTTGTAGCAACTTGCAAATAATGATGTGTCCACGTTGCGTGAAATATCTAGATATTTTTATAATACCAGTGGTATTTATAGTGTTGTATGTGATTATATAGCAAATTTGTATCGCTATGATTGGTATGTTGTATCTGATATTATAGATGAAGCATATAAGACAGATGAAGCTAAAATTAAGAAGGTCATACAAGATTTTAATCGTATTTTAACATTTTTAGATAATTCACATATTAAAAAATTGTGTGGCGACATTGCTTTGGAAGTGGTGCGCGATGGTGCGTATTATGGATATATTGTGGCGACTAAGGACCAAGTGACCTTGTAGCAATTGCCTATTAATTATTGTCGTTCTCGTTATAATATTGGAACGTAGCCAGCCATTGAATTCGATATGCGTTTTTTTGATGATGCATTTCCTGATGTCAACTATCGTATGCGAGTATTAAAACTATTTCCCAAGGATTTTCAAAAGGGCTATGTTTTGTATAAATAGCATAAGTTGGCGCCAGATTATGCAGGTGATATTTATGGCTATTGGTATCTATTGGATCCAGATAGCACAGTAAAATTTAGTTTTAACAATGGTGACAAGCCATTATTTGTTAATGCTATTCCTAACATTTTAGATTTAGATGCCGCGCAAGATTTAGACCGCCGCAAGCAAATGTAGAAGTTATTAAAAATTATTATTCAAAAGTTGCCACTTGATAAAAATGGCGATCTAATTTTTGATATTGACGAAGCGACTGATATACATAACAATGCGGTTCAAATGTTGAAACGTGCTATTGGTGTTGATGTTATGACTACATTTGCAGATGTTGAGTCAATAGACATGTCTGATAAAACTACAACAACTACCACCGATGATTTAGCAAAAGTGGAACGAACAGTCTATAACTCTCTCGGTGTTTCGTAGAATTTGTTTAACACTGAAGGCAGTGTGGCGCTGGAAAAGTCAATATTAAATGATGAAGCTAAGGTGCGGACACTACTCTTGCAATTTCATATATTTTTTGATAGAATAACATAGAACTTAGTTGAGAGTAAGAATAAAAAAAGATATAATTTTAGATTTTATATGCTTGAAACTACTCAATACAATTATCGAGATTTGTCTAAAATGTTCAAGGAGTAGGTGCAAATTGGTTATTCCATGATGCTTCCTCAAATTGCACTTGGCGTATCTCAAAGTGCTATTTTAAATGCCGCATATTTTGAAAAGGATATTCTCAAGTTAAATCAAATTATGGTGCCGCCACTTATGAGTTCTACGTTAAGTGGTGAAGATATTTTGGGCACAAAAGATTAGGGGAATACCTCTCAAAATCAAAATAATACAGAGGGCGGTAGGCCTGAAAAGGCAGACGATGAAAAAAGTGATAAAACTATCGCCAATAAAGAAGCACAAAAATAAGAAATTGAGGAGGATGTGGAATGCACACAAGTGTAAAACTTGAAACGCCTTGCGAAATGATAAATATAACGCCAATTAATCCTCTAATTTCTAAATGCCAAATAAAGGTGTGTTATGTGGGAGATGAACCCAATAGGAATCGTAGCATTATCACGAAAGATGTGGCGCGGTCTATGGCAAATAGTCTCCCTGGTTCACCAATTGTTGGGCATTGGAACGAATATAAGGAAGATTATGAAGAGCATAATCGCATTATTAATTTAAAAGATGGCGAGTGGATTATTAATGATGATACTCGTCCTTATGGATTCGTTGATTTAAATGCTAAAGTTTGGTTTTAGAAATTTCTAGACGATGGTGTAAATGAACATGAATATCTTATGACTGAAGGATATTTATGGACAGGTCAATACCCTGAATGTGAGCGCATACTCACAAAGGGTAATAACCAATCAATGGAATTAGATGAAAAAAATTTAGATGCTGTTTGGTCAAAAAATGATAAAGGACAACCTGAATTTTTTATAATTAATGAGGCAATTATCTCGAAATTATGTATTCTTGGCGATGATGTAGAGCCTTGTTTTGAGGGTAGTCAAATTACCAAGATACAATTTTCATTTGAGGAAGGCTTTAAAGAACAGCTCTTCTCAATGATGAACGAAATGAAAAAAATTCTAAATGATGGAGGAGAGACGCCGATGTTTGTTCGTTATGCTGTCGAAATTGGCGATGGTCTCTGGGACGCTCTGTATAATTATTTGCATGATAAATATCCTGGTGAAGATGGCTGGGGTTCTACCATGCGTATTGAGGGTGTTTATGAGGAGAATGGTAGTAAGTTTGCTATTGTTCGTGATTGCGATTCCGGCAAATACTACAGAATTAATTTCGACATCGAGCCTGAGTTCACTGTTACTGATGATTGGATTGAGGTCGAAAAGGAGTTTGTCCCTGTCTCTGATGATGGTCCCCAGTTCTCGCTGGAAGCCTATGAAGCCTATGAAAATGGCCTAAAGGAGTCTATTGAAGAGCCAAAGGAAGAACCTGAAGCAGAGCCTATCGAGGAACCTGTTGAGGAACCCGTAGAAGAGCCCATTAATGAGCCCGAGGACAAAGTTGATGAATATAATCTGGATGAAATTCCAGAATATATAGAACTCAATGAGAAATTTAGTGCATTAACCGCTGAGCACGAGACACTCCAACAGTCTTATAGTGAGTTGAAGGCAACTAATGATAGTCTCATTGAGGAAATCAATACTCTCAAGACTTATAAGATGAGTGTTGAGCGTAAAGAAAAAGAGGCAATGATTGATAGTTTTTATATGTTGTCTGATGAAGATAAGAAAGATGTTATTGCTAACATTGATAATTATTCCTTGGATGATATTGAAGCTAAATTGTCGATTATTTGTGTCCGCAACAAGGTCAGTTTTGATCTTGATGATGATAATCAAACAGGCAACACCACATTTAATCTAAATGGTGATATTGATACTACACCAGCTTGGATTAAAGCTGTTCAGGCTGTTGCGGAAACTATGGATTAATAAAAAATTTATTGAGGAGGAAACTGCGTTATGCTTTTGAAAGATATGCTTAAAGACAAGAGCAAGGCTAGTTACGTTGAGTATGGCTATGGTCAGGTTGAGCCTAATCATCTGTCTGCACAGCGCAATGGTCAGATTTATGCACAGCTCCCCGCCGATCCTGCTATTGATCAGCTTGAGCAGGGCCAGTTCGTAAAGTATGACTACAAGAGTGGTCTGGTAAACTTCGCGGGCGCAGGCGAGTGGATGCTCGTATTTAATGAGATTAAACTTTATCGTGAGAATCAGTTGGATTGCGAATTTGCAATGCTGAAGGACAATTATGTGGCGCGTGTCTACAGCCCCATTGACGGTCTTAAGGTTGGTCCTCAGAATTGGACTGGTCGTTCCCGCACCTTTAATGGTGTTGCTGATAGTCCTCTTGCTGGTGAACCCGCAATTGAGAAGGTCACTGCTGGCCCCGATATGTATGAACTTCATTATGAGGAAGATCCTTTCCATTTTGAGTCTAAGGTTGATCCTGCCTTGATGCCCGCTGGCGCCACTATGGTTCCTCGTGTATTTAAGACTATGGTTGGTGATATTTTTACTACTAACACCATTAATGAGACTGAACTCGCTCTTGGCGACGTTCTGTCCCCAGCAGCTGCAGATGGTATTCTGAGCAAGAGCGGCGATGGCACTATGGAGTGGCAAGTTGTTAAAGTGTATAATCTCCCTGACTACCAGAAGGCAGTCAAGATTATGCGTATAAAGTAATATAGGAAAGGAGAGAGATAAAATGTTAGATAAAGCTAATTTACTGACCCTTATGAAGACTGTGGCGAAGGCAGATCCTGCATCTCCTGTTTCCTATTCGTTTAATGGCACGAATTTTTCGTATGACCAGTTGAATACGACTCTCCGTAATGAGCTTAAAGAGTATGCCGGCACCTATGCTCAGTATCGTGAAAATAAAAATTTGATTTTTAGTTTGATTGAACAAACTATGAACGAGATTTTGCCCAAGAAGGTTGAAGAACAGTATGCTCAGTTTGCTGAAACTAAGACATTTGCCCAGGGTGATAGGCCACTTTTCCGCCGCAAGTTGAATTCTCGCGTGCGTGCGAAGCAATTTATTACTCGTGTTGGTTTGGCTGGTATTTATGAAGTATTCAAGCTTTCCAAGAGTGAAGAATCTTTTGAGGTTCGTACCAGCGCTATGGGCGGCGCGGCTCAAATCGGCTTTGAAGAGTTCCTTGATGGTCGTGTTGATTTCGCAGAAGTTACCGCGATTGTTATGGAAGGCATGGATGACCTCATTTATGAGGAAATCGGCAAGGCATTGAAGGCATCTATCAATCAACTGCCCCCTGCAAACCGCTATGCATTTAATGGTTTTGATGAGGCTGCATTTGATCAGCTTTTGGTCGTTGCGTCTGCATACGGCGAGCCCACTATTTATTGCACCTATGAGTTTGCGGTTAAGATGGTTCCCAAGGATGCATGGCGTTATACCGAAGCGATGAAGGATGAGCTGTGGCGCACTGGCCGCCTTGCAAACTACAAGGGCAAGAAGGTTATTATCCTTGAGCAAGGTTTCAAAGATGCTACTAACAGTGAGAAGGTCATTGATCCTGGTTATTGCTGGATTATTCCTAATGGCGCTGATACCAAGCCTGTGAAGATCGCATTTGAGGGTGACACTATTGTTGACGAGTACACCAACTATGATCGTTCTCGTGAGATTCAGGTTTATAAGAAGGTTGGCGTTGTTGCAATGATGGCTAACAACATTTGCGCATACGTTGATACTAGCCTGAAGGGTCAGATGAAGACCTGGAAGTTATCCAATGATCAAATTCGTGACTACACCGGTAAGGTTCCTACGACTTGATTGACTTTTTGGAAAAATTTTGATATAATTAAGGGGAAGAAGGGATAAATATCCCCACTTCCCCATTTTTTATTTAGGAGATAAAGGAGAAAATTTAAAATGATTAATGCAAATACTGTTTATAATGTATTAAATAGAAGTTCTAGTATGGTTGGTTATACAATTCCTGAACTAAATATTCGTCGTGAGTTTCAGCCTGGCGAGACTAAAAAGATTAAATTTAGTGAATTAGAACAATTAACCTACCAACCTGGTGGTGCCACATTGATTCAAGATTATTTTTTGATTCGTGAGCAAGCAGTTACTGAGGCCTTGAATATTGAGACCGAGGTCGAGTACTATATGAATGCAGATAACGTTAAAGATTTAATTTTGAATGGCTCGTTGGATCAATTCCTTGATTGTCTTGATTTTGCACCCGAAGGCGTACTTGAAATTATAAAGAAGTTGGCAATTGAGTTGCCAATGAACGATGTGGAGAAGCGTGAAGCCCTCAAAAAGAAGACTGGCCTTGATGTGGATGCCGCTATTAAGAACAAGATGGCGGAAATGATCGACGAAGGCGCGCCTGTTGCATCGGAGGCGCCGCACAGACGAGTACAGGAAACTACTAATGAAGCACCTGTTCGTCGTACTGAAGCGCCAAAGTATACAGTAAAGAAGTAAATTTTACATAGAAAGGAGTTATGATACATGGCAACCATGTTCACGAAGATATACAATCGTTTCCTTGGTAAAATTACTGATGATATGTATATTGAATTAACTCCTGAAGACACGGTTAGGGATTTACAAAATCTTTTAATTGATGCCATCCCCAATTTTGAGTTCCCTCGTTAGAATTTAACTGATTATGAAATTAAGACTGTTTAGAAACGTGAGGATACTCTCACTGAGGATGATTTTGTCTTGGGTGTAGTCTGGGGTCAAATCCCAGATGATAATACCCAAATACCCGAAGTTATAGTTGAGCAATCGTCATTTTCGGCGGATTTAACCGATGAAGAGATTAATATTTTAGCATTAATGATGATGACCGCTTGGGTTAACCGCCAAGTGGCGTCGATTGAAAATACAAGGATGAAATTTACTGGTTCGGATTTTAAAATGACGAGCCAAGCCAATCATTTGTCTAAATTAATGAATTTGTTAAGTGAGGTCTAGCGCCAATCTTTTCACATGCAGCGTTTATACAAACGTCGTAAATTAGGTAGTGATGGTAAATATTCATCCAATTGGTCTGTACTAGGAAATAATAGTGCTTTAGACTAAGTATAATTTTAATTTTCCCCCTGAAGTAATTGCTAAAAATATATCTCGGTTAACTGATTAGCTTTGGAAATTAATTCCAATGCGTGAAAATGAAGAAGACTGGATGAAGCAATTAAATACAGTTATTTTAGAAATTAGTGGATTGAGCGAGATATTCTTGCACAACCCACTTTTTTTACAGCTTTTGGCGAAACTAGAAGGCATGCTTGTAGAAGAGACCACCTTTTCGCTATATCGTAAAACTGTATTTGAATGCATTAGTCTGGTTTAGGGTATGAAATAATGGGCGGTTATGATTTAAGTGGCCGCCATACGCTCGGCTTATTAAAGGGTCGAATGGGTATTTTTGAAAAGGAACAGTTTTAGGGGAATAAAGATATTGATGGTGTAAACAGTTAGTATAATTTTCTTATGGCGCGAGGCGGTAGTCTTCAGTAGGAACGAATGATTCGTGATAAACGAAAGACTCTCGACCGCGCTCTATGGTATTCATATCAAGCAGCGCAAGTCAAAAAACCTGATTAGGATTCAGATGACATTGTTAGAGCTTTAATTAATCCTAATAAATTAAAATAGGATTATGATGATAAAATCATTTCGATTGGGTATGAATGTGATTATGCGCCAGGTGATGTATTTGAATGGATTGGTACTAATACCTATTGGATAATTTATTTATAGGAACTTACTGAGACTGCATATTTTCGTGGCGATATTAGGAAATGTAGTTTTGAGATTAAATGGAAAGATGAAGATGAAATAAAGAGCACGTATGCAGCGGTACGAGGACCAGTAGAAACAAAAATTAACTATATTCAAAAACATGATATTAGTATAGATACACCAAATCATTCACTTGATATTTTAATGCCAAAGAATGAAGATACACTAAAGTATTTTAAACGTTACGCCAAATTTTATTTACAAGAGTCTAACGATGTTAATACATGCATTTGTTGGCGAGTAGAGGCTATCGACCCTATTAGCATGCCAGGTATCCTCGAGGTAATTGCTGTTGAATATTATGCTAATAAGGATGAAGACGATATAGATAAAGGTATTGTTGGCGGGTTAATTAAACCACCTGAAAATCCAAATGATACTACGATTGATGATGACCTAATAAAGGGTGAGACATTTATTAAACCTAAGCGTAAATATAAATATCAATTTGTGGGCGCGGCCTATGGTGAATGGCACGTTGATAAAAAATATCCCGTTGATTTATATATTAACGATGAGGATAATAGTCTTGAACTTTGTTGGCGAAGTGCGTATAGTGGACAATTTGATTTATATTTGGGCTATGATAGCAATGATTTATATATTGCTCGTAAGACCATAGTAGTTGAATCATTGTTTTGAGATAAAGGAGTATGAGTTATGAAAATAGCGACAATTGATTTTCCCCATTCAAGTTTTTTGTCAGTAGAGAAGGATTTAGATATAATAATTTCTAAAATTTGTCAAAATCAAAGACTATTAAAATTATTATATTATAATGTACCGAATGCCTTGGCGCAGCCCGCTCTATCGGACGATTAGCTGGGAGAAGTAATAAAAAATAATATTAAATTGGTGCCTAAAACCTATGTTGAGGATGAATATCGTAATTATTTAATTATTAAATTTGATAATTTTTTAACTGGATTGAATCCTGAATTTCGTAATAACACGATTGAATTTGATATTTTGTGTAATTATGAAAATTGGCAGCTTGATGGATATGCTTTGCGGCCTATCAAAATTATGGCGGAGATAGATTCTATGTTTAATGGAGCTAGACTGACTGGCGCAGGACTCACTGAGTTTGGCGGCGCCACAGATATTATCGCCACAGATCAGATGGCTGGGTATTGTATATTTTTTAATGTTATTCATGGTGGGGAAGATGAAAAACGTGCTCTTAATCCAAATGATGATAAAGATATTATAAATAATTTTTATCAAATGAACTAATATGGATTATAGATTGAATTTAATTGCTGGCACAGATTTACCTGTTCCTGAATGTTAGCTAGCAATTCATCAACCCACTATTCGTGAATTATCGTATATAGGGGAAGGAACTTTCAGAATTGGTGCTTAGTATTTATGTGTTAATAAAAATATGCTAACCGAGGACGAAAGTGATTTGTTGAATCAATCTAATTTTTAGATATTTATGAAAATAATGGCATCACCAGAAGCTAAAGATAAGAAAAGTTAGGTTCTTGAATTATTGAAATTATTATTGCCTAATTATAGTTGTATGTTAACCCCTCGCTCAATTCTCTGTTCGAGCGGCGGCGCCACATTTATGATTGATGATAGTAATTTTGAATCATTTCAAGACGCTATTAGTGAAGCATTTTGTTTGCGCAGTGGAATGGGCGATTAGCAAACATTTAATCCCTAGTCTGAAAAAGCAAAAGAGATTGCAGCTAAATTAATGCGAGGACGTTAGAGGGTGGCTGCATAGAAAGGCGAAGACAATTCTAGCGTAATATCACAATATATTTCTGTTTTAGCTATTGGTATGGGTGTGCCATTGCCTGAGCTATTGGATTTGACATTGTTTCAATTATATGATTAGATACAACGTTATAATATGTATATAGCTTGGGATTTAGACGTCAGGGCGCGTTTAGCTGGTGGTAAGCCAGATGGTGAACCTGACAATTGGATGAAGTCTATCCATTAATTTAAAAAATAATTTGAGGAGGAACTAGACTATGAAGTTTGGTGTGCGTGAGATTTGCGACGTAGTTCTGAAGGCTAAGGCCGCTCAGAAGGTCGGTAATAAAATCTTTTACAAAAACGAGCCTGTTATTTATTTTGATACTTTGAAAACCTCTAGCATGGAAGGTGCCGCTACTACGGTATATGCACAGGGTGGTACTGGTAATGCTCGCTTGGTTGCGTGGGAAGGCGAACGTACTGTTACCTTCACCATGGAAGATGCACTGATTAGCCCTGCTGGCTTTATGATTCTTTCTGGCGCTGGTTTGATTGATGCTTCTGAGGAAACTCCTATTTATGTTCATAGTACTGAGCAGATTGAGCTTAAGACTTATGATGAGCAGAAGGGTGTTGGTAACTTTAAGAATGATGGTGGCACTATTCAAATTGCTCTTGGCGAGATTCCTGCATTGCCCTCTAAGACCGAGGATTACATTTATGTAATGCTTTTGGATGATCGTGGTGAGATCAATACTGAGCCTTATATTGCAACTCCTGTTGCTGAAGATGGCAAGTGGATTCAAATTGCTGCTATCACTGAAGAAGTTCGTAAGACCGCTTATAAGACTGAAGATGACGCTGATGCTCATAAGGTTGAACGTTTCGCTGATGGTGCTTTGGTATTTGTTGACTATTATGTTAAGAAAACCTCTAAGGCTCAGCAAATTGATATTACTCCTGATAAGTTCGGTGGCAACTATTATCTCGAGGCTTCGACTCTGTTCCGTAACACTGATGGTGTTGATATGCCTGCTGAGTTTATAATTCCTAACTGCAAGATTCAGTCGAACTTTACCTTTACCATGGCATCTAGTGGCGATCCTTCTACCTTTACCTTTACGATGGATGCGTTCCCTGATTATACTCGTTTTGATAAGACCAAGAAGGTCTTGGCTGCTATTCAGATTGTTGAAGAGGGTGGCGCAGATAACAAGTTGGTACGTTCTCAGACCGTCCACCTGGCGAAGGATGAGGAGACTTTTAAGTCCTAATGAAAATTACTAGACATTATGTGGCGAAGACTGATAAGCCTTTGCCCATAGTAGTTGAACAGCCTATCGTAAAAGAAGAAAAAAAGGTTGAAGTAAAAAAACCTAAGCAAGTAAAACAGGTTATTCAAGAAGTACCTGTAACCGCAGAGGATCAGGCATTCTTGGATGAGTTATTTGCAAAGAAAGAAAAATAATTTTTTTAATAGGGGATGAGTTAAATGCTCATCCCCTATTTTTTATTATGGTGAAAGGAGGAAGAGTTTTGAAAATTTAGAAAAAAATTCAAACCTCGTTTAATAAAGCAATAGGCTGGGATGATGGTGGCGCCACAAGTAATAACATTGTGGATGATGTTGTTAATGCTATGACTCCTGAGCAATTAGAAATTAATCAAGAAAAGTTAGAATTAATTTAGCAAAAATTGAATTTTATTAAAAAGTGCTGCAAAACAGTAGATGCAGAATTTAAAACTTATGATTATACATTGGCTCGTATGGGCATGTCTTTATCTAAAGCACTAATTAATAATAAAGCTTAGAATAATATTGCTAACATTAAAATGTTGCAAGTTATTAGAACTAATTAGATCGCTTGTTTTTAGGCGGTTGAAGAAATTTTAGCGATTTTGCGTGGCGAGCCCACATTGTATGCAATTTATATTAGTGATATAGATAATAATATATAGAGAGTTGAGTATTCGGCTAATCAAATTAATGAAATATTTTCTACACAAGGTAAACGCATAGGTTTAGACGCAAAGACTGCGTTAAATCGTTTTTTTGATAATGCTGGTAATATTTTAAAGCAAGAATCTGCCGCAAGTCAAATTGATATTAGTTAGCATTATAGATATTTTCAAGGTCATTTATTAGAGGTAGTAGGTGGTAAAATTAAATCGCCAGGCGTGGCGCAAGAGGTTTTTGAAGCACATTATTCCAGAGGCTATTGTAAATTTGATTATAGTTAGTAGGCTAAGGCTTTTATAGCAATGGCTAATGCTGCCGATGACAGATTACAAGATTGGGACGGTATTCGGCGCTTATATTTTTCAAGAGCAGCTGACAATTTAAGTTGGTATTCTGGTGGAGATATTGATAATATTTCTGTTAAGAGTTTAAATTTTTCTAATATTGACAAGATAGTTAGAAAATCAAAAACGAACCATAATGTGTTAGGATTGTCATCAGAAAGAAGTTTAAATGATGTTATTAATCAACTAGATACTATTTTTGGTTCATTGGATGCAAAAAATAATCCTAAGCTTACTGCTGATATGATTCGATAGATTTTAGTACCTTTTACACAAACTATTGAAACATCTATGGTGGGTAAGCATAACGCAGTATTTAATACTGGTATGATTACTCAAGAGGTAGATAAAATTGTTAAAAACTTGACAAAATAAAAAATTTTCGATATAATACTATTAGAAGACGTGATAAAGGAGAAATTAATCATGATTAATATAAAAGATCTAGGAATAGAAGGTATTGATACTTCTATTGAAGACGTTACAATTGGAAATACTCATATTACTGTTAAAAACAATTTGCCCATTCTGGAAAAAATGGAATTAATAGGTGATATTGTTAATGCATCTATTGATGACAATGATTTTTATAATCCTTGTTTAGGCAAGATTAACCTATTAGTAAAATTAGTATTGGCATATACAGATATTGAAGTAGATGAAAATACTAGTATATTTGATTTGTATGACATTTTTTCTAATGGAGTTTTCCAAGTTGTTATTCCAATTATATCTCAAAGTCCTGATTATTCATTTATAGTTCGCGGGGTTGAAGAATTTATTCATTCAATTTATGAATATAAGAATTCGGCGCGCGGTATTTTAAAGGGTCTGATGGCTGATGCTAAGGAGTCAAATTTGGAGTTAGAGGATATTGTAAAGGATATTAATTTGGCGCCAGAGAGCTTGACTATGGTAAAAGAAGTTTTGGATAAATTAGGTTAATCTATCTATTTTAATTTTTAAATAGAATAGAGAAATAGTCCGTCGATTATTTTTCGACGGACTTATTTTATTTTTGCGCAAAAATAAAAGCGAGAGAAAGGAGAATTGAGTAATGAGTAGAATTGTTGAAGTTAGATTGAATTTTACAGCGGAGACCTCATCGGCCGAGTAGGCTCTGAATAAATTGCAATCATCATTACGAAATATTTCAACTTAGACTAACTTAGACACTGGCGGATTACGATTTACCAGTGAACTAAATTAGGCTTCTGAAGCAGCAATTAAATTACGTTAGAATTTACAAAATGCAATTAATACAAATACAAATAAACTTGACTTGTCTAAATTCCAAAGAGAAATGGACAAATCTGGGATGTCTTTAGAGAAATATAGATTGGCATTATAGCAAATTGGTCCATCGGGTCAAGAGGCATTTACTGATTTATCTAAAGCAATTTTAGCATCTCAAACGCCGCTTACCCGTTCTTTGGGATTATTTGATAAATTATGGGATACATTAAAGCGTACAGCAGGTTGGCAAATTTCATCAAATATTATGCACGGTTTCTAGAGTGCGTTATCAGATGCTTATAATTATGCTTAGGATTTAAATAAATCTCTTAATGATATTCGTATTGTTACTGGTTATGGCGCCGATCGTATGGCTGATTTTGCTAAATAGGCGAATAAAGCGGCAAAAGAATTAAGTGCTACTACACTTGATTATACTGATGCTAGTTTAATTTACTATCAGCAAGGTTTGGATGATAAGGCTGTTAAAGAGCGTACTGATACCACCATTAAAATGGCGAATGTTACTGGTACGACAGCATAGACCGTATCGCAACAAATGACTGCGGTATGGGAAAACTTCATGAAAAATGGCGAACATGCTACGGAATATTATGCTGATGTAATGACCGCACTTGGCGCCGCCACAGCATCTAGCACTGATGAGATTGCTGATGGTTTAGAAAAGTTTGCGGCAGTTGCCGATACTGTTGGTTTGAGTTATGAGTATGCGACCGCGGCACTTACTACGATTACCGCAAAAACTCGTCAAAGCGCAGACGTTGTTGGTACTGCATTGAAAACCTTGTTCGCGCGTATTGAGGGCTTAAATCTTGGTAAGACATTAGAAGATGGCACTACGTTGAATAAGTATTCAAAGGCTCTTGATGCTGTTGGTGTTAATATTAAAGACGAAGCTGGCCAATTGAAAGACATGGATGAAATCTTGGATGAGATTGGTTCTAAGTGGGATACTATTGGTAAGGATCAGCGAATCGCATTGGCACAGACTGTTGCTGGTGTTCGTCAGTATACGCAGTTCGTTGCATTGATGGATAACTGGGACTTTATGGGTGAAAATTTGGCGACTGCCTATAATGCAGAAGGTACCCTTGATGAATAGCAGAAGATTTATGAGGAGTCTTGGGAAGCCGCAAGAAATCGTTTGCAAGCATCGATGGAGACTTTATATGATGATTTATTAAAGGACGATTTCTTTATTTGGTTAACTGATGCATTATCTGATGTAATTGGTTTAATTGATAAAATCGTTGATTCAATGGGCGGATTAGCTGGATTACTACCTGGTTTAGTCTTGTTGATGAATAAATTATGGGGCGACAAGATTATTAATGGTATTTCTACCGTTGCTTATAATGTTGGTGGTTTAATTCCTAGTATAAATAGTAAGCGACAAGAGGCTGATTTGGCCTTAAAAGAAAAAACAATGACTGAATGGAAAATGATGTAGGATTATCAAGGAACTTTGAATAATTCGGCATCTAAAGCGTCTTATGAAGCATATTCACAAATTAGCAAAGTTGAAGAAACACGGTTAAGATTAGGAAAAGGCATAACAGAATAGCAGACAGCAATATTAGATACCTATCGTGAGCAATTAGAAATGCTAGAAAAAGTGGCGAAGGCACAAGGTTAGCAAGTAAATATAACCCGTAAAGAGCGTGAAGAAGCTGAAAATTACATGTCTTTATTAAAAATGTAGTCTGAAGATAATATTCGTTCTAAAGCTAAAGCTACATGGCGACCAGGAGCTGGTTCTGCATGGTTAAATGCTGTCGGCGCGAATTATAAAAAAGGCATGGATATTTCTTCTGTGGCGTTGCCAAAAGAGAACGGCGTGGCAGCAAAGGGAATTTTAAAGTATTTAAATGAATCTACGGGTCGCCAAATTAATTGGAAAGATGTGCAAGCTTATTCTAGTGGTAATATTGCTAATGAAAATTATGATGCTATAGCCTCTGCGATAGAGCGTTTACGTGATCGTGGTGATGAAGCAGAGCGGTCTGTAGCGCGGTTAAATGAAATTTTAAAATTTAGTCCTTCTTCTGGTAAAAATTCTGGTGAATTATAGAAACAAGCTGAGTTAATAGGTACTATTGAAGGTATTGCCCCACAACTAGAGAATATCAAGACTCGTATGAGCAATATCGGTTTTGGTGAAGAAAGTGGAGAAAATATTGCAAAATTAACATCTCATTTTAAAGAATTATTAAAAATAGTTGGTTATAGTGAAGATGAATTAAAGCAATTTGATAATGAAATTAAAGATAGCGAAACAGATATAGGATTACTTACTCGAACTATGGAACAATATCTTGCTGGTTCGGGGAATACTTTAAGCATTACTAATAAACTTACTAGCGCTGAGGAAACGTTGAATTAGACATTAAGTGAATTAGTAACAAAATATAACATTGCACCAGAGGCAGTAACACGATTAAGAAATGCATTGCAAAATTATGCTCATACAGCTACTAATGCCGAAGGTGTTACAGAGGCATTAAAAAATGCAATAAAATCGACTAATACTGGTTTGTCATAGATGGGTTAGACCATAGATAAAGTATAGAAAATTTAGAATATTACAAATGGATTAATGAATTTGGGTATGGCCATCGGAAGTGTTAAAGGATTTATAGAAACCATAAGCAATCCTGACATGAGTTTTTTAGATAAATTAACATCTGGCTTTATGAGTTTAGGTATATTAATCCCTAATTTAATCCCTATTTTTTCTAAATTTAATAGTTTATATTAGGTGTTAACTGGCCAAATTATAATTGGTACTGCTGTCTAGAAAGCGGCTACAGCGGCGAAGACAGAAGATATAATTGCTACAACGTCTCAAAATATTGTAAGTACGGTTAGTATGTCTATGGCTAATGAATGTAAAAAAGCATAGATTGCATAGGCTTTAGCCACTTCTGGTTTATCTAAAAAATAGATTGAATTAATTACGACTACTTTGTTATTAGCAAAAGCACAGGGTAAAAGTCGTGATGAAATTAATCAAATGACCAAGGAATTATTAAAATAGCAATTAGGTCTTTAGAATAATAGACAAATTTTAATTGCCAATATAATAAAATATGCTAAATAGTTTGGATTTTTGGCTGCAGGCCTTGCAGCGGTAGCTTTAACAATAAAAATGATTTAGGGCCAATATAGTGCTTTACAAGACAAAGCGGATCAAGCTGCAGAAACCGCGAAAATTGCTGCTGATAATTATCAATCTATGTTAGAAGCAAAAAATGCATTTGATAGTAATGTAACTAAATATAATGAAGCTAAACGTGGCATTGAAGGCTTAACAGAAGGAACAACAGAATATATTAATGCTGTTCGTGAAGCTAATGATGCAGCTTTGGAATTAATTAAAAATAATCACGATTTAAAATATAGCGTAGACGATAATGGATTAATTAATATTGACAAAAAGAGTCTTGAATCAGCTCAAAAAGAAAATGCTGAAAAACTATTGCAATTATAGAGTAGCTCATAGTTGGCTAATATTGAAGCTACTCGTGTTTAGAACAGAGCTGATCGTGCAACTATTGCTCAATAGTTAAAAACAGCTAGTGATTTTGGGATTCAGGGCGCTAATGGTCTTGCATTAGGTGCTTCTGGTGCATTATTAGGAATAGGAATTGCAACAGCATTAGCACCATTAACTGGTGGTTTATCATTATTAACAGCAGCTATACTTGGCGGAATAGCGGGAATAACAGCGAATACTATTGCTATGGATACTTTGGGCACAGCTTCAGAGACCGAAACTAGTGTTTTGAGTAAATTATCTCATGCTACTGAAGATCAACAAGCTAAATTGGATGCAGCCTAGGCCCAAAATGATGTGGCGGCTTTTACAGAAGCTTTAAATGAATTGGGACTAGAAGGTATTGGTACTGATCTAGTTAATGAGCTAATGAATAACTGGACGGCGATTGACGCTCAAATAGATGCTACACAAGCTAATACAGCTGCTTTAAGAGCTTGGGTCCAATAGAATGGTTCAGCTATAAATCAAGACAATGAACTTTATAAAAATTTATCTGATGAAGATAAAAAGTTAGCCGATAGCATTACTGCAAAATATTTGGCGAGTGAAGAAGGCTAGGCAGAAATTGAACTTCGTAAAGGCGCCTTCGCTCAAAGTCAAGAAAATGCAAATCAATATTTGATAAATACTTATGGCAAAGACGCCTTATAGAATTATAAAATTACCGATTTAGCTGGCGGCAATGTCACGCTAATGAAAAAGAATGATGAAGGCGCTTGGGAAACTCTGGGTAATGAAGATGGATTATCTTGGGATACGATTAAGACTAATTTAGCTACACAAGAAGTAGCTAAATTTAATTCCACTCGAGTTGGCGGAGAAAAAGATGAATAGTTAAAATTGTTAGAAGCATTGCGCCAAGCTCGAACTTAGTTAGAGAAAATTGATGGATTAGCTGCTGACTCTATTAATGATATATTAAGTGATATCGCTGATGGCGGGGGCGTTGATTTAGCGGGAATATATCTTACAGATAAATAGCGTGCTTAGATGCAAATGGTTGCTAACCAGTTAGCCAATGATTTTGGTAGTGCGTTTAATGAAGCAATAGCATCTTATACACCCGAACAATATCAGCAACGGATGTATGAAGAAGGATAGGCAATTCTGCAAGATGCAGCGGATGAATATGGGCTTTCAAAACGCACTTTAGAAGAATATACAGAATAGCTAGTAGAAAATACTGATGGGTTATATACAAATTATAAAACCGCGGCGTAGGCGGCTGCAGCACATGTAAAATTTAGTAAAAACTTAGAAGAATTAACAAATGTTTTAGATAGTGAATTAGACACATTAAAGAATCTTGATAAGAGTACACCATATACAATTAAACAGCTAGAAAGTATGTCTAAGGTTGGAAATGTTTTATCTAAGCTGTATGGAGTAGAAGTTTCAACCGCATTTTTTGAAAGTGCGGAAAATCTTCAGCTTTTAGAAAAAGTTGCTAATGGAAGTGAAAAAGCGCTAAAAGAATTAGGATTGGCTGTTTCTAAAGATTATTTTTCAAATTTAAAAGTTGAAGATTTAAATTCTGAAGTTATTGCTGCGTTAGATTTAGAAGTTAATTAGTCAAGTTTAGATATATGGAAGAATAGTATTATTTCAACTATTGATACTTTATAGTCAAAAATTAATGAATTAGCTGATGGTACAAATTTAGCTGATATTTTAGGTAGTACTGATGCAGTTAATCAATTTATAGCTGATTTTAATGCAATATCTATGGCTGCTGGTTGGACAGCTGATCAAGTAATTGCTCAACTAAATAATATTGGTCTTAATATTAACCCATTAGATGTCCACACTGAGAAGGTTACTTTACCAGCAGATGAAATTCCAATTACTCGAACTTATCAAACTGTTACTGAAGATGACCCAACTATTTTATCAGATGGAAAAAAGGTTATTACTTCGACCATTATGACTGATACTGAAATTATTGGTTATAAAGGCGGTGGAGAAAAAACTATCAATGTAGCTTCAATTGGACAAGGAGCTAATATTATTACAGATTCATCTCGAATTTCCGGCTCTAAGGGCCCAACAAGTTCAAAGAGTTCTGGCGGTGGCGGTGGTTCTAAAAAAAGCACTAAAAAATCTTCCGACGAAATAGAACGCTATCATGTTGTCAAACAGCAACTCGATCGTTTATCTTCTGAATACGACCAGCTATCTGCCGCAAAAGATCGCGCCTATGGTCCTGATAAGCTCAAAGCTATTGATAATGAAATCGCCAAGCTCCAAGAGCAAGAGGCGATGCAAAAGCGTTATCTTGATGAGATTAATCGCTATTATCAATAGGATCGTGCCGCAATCGCTAAGTATGGCGCTGTATTTGATGCCAATGGTGTTGTCACTAACTATGATGCCCTCATGCAGAAATAGTTAGACATATTCAATGCATCGCTCACCGATGAAGCAGAAGAAGCTTACAATATATTTAAAGAAACTCTTGACCAATACGAAGAAACTCTAGCCCTCAAACTCGAAGAAGCTGGTAATTTATTGGATAAGCAATATGAAATTGTATCGGCTAAATTGGAAAAAATTACCTATAAGGTTGAATACAAGATTGAGATTGAGGACGATAAACTTGATTATCTTGAGCGTCGTTTAACTCGCTTGTCCGATGTAGAAAAAGCCAGCTTGCAAGTATTTGCAATTAATCAAGATAAAATTATGTCCTATTGGGTTCAGTATGCTACTTATGCTGAGGCTATTAAAGATATTGAGGCTTAGATTAATGAGCAAAAAGCAAAAGGTCTTGAAATTACTGATGAGCAAATCCAAAAGCTACGAGATTATAAAAAATCCATGGGCGAGATGGAAGATAATATCTATGAATTGTATAATGATGAAATAGATAGTATAAGTGATAGATATAGTAATTTATTTGACCAATTGGAAAACTATCAAGATAGGATTCGTGACTATAGAGATTCATTAGAGACTATCAAGGATATGTATTCATTACTCGGTGTGGCGACTATTGAAGACAATCGTGCCATGAATGATAGTATTAGAAAGACCTATCAAGCTGAAGCTAAGGGCATTCAAAACGAGATTGATTTACTCAAGGCTCGTAGAGAAGAATTAGATAAGGCTAATAAGTCTTTGGGCGTTAGTACTGATGAACAAGGAAGATTAATTGAGGGTCTAGTATCTGATATTAAGGAGCTTGAAAATGTTGGTGACACCACTATTATGGAGGATAGCGCCAAGGCCTATAGTCAGAAGTTGCAAGACCAAATTGATGAAATTGATCAGCAAGTCCATGAGAAACAAATGGAATTAATATCGTTAGCAAGTGATTATCTCAATGCTATTAAGGATTAGTGGATTGAAAACATCGAACTAATTGGTTAGAAGACCAAAGATGCGTTGTATGAAGGTCTTGAATGGGCGATTGATAAATATGAGGATTTGACTGACCTCAGTGAATTATATTTAACTGATACCCGCAAGATTTATGAACTCAACAAGCTCAATCGTAATATCCAGGTTGATATTAACAAGCTTGATAGTGTGGCCGCCAAGACCAAATTACGCGATTTAATGAAAGACATTAATGGTTATTATGCTGACAATGTTAAGATGAGTGAGTATGAATTAAAGAATCTATAGGCTCAATATGAATTACGTTTGGCGGAGATCGCGCTTGAAGATGCTCGTAATGCCAAAAGTGAGGTGCGATTAACTCGTGATAATGAAGGTCGTTGGGGTTACATGTATACCGCTAATACCGAGGAAGTAGATAAGGCTGAGTAGGAATTAGAAGATAAGCAGTATGCATTGCAACAATTACAAGAAGATACACTCAAAGATGCTGGTGAAAAAATTCTATCGCTACAGAATGATTACATTGACGCGATGACAGAATTACAATCTAGTGATTTGAGTGATGAGCAAAAGAAGTAGCGCGCTGAGGAACTTACTAGTTTGTATCAGCAGCAATTAAATTATTATTATAAAACTTATGCTTAGGCATTAGAGGCCAGTGGGCTAGCCTATGAAGAAACCATCCTGGGCCAGGCCACAAATACCAAGTCCTTGCAAGAAGTCATGGAGACATTTGGCCATGCAAGTATTGAAATGACTCATCAAATGACTGATGAGACTAAAAAATATCAAGAAAATTTTATTCAAATGGTTAATGATATCACTGGTGCTCAAGTTACTAGTTATGAAGATGCTCAAAAAGCTTGGCAGACCTACATGGCTGATACCTAGAAACAATTACAAGAGTCTACTAAGGCAGCTACTGATAATTTTAATCAAGTTGCTGAAGCAATTAAAGATATGAGTGAGCAATTCAGGAAAATGATTGAGGAACTCATGGTTTATTTGGCGCGGCTCAGTGGCGAAGATATGAGCCTATTATTCTATTCCGCTCTTGCTAATGGTGACTATGAGATGGCAGAACGTTATGCTAAAGCACGGCGTCAAAAGATTGATTCTAATCCTGGTGAATATGGTCAGTACGATTGGAATAAAGAGCAAATGGAATAGATTATTGATGAAAAATAGAAAAAAGATACGCCAATGAGTCAAGAATAGCGTGATGCAATATTAACTACCGCTAAAGAACCATATTCTGCAAAAACCGATTGGTCATTAGCAATGCGTAATGCCTTGGCTGCTGGTGACTATGATAAAGCGGGTTAGTATGCGGAATATCGCGCCTATAAGGTTCATAATGATGCTAGCTTGAAGAATCTGGCTTGGACTGAAGCACAATTACAAGCTGAGATTGATTAGTATGCTCAGGATGTAAGTAAGATGTCACCTGAACAGAAACGTCGTATCTTGGCGACCGCGTCTCAGTATGATACTGGTGGTTACACTGGTTCTTGGGGCAATGAGGGTCGCTGGGCATTACTCCATGAGAAAGAACTTGTGTTAAATAAAAATGATACAAGCAATTTGTTAACTACAATTACACTATTGCATGATTTGATGGCGCGGCTCGATCAAGCGTCCGCATGGTCTGCGCTTAGGGAACTCACACCGGCCAGCGCCGCCGCTATAACTGAAATTCTCGAATAGAATGTTCACATTGAAGCCTCATTCCCGAATGCAGTTGATCATAATGAAATTGAATAGGCGTTTGAGAATATAGTTAATTTGGCATCTCAATATGCAAATCGTAAATAACCTTATCTAGGGGAACCTTAATTGGTTCCCCTATTTTTTATTTGGTCTAGATTGATTAATTGACTTGACCCAAATTTTATGATATAATAGAGCAATGAGAAAAAGGAGTGATGATAAATGAGTAGTAATGCAGGTCAAATTAGTGAAAACACCTTACAAGCAATGGAAATTGTTGCTTAGAGTGTTGTTGATCGCACCGAAACCACGGTTACTAAAGATTGCGTAGTGGCGGAGATCATTGATAGTGCTACTGGTGCCTATTTAGTTAGTAGCGGCTATTCGTCATTTACTGCTTATTCATTAAATAAAACACAATATAAAGTGGGCGATTTGGTCTATGTGCAAATGCCAAATGCTCAAAACGATGGTGATAAAATTATTTTAGGTATGCGCCAAACTGGTGATGATGCCTATGAACTAGCTGATAATTTCGCTAATGTAGTATTTTTTAATGGGCGTAATGATTCATTAATTAAATTACATGATGATGTTGGTTTAATTGCTAATAGCGAGACCTTAGTCGCGTATCTTGGCTCATGGACTGGCGAATATTCTGGCGTAACTAAAATAGGCATTGAGGGTAGTTTTATTACAATTCTCAAAACACTGGGCGTAGTGGAAGGAATCTATGGGTTAAAATTACGAGTTATGAATAATGTGGGGGCAATTACTGAATATAATTTCCCTTGTAGCGAGTATTATGGTAATCCATATAATTATATTTATAGCACGCGAGTTAATCAAGTATTTACATTAACAACCCAAACTACTATCACTCGGATTGAAGCCTATGTATATCAAGATGCTGATTTTTATAATGAGAATGATAGATTGGTTGCAGTGGCGCGGACTAGTAATATTATTCTAACAGATTTATATGTTGGTGTTGGCAAGTTAACTAGTGAAGTATTAGATTCTAAATTTACTATCAAAGCCAACAGTGGTAGCACTGTCTATCAAAAAGATGGCGATGCCGATTTAAATGCACGATTTGATACCTTGTTACATAATATTTGTTCTGTTGAAAATCCAACAGAGGAAAGTGTAAATAATGTATTAGAAACCGAATTTAAAAATTTTACCTCAGTACAAAAAACAAGAATTAATTTGTGGCTCGAAAAAAATGAAATTATAAAACAAATTATTTCGGGTAATGTGCGTGAAGCTGAGTGGAAGGGTATGGCGACCAATACCATATTACGTGAATTGTCTATTGAAATACCTCAAATTGGGTTTAGCTTGTTAATTAATACAGAAGCAAAGCCAGAATACTTGATCTCATTACCTAGCTTTGATACCTCCACAACCGAGGGTCGCCAAGCACGAAATCTATTTATTCGTTGGTATCGACGTAATCGAGAAGCAATTATTGATGATATTAATTTGCCTGATGATTTACATGCTGGATGGGAACTCACCGGTCAATTTGACAAGAATTTAAATCCTATGACCGACGATGGTTATTTGATTTTTACCCCTGATTATGAAGCAAATGATGAGACACTTGTTGCACTCGTCTATTATAAAAATAAATATTACATGAGTAATCAATTAACCTTGATTAATCGTGTAGACGCCAAGAATGATTAGATTGAAAACATTAAGAAAGATTTGATAGACTAGGCGGAAAAGGACCGCGAATTAATAGATGCAAATAAACGTGCGGTTAATGCTCTAGTTATTGAAAGTGGTTATTATACTAAGAATGAAGATGGAATAACGATATTTAATAACAATAATGGTTTGTATTTTTATTATACTCGTAGTGGCTTGATTCGTGAAAGTGAGAAATTGAGAACCTATGGGTTACGTTGTTCGTCCTCAGACAAAGATACTATTATTAAAGATTTAAAGTGGAAGTTTCCATCGGGTAATACTATGGTAAAAATAAATGGCGGCGCCACGGCTGAGGATGGTTACTACAAACAATTAATTACTATAGATAGGAAGTATAATCCAGGTAAGACTAATAATATTGTAACAGTTACAGCTACTTGTGATATTACAGTTCGTGATGAAAATGATAATATCAAAGATGTATATGAGAATGTTACGATTGAGAATTAGATTGAGCTATTATTTGGATATTATAGTTGTGAAGGTACTGAGCATTCACTGACTGCCTATTGGACAAATAGTAGTAGTGGTGAAGTAGTTAATTGTCTTGTACCTGGTAGAACCTATGAAGCTCATTTACTATTGGATGGTAAGGAAGTAACTAGTCCAACTTGGCAAGATTCTAGTGGTGGTCCATTAGCCGCTACCTATATTCCGACTATTGGTGACGTTCATTTGCGTAAGGGTATTGTGCAAATAGAGAATAATATGAGTTTAGGTTGTTGGTTAGGAGCAAAAATTAGCTATAATGAAGATAATATTATTGAAGGTATGACTCAATTAGTTTATCAGACTGATGGGACACTACATATGCGCGATAGTGCAACTGATGCTGATGTAAGTCCGCAATACCGGCTTGAGTTGCTTTTGGAAGACGAACGTACTCATAATCAACAATATGCGGATGGTATTTGGTGGGATCCGTATACAGGATAGCGACTGACGCAAAAAGAAATCGAAACATTGGGTAATGGACCCGAAAAAGACGTTTATACTGACGCAGATACCGGCGAAGAGAAAGAACTTGCAGCTGGTTGGTCATATGATGCAACCGGTAAGCCCAATGGTTATTTTTCTGGGCCTAGTAATTGGAGTATAGCATAGTACTATACATCAGGACGTTTATATAAAGAATATTTTATGCGTACTGCTGATGATATTAAAAGTTATAGTAAATGGAAAAATAAGAATTCGGTGACTTGTGAATATTTTTCATTGGTATATGTACCTCAAACAAATGATAAGGCTTCTAAGGATGATTATCCTCTAGTCCGTTCAGTTGTAGAAATGGTGCCCAAGGGAGGATATTTAACTGATGTTTCAGATTATATATTTGCTATTAATGCATATACTTATACGGGTTAGTTATTAGCTACTATTCCATTGAGAATATCTCAAAATCAGTATGCATCTATATATATTGATAAGATGGCTAATAGTACTGGTATTGTAATTGATTCTAATTCTAATACTATTTTTAGTCCTCGATTTCTAGCAGGTAAATATGAAGAGCCAAATAATGTTGGCAATACGGGCAATAAAGTATTTACCGGTGTTGCCTTGGGTGATTTTGCGAATCCTGAAACTGAAGCATCTATGTAGCTTGCTGGCGTATATGGATTTAGGCAAGGAAAGTAGGCCTATGCATTTAAAGAAGATGGCACCGGATTTATTGGCCTTGATGGTAAATCAAAAATAAAATTTAATCAAACCGGAGATACACCATTGTCTATTGGTGAGGATGTATTTACAGTAAATACTGATGGCGATGTAAATTTAACGGGTTCAGTTACTGGTTATTCAGATGTAACTCAAAGTGGTTACCAATTAAATATTAATGGTTCGGGTTATATAGGTGCGGGAAAAAGTGCAATACATTTTGAACCCAATGTCAATATTCCATTATATATTGGCGATACTCGATCTACAAGTAATTTTAGTGTAACAAGCGATGGTAGTATTTATTTAAAAGGGGATATAGTTTTTGGAAATCCAGATGAAGTTGCAGATTCAATTAAGGATAAATTGAATATCCCTCGGGAAATGACTGCTGATGACGTTTTACGGGCATTGCAAGAGAACTCGACCTATGGATTATTTAGTTTTAAAGATACGTCGAGTGGTAAAATGTTAGTTGGTATAAAAGCAACGGCTATTGATACTGAGGTATTATCTGCCATTAAAATTTCAGCTGACCAAATTGATACTGGCACTTTAGAGGCAGGAAATGTCGGATTAGATGGTGTATTTACTATTTATGATTAGTGTAGTAATGCTCCAGGAGTACACGGATATTTTGGAGCGGGTCATGGACGTACTGATAATGATGCAGAAACTCATGGTATTGGATTAACAGCTGGTGGTTTAAATTTGTCAGATTTAGATAGCGGTAATGGTGTGGCATGGTTACATAGTGGAGGCTATATATTTATGACCAATGCAGGCGCTCGTTTAGGCTATCGTGAATATTTATATGATGATAAAATTTAGCATAATCATATCGTATTAAATGGTAATTCTATTACAGCAACGGTACATAATGCTTATACCAATGAAAAACATAAACTTGTATTTAGTGCTGATGGCACTTTAAAATTAGATGGGCGTTCATTATAATATAAAGAGTTAAAGGAGGGTTAATAGTCAATGGCAAATAGATTATATCCCCCTATAATAGAAAATACGCTGCCGGCGTTTTATGGGACCTCACTTGAGGTCCCGTTTGAGATGAATAGCGCGGTAGGTAAAGATTCTATTGAGGGATTTATATTACAGTTACGGAGTTTAACAAGTAACTCAATTGTAATTAATAATTTGACAACAAATAACTATGATATTGAGCAAGGAGTTGCTCGATTTTCATTAATGAATACATAGATTGATAAATTAAATATAGGACAATATTATAGATTACAAATAGCTTACTTACCAAAAGGATATTCCAAGGGAGGTAAATTATTAGGAGAACAAGAACAAGAATTAGATGTCTTGAAAAATATCAATTACATTAATTCTAACGTTGGTGTTATGCAGCTCAAAGATCAATTCAAAAAGATTATATCTCAATATTACAATTCATTTCATGGTGCTGATGAATAGAAACTAATAGCAACCGGAGATATTCAAGGCAATTGGGAGCAATATTGGGATGAATCTATTGAATATACATTACATCAACAATTGATTTAGTTATTAAAGAATACAGCATTTGAAGTAGATGAAGGCGATCAAGATAGAATTGATGCGCTATTAGATCTATATGACCAAGAAGCTAATACAGCGAGTGGCTATGCAAATATTAAGACCTATTATAATGCATTATATCAAGCATTAGAAACTATGCAAAACAATTATATTAAATCTGATGCAATACAAGCAAGCATTATAAAAAGCTATTTTCAAGAAGTCGCTAACAGTGGTGTCTATAATAAACAAGAAATAGAAGAAATTGCTAAAATGACGGACAATGCTAAAATTTCTGAGGCAAGTTCTAATTTTGTGAAACAGTATACTGATTTGTGTAATATTATGGCCGGTTCAAGTGTTGACAAATTTAAAGAGATTAAAACGCATCTTGTGTCATTGGTTGAGGATTCTATAAACTCAGCTTATAAAAGTGTTAAGGTAGATGATACATACCCAGTAGTAGGATATTATTCGATTACAACCGTTATTAAATATACAGGCATCCCTACTATTAAGATATAGAACTTGTTAGATTATAAAATATCTAGTCGCAATGGTGAATTTGTTGGTTAGTATGAAAATTCTGATTTAACTGAGCGTATTAAAAAATATAGTTTTGCTATATATGATGAAGACGGTAATGTGGTAGATTCAGTAACTGATCAAATTCATAATAATGAATCTGACACAAGGATTGCTGATGGGCAATTAATTAGTATTGATAATTATAATTATCCGATTTCAATTGAGCGAGGCAAGGTATATACTGTTCAATATAGTGTCGAAACTATGAGCGGATTGAAGTTACAGTCTCCTCAGTATAAGATTACACGTAATAATTATCTAGACCTCGGTGACGTAAATGTTAATTTTGTTATTAAGCCCGATTTAGATAATGGTTGTGTGGCGCTGACCTTTAGTTCGCCTGATGCAATATTTTAGCAGGGAACATTCATTCTGTCTCGTTTACATGAGGCGGATGGCAAAACCATTAAAGAGAAATTAAAGCGTGTCAATCTCGGCGTTGATTTAACCGAGAAAAATCCATATATTGATAATACAATTGAGCATGGTATTAAGTATCAATACGCTCTAGAAAGAATTAATCAAGCCGGTATATATTCTCAACCTATTTACGCAACTACAGAAAATGGAGAAAAATATATTATCGCCAATTTTGAAGATATATTTTTAAGCGATGGAAAACGTCAATTAAGGGTGCGCTATAATCCCAAAGTGTCCTCGTTTAAGTAGGACGTATTAGAAAGTAAAACTGATACTATAGGTGGTAAATATCCATTTATTTTCCGCAATGGCTCAGTATCATATAAAGAGTTCCCTATTTCAGGATTAATATCGAGATTAGAAAATGATAAATTTGGTGTGGCGCAGCCCGATCGTGTGGGCGCAAACTGGCGACGTAGCGAATCTCATAATGAAGCCGACTTGGCGCAGATACCTACCCACAGCGCCACAGATCTAGTTGATGAAAATATGAAAGCCGAACGCGAATTTAAACTCACGGTTCTTAATTGGTTAACTAATGGTGAACCCAAACTATTCCGTTCTCCCGCCGAAGGTAATTATATTGTGAGATTGATGAATATTTCACTATCTCCCGAAGACAAATTAAGTCGTATGTTGCATACATTTACATGCACAGCCTATGAGGTAGCAGCGTGTAATAATACCAATTTAACGAATTACCAAATTATGGAAAGTGACAGCGATATATCAGAATCGGTATTTGTGCAATCCTCCTACGTATTTACGGAAGCGGATTGGGGTAAAGCAAATTTGTTTGGCGATTTAGGTGTTGGAATTCAAGCAGTTAAAGTAGAAGCCTATCCGGCTAATATTAATAGTTATATATTAATAGATAATCATCCTGTAGCCATCGGCGCCACAGGTAAGTATGAATTACCTTACGGTGTTACTTGTAATACTATTGGTTTACCGATGCGTGGGGCACCGCGCCACGGTACAATTACTATATCTTATAAAACTTATCAAGCCACAATATTTGATCAAATTAAAGACATAGGTATTATACAATGTCCAACATAGATAGTTTTAGGACATTCAACTGTAGCTGGTGATTTTGTCTCTAGTCCATTATTGACGCCTGGTGATTCAAGTGATCATATTAAAGAATCAATATCGGCTGTTAAGTATTTGCGATTTATGCCTCGTCCTGTAGAATATGTAACAGCTACAAAGTCGGGCATATACCGGTCTTGGAATACCGCTAATGGTTATGGTATTAATGTGCCAAATATGGCGGTTTTAACATTTCCATATATTTCTCGTTTGCCTGTGTATTTTATTAAAAAATCTGACACTAATGGTTTAAGATAGAACCAATTGCTCGATTTATCCTACGCGTATCGCAAAGGCACAAATAATTTTGAATTTTAGACTACCACATTATCGAGCGAAGAGCTACCTAAAGGATTTAGAGAAGTGGTTATAAAATATAAGACTGGTGATTCGAGTTAGTTTATAGTTGCATCTGAAAAGATTTTAGAAATTAATGGTATTCAAGAAATTAAAGAAATTAAGTTAGGTCCAGGCGTTTATATGGAAATGGGTTATGAACAAATTGAAAATATTTATCTCACTGAAGAAATGACTACTGATGAGAATTTACAAGCGGCAAAAGACGCATTAACCTAGGCGACTACGGAGTTATTAAATTATCGTGATTAGAAATATAATGAAAATTTCGTAGATGAGAACGGATTTACATAGGAATACATGAATTGGTATGCATAGCGTATTGTTCTTGAACGCCGATATAATTTTGCTAAAGCGCAATATGAGTTGGCGTTAAAGAAAGTTATTGAATAGAGTTAAGGGGGCGAATTTATTTGAATTATGATTTTTTAAATAAGGTTATTAAGCATCGACTACATACTGTATATGCTAGAGTAATTTTATTAAATTTAGATGAGTCGCCTATTGAAACAATTGAGGGCCGAATCACGTCGGGTTCCATTAGTATTGATGGAACCTCGGCTGTTCGCCGCTCTTGTTCATTTAGTATGATATCCTCAGTATTGGATACATCCGCTTATCAATGGGGTATACATAGTAAATTTAGTTTTGAGGTTGGCCTTGAAAATCCATTTTTTGGGACAGATAAAAATCAAGGGATGCCCCAGATAATTTGGTTTAAACAAGGTATCTATGTATGCACTAGTTATAGTTCATCTATTTCTACTAATGGTTATACCATTAATTTACAAGGTAAAGATAAAATGTGCTTGTTGAACGGCGACATCGGTGGCGCGCTTCCCGCTCTGTCAACCGATTTTGATAAAATAGAAGAAATTAATTATTCCTATGAACCAATATAGGTGAGTTCTGAAATATGGCGACCTGGTGAATATTATGTTGCATCGGGTGATGATTATGTATTAGATGAATCATCAGGTGACGGATGGCGTGAAGATATCACCTATTATAAATAGATTATAGACTCAACTCAGACTAAAATTTGGATTGGTGATATAATTAAAGAATTAATTCATGTTTATGGCAATGAACCATATCATAATATTATTATTTAGGACATTGATTAGAATGGCGTTGAGTTGTGGGAATATCGTGGTGATAAGACCATGTATATGCTTGTTCGCAAGTCAACCAATGAAGTTGAAAACTTGGTTCTTGATGATGAAATGGTTGTATTTCCTGTTACATGGGATGAGGCCACAGGAACGTATTAGCGCATCAATGAGAATGGTGCCACCTTGTATACTCTGAGCCAAGATGATAATTTTAAATTTTTGGTATTAAATACATTAGACGCTGGTAGCGATTTTAATGAGTTTAGTTTAGTGGCTGATCCATTTAATGATACTGATGCATTGTTCTTGATGAAATTTTCCTATGGTGATTTAATTGGCTACCATGCTACGCCCTTGGTCTACCCCGGTGATTTAAAGGGCGCGGTTGGTGCATCTATCACAAGTATTTTGGATAATATCACCAAGACATTTGGCAATTATGAATATTTTTATGACCTTGATGGGCATTTTATATTCCAGAAGAAAAGGGCCCAAATCTAGACTGAAGCATTGGGTTTGGCGACGATCGCCTCAAAGCGCTCTGAGCGGAATGTTAGTGGCGCATTAAAGTCAGACATTATTTTTAATACTGAATTGATGCAGCAATTACAAAGTTATAATTATTAGAATAGTGAATTATTTACTCAAATGTCTATTACTCCTCAAATTACAAAAATTAAAAATGATTATTCGGTCTGGGGAACTAGGCCTAGTGTAAATGGTGGTAATGTACCAGTTCATTACCGATTTGCTATTTCCGAAAAACCGTAGGTTTACACGTCCATACGACCGGGCGGCGCCACATATCGTAGCAATGAAGTGGCAGGGAACGATGGTTATGATTGGCGTGAATTAATCTATCAAATGGCTGAAGATTATTATCATTGTAATCAAGATGATGATTTTCTAGCGCGAGTGGCGCAAGCTAATCCCGACTACTATCCTACTGGTTATACTGGTTATGAGCCATTTTATCAAGACATGCAAGCTTTTTGGAGATAGATTTATTTGCCAGAAGATGAATGGGTAATGGAGCGTGCCGAAGTAGATGCTGATAATTTTAGTGAACGGAAGAATTAGTTGTATACCGTAAATACTGAGGGTTTAGAAGCTAAATATGTTCGCGTAGGTGTAGATTAGGGCTATGAATCCAAGACCACCTATTATTATCCAATTAAAAAATAGAATCAATCTGTTAATAAATGGCATGTTGATGTATTTGATAATCCCACCGCTATTAACTATTGGCTAGATTTTTGCGACGAGGGTGAAATGGCAAAATTCTCTATCCAACGTTTGGGGGATAGGGCAAAAGCTGTTAATGATACCAAAGTAAAATCTATATATTATGAGGAAGCTCCGAATGTTTTATTTGTTTATATAGATGAAGATTATGATAAGACAATGACTGGCTATACTCCTCTATTAATTAACCGTTCTATGGAAGAAATGTTTAAAGTTTCATCAATGGGTAAAAATGCTAAAGAGGCATTAACAACTTTATTAAATGATAATGCATTTATTTCTGAAAGTATATCTATTACCTCAGTTCCAATTTATTATTTAGATGTAAATACTAAGATTGAAATTGTAGATAATGAAAGAGGAATTAATGGAGATTATTTAGTAAGTAAATTAACTGTTCCATTAGCCTATAATGGAACAATGTCGATAACTGCGACAAAAGTCGTGAATACAATTTATTAAAGGAGGTAAGGGTGTTATGGCATTGAAATTTAAACAATATAGATATTTTGGCGCCGATGATACAAATAATTCGGGTGTTTCATTAACCAATAATCAAATTACATTTATGAATTGGCCGAACGGCACAATTAAACGCATTGGTATTCAAACCATGCCAGGTGTTGAATTTAATATAAATGATAATAGCGCAAATGCACCAAATATTATTATAGGGCCGAGTGGAACCTATGAATTAGATGTAGAGGCGACTGGCGCCACATTGGGTAAACTTGATGTAATTGAGAATACATTACTTCCCTATTTTGATCCTAATATGCCTTCTACTGGTTATTTAATTATAGATGTAATTTATGAGGGGGCTAACTAATGAATAGTATTTATGGTAATACAATTGCCCCTGGTGGCATTGGTGATTTATATTTTTATGACCGCACATATTCTCGTAGCGATTTTGCGACAGATAGTATGAGATAGACCAAAGCGCAAAGTGATGGTGTATTCCTTGGTCGTTATGTTCTTGTTGAATCTGTTGGTGAGAATGATGGACACAATGAAGCGTGGCGCAAGGTCATGAAAAACGGTATTTATGATTATGAACGTGTAGCAATTCTTGATGGTGCTACCACTCAAATTAGTATTGGTGATGAAAAAAATTATGGCGCGGAATATTTTAATCCGTCCAATGTGTTTAATGGTAATATTGCTGGGAGTTCTGAATATTCAATATCATTGGGCGAAGGTGGATATGATGCTAGTGGTAAATATAGTATTCCATTAAATTTTAATTTGCCTATATTTGGTGAGGCTGTTGGTTAGGTATTTAATGTGCTATATGGTTCCAATAACCGCAGTAAGAATGTAGAATTCGCATCTAATAAAGAAAATTTGGATAAAATATCCGCCGGTGGCAAGACTCTACCTGAAGATGGTTTGTATTAGGTATTAAGTGGTATTAAATGGGATAAAATAAATAACGACCAAGCACAATGGGCTACTACATATTTGGAATTAGATAAAGCTCCTGTTGCTGGTAAGAGGATAAGCTCCGAGTATTTGCGCACAGATGGCGGCAATAGTATGTCGGATGCAATATCATGGACTAATGGTGGTAATATTAATTCAACAGAAACCGAATTAGTATTATCGACTAGGAGCGGTAAAGTAAGTATTAAGAATAATACCGAAGTTAGTGGTGCTATTACCTCTACTGCTATTGGTGCGCTTGCATCTGATAGTTAGGCTGTTTTGTATAACCATGTTAAGACATTAGTATCAAATAGTGGCATGCCCTATATTTTAAATCAAAGTCAATACACCAAGAATTCTAATGGTGTTATCAATCTCAATGATGAAAATTTAAATTCTCTCCCTGCGGGAACAATATTTTTCATTCCCGTTGATGCATAAGGGGGTCGGGCTCAATGAGTTGGACTCAAGCAGGTTGGCAACATAGTAGTATTACCAATTATAATAATTGGTTTGGCGCGAGTAATTTCTCCACAAGCGTTAATCCAATTGGTTATAAAAATGGTATTTATACCATTGGCGTATTTAGATTTAATATACCCAGTAGCGCAAACGGTGTGGCGATTACTAAAGTTCGTTCTCTATGGCTACGTTTACAAGGTACGTGGTCTGGTTCTGGTAGACTCAAAGGATTTATTTGTGAAGCAGCGCCAGCAAATGACGTGCCATCCGAATGGCGCACTATGGGTAATAATGGTTAGTATTTAGCTGAAGCTACTCGTTTAATAGATAAATTAGATGGCGAGACTACTGTAAATGTTATATTTAATACCGCGGTAACTCCAGGTCGAACATATTATGTTTGTTTATATTCGCCAAGCGCGATTGAATGCCAATTAACTATTACCACTAGCTGGTATCCAGAGGTTTGGTTAGATTATGATACATCAGCATTAAAATTGCAGTATATGCAATTTAATGGGTTAGAACCTATGGTTACTCAAGATGTAGTTCCTGGTAGTTATAAAACAATTAATCCAGCAAATTATAAAATGGCTGGCACAACATTAAAAGAACATTGGAAAAATTAGAGTGCTTATTTTGTGTCATGGGCAATCAAGCCAAGTGATAAGTTCAATAGACGACCGGATAATGAGCGTATAACCGCCGGCGCCACAATAAATGTAACACAAGATACAACATTATACCCAATAGGTGCATTAGTAGATCATTTTACAACAACTGTCAATGGGATATTAATGGCTCCTTATGATAATGCTAATCAGTATACTCATGCCTTCCAAGGTCCTCATGCATATAGCGGAATGAGTATTGATATCCCCAAATCAATTGTAGAAAATGGAGAATTAAAAAGACGATTACTATATGTCCATTAGGGCAATGCATGGCATATGTTGCATGGGCCTTATTAGTCTATACGCGATGCGGATCAATATTATACTTATCGTTTAACAGGACGAGGGACAGATAATATTGCATTTTTTAATGCTGCTGCTAATACATATTCAGTTTAGTTAATTGCATTAGATGATCGTAGTATTGATTTAGCAACTAATACTGGTAGTCGTTCTATAAATTGGAATTCATTTGGAACTGGTTCTAATTATCGAAATAGGTTTAGTAATTATACTACTATTCTTGATAGTGAAATAAAAAATATAGCTGGTTTAGATGATGACTAGCATATTATATTAACAATGCCAGTATATAAAATTGAATTAAAGACATTTTCCGGCGGCGCCACATTACAAGCCAAAAATAATTGTGCGGGTGCATAGACAAATTGGATAACTAGTGATTCCCCTTGGGCCTATGAAACTTATTTTTCATATGTTGAAAATTATAAAGGCTTGTTATAGAATAATATAAGTGTACCATCGCTCTCTAGTGGCTCTACTCAATTATTAACATTTGAAAATGCTCTTGCTAGTAAAGTTGTATTTCCAAGTGCGAATAATGTGGCGGCGCCGCTTGTTTGGCCTACTTCAACATGGCAATCAATGGGTAATCAATTGTCTTCTAAAGCAAATGATAATTCATATCGAGTTGTTTATTATAAAAATAATATAACGGTTAAAGCGAGTAAAGATTATCAAGCGACGATTTATTGGATTGGAACTGATGCCTATTGGTTTATTGCCGATGCTAATGGAGTCTATAAATATATTACATCTGATTTTAATAAGTCAGCTGATTATGGCGATGAATTTTTATATTATGAATATCAAGGTTAGCATTATACAAATTTGGTTGATTTATCTAAGGGCGTGGCGGCTACGTTAATAGAGGATGAAGCGCCAATAATTTAGGCTCGTAAAGGTGATTCTAATGGATTTGCCTATATTAAAACTAAAGAGAATGATACACAATTAACTCAATATTATATATATTATAAAGTGGATACGAGTGGTACTGAGTTAAAACGAGTAAAGCCATTTAAAAAGACTTCGTCATGGAGTCGAACGCTATAGCCACTTGTATTTAATTCGCTAGAAAACAAATAGGCCGAAACTAGTTAATCGGCCTATTTATTTTTTGAAATATATTAGAAAGGGGAGATTTTATAAATGGCTAATGGTAGTTATGTAAAATTTTTGCGCGGCACTGAAAGCGCATTCAACAAACTAACAACAAAAGACAATGATACCCTGTATTTTATTTATAATTCTGAGGATGCTAGTAAAGGTTCACTCTGGCTAGGTAATAAATAGATTATTACTGGCACAAGTGGTGGCGGCACTACTACGGAATTAGACCTTGGCGATTTAAAAAATGTTCTTATATCTGAAATCAAGGACAAAGATATATTATCCTATGATGCGACTTCGGGAAAATGGATTAACCGTTCTGTTGATGAAATTGTTGCCAAGGTAATGTCTGGCGCGGATGCTTTGGCGGCCGGTAAAGCTGGTTTAGTGCCGGCGCCACAAGCGGGTGATTAGAATAAGTTCTTGCGTGGTGATGGTGTTTGGGCCGAGGTTCCTGTAGTTAATTTAACCGAGGACCAAATTAATGCAATTCCTGGTCTGATTACTACTGTTGGTAAAATTGATGGTGATGAGAATACCGAAGGCTCGTTCCGCCAAGTTATTAAGCAAGAAGTGACAAATCTTGTTGGTGGTGCGTCTGAAGCATTTGATACATTAAAAGAAATTCAAGATTGGATTACTACTGATGGCGATGCAACTACTAAGTTAATTACTCGTGTGGGCAATTTGGAGACGATGTAGAGTAATATGAAGTCGCGCATGGACAATCTTGATGCTCGTTTACAATGGGTTGATATGACAGAATAATTGAAGGAGGAAATTACATATGGCAAATGTAAGTTTTAAACGCGGTCTATCAACAGCGTTATCTGGCATTACTGTTGAAGATGGTGTATTTTATTTAACTACTGATACTCATCGTCTGTATGTAGGTCAAGGTAGTGATTTAGCTGAATTAAATCAATCTGTTACTACTTATGCCACTTGGGCCGACATGGAACAAAATGCACCCAAGCAGAAGGGCCAGTTCTATTACGCGATTCAGGAAAACGTTTTAGCTTGTTATTTACCCGAATTAAATAAATGGCAGCAAATTAATCCTGATCACAATGATAATGATGATACATATGTTTCATCTCTTACAGTAGTGCCAGATAAATCTGAGACTGGCAAATTAAAATATACAATTACTGTTGGTCAAAAGACTAAACATAATGGAAAAGAAGAAACTACTGTAACGCCTGATATTACTGGATATTTAGAAATTAGTTCTGAAGATTTAAATACTATCGCGTCTGATGTTGCCGTTGGTGTAAAAACAGATGCTATTGTTGGTAATGAAAATGGTTTTGTTTTTAAAACTACTGGCGGCGGAGCAGATGCGGATACTAATATTGCAATTGTCGGTGGCGATAATGTTAATGTTGACCGTAGTGAAGATGGTAAAACTATTACTATTAAATCTACTGATACGAATACCACCTATGATTTGTTATCTAACGCTGGCGATGCTAAGATCACTCTACATGGTACTGATAATGCTAATAGGACTGTTTCCTTTGTTGGTGCTCAACAAATTGAAGTTTCTGGCACCAATGAACGTGAAATTGTTATTAATCACAAAGATTCATCTGTAACTGCTGGTGATTATAATTCATCTATTGAAATTAGGGATAATAAATTTACTGTTCCTTCGTTTACTGTAGATCAACAAGGTCATATTACAAATGCTAGTACTAATGAATTAACCATTCCTGCATCTCACGATACCAAAACTTCAATAAAGTCAATTAGTGCCGGCGAGGATGGTAAAATCACTATTGTATATGCTGAGGATGCAGAAGCGCAAACTGTGTCGAGTAATGCTGAATTATATTATCAGATTACAGTAGATGGCAACCCTAGTAATGTAAATAACCGAGGCTTATTGGGCGAATTTTATAGTAGTGGCAAGGTTGATGAATTAATTAGACAAGCTGCTGCTGGCATGAATGCAATGACCTATAAAGGTGTTGTAGATAGTGATAATTTTGCTACTAAAATTGTAGGCGCTCAAAAGGGTGATACCTATAAAGCCAATGGTGAAATTGTAATAGGTAGTCAAACAACTAAAACTGGTGATTTAATTATTTATAATGGTGATGATTTAGCAACAGACGGTATACCTGATAATGCCAATTTTGACGTTATTCCTTCTGGCGATGAAATAGATAGTCAGTTTGAGTTATCTGGCGTAGATAATGCTATTGTATTAACTAACATTACTAGTAAAAATACCGCTGGCTCTGTCAATGTAAGTGGTGCAGATGGTATATCAGCTGAAGTTGCTGGTAATACTTTATCTATTAAACACACTAATGCAATTGCAACTGGTGCAGGTTCTATTGGGGAAAATAGCAATGTATCTCCTGCGGCTGGTGAGACACTTAAGATTCCTAATATTTCTTATGATGCTCAAGGTCATATCACAAACGCAAGTGATATTACAGTTACACTGCCCGCTGATAAAGATACTACATACTCATTAGGTACTACCGTCGGCGATGCTCAATATGATGCATATATTAATTTAACTCCAGCTGCTGGTAGTGGCGCGGATGTGACATCTGCAAAATTTAAAGCTGGCGCCAATATTGCAATTACTGGTTCTGGAACCGAGATTACTGTTGGACACACTGGCCCCGGCGACGTTAATGGTAATGCTGTTGGTAATAATACAGAAACTGCATTGAATTACGAAGGTAAATTTATAGTTCCTAAAATTACTAAAGATGCCAATGGCCATATTGTTAGTGCTGAAGATATTGAGTTAACTCTACCTAAAGCAGTAGCAATTCCAACAATGAATTATGCAGGTGCGACTACATTAGATGAAAAAGATACAAACCGTGTGATTATGAGCTCAAGCCTAACTATAGGCACTACAGCAGCTCAAACCTATGCACCAAGCATTGGTTCTTCTACATTGGCATTATCTATAAGTGGTAATGCTATTACTATGGATTTAGAATGGGGTTCATTCTAATAATTGGACAAAACACATTAATTAATTTATAGGATTATTTAGAATTCTATGAGGAAAATTTTAAATTGGGACAAGGATTTTTCCTTGTCCCAATTTTTTATTATAAGGATAGAAAGGAGCAAAGCTAATGGCAAGTGATAAATTCCCATTCATTCCAGCTCGCGGTTTAGATGCTAATATTCGTAAGCAAGAGCCAAAAGCCGGAATGGTTTGGTTTGCTACTGATACTAGAAAGATTTATTATAGCAATGGTGAAGAATTGCTATTGATGGGCGGCAGTTCAGGCGTTTTTTATGGTAATTTTGATACTACAGCCATGTCTGATAATGATACTCAATTTGATTTTGAACCATCAGAGGAGACAATAGAGCATTATGATACAAATAAGCCGCAGCCCGATGATTTAATTTTAAATCAATTTGATCATTGTTTTTATCGTGTTGCAGAGATAGATGTAACTATTCCATCTATTATAGTAACCAAATTAACCATTGCTGGTAGCGGCGGAGGAAGCAGCGGTTCTGATGACCCTAACCGTGGTTCCGCCAAAGTAACTATTGTTGGTGGTAATACTATTTCGGTATTAAAGGGACACTCTTGTATTTTATCATTTGATGTGGAATGTAAAGATAATGCGGGACAGAATACTACAGGTAGCTCGGTGAGTTGGTTTATTAATCGTAAACCTAATAGTGTATATACAATGCCCGTTGAGACTGGTCATTATGAGATTGACATTGGCCCATATTTAGATTGGAATACTTCTCAAAACACTATTCAGGGTCAATTTTCTATGGATATTGGCACTGATTCATTAACCTTATTAAAAAAAGGTTGGGTTATTAAAATAGTTGATGTATCGCTGGATTGGCAATACGATTTCGCCACAATTAATAAATTGGATAGTTTTATATTTTCGTGGCGCGCCATGGGTAGTGTAGAAAAAACTACGCACATCTGGCTAGATGATTAGCAAGAAATTACTATAGATTCTACAATAGATACAACATAGACATATCGTATTGATAGAAGTGAATATGAAGCATACATGTCTCATGGTGTTCATACATTCTCAATGTATGTAAGTGCTGAAGTTAATGGCGTTACATTTACAACACCTACTATAAGTTATCCAGTTATTTTTGTAGAATCAGGAAATAACACGCCAATTATTGCATCACCTATTGGTAATTTTGCAATATAGCAATATGATACCAAATTAATTCCTTTGGTTGTTTATAATGCGACTTCGGCTGAGGGTAATATTGAAGTGGCGGTACAAGAAAATAGTACGCCTAAGACTGTTATTTCTGGTCTGACTAGTGGTGAACGGTTTAATTGGACATATTCACCATTAGAGGCTGGTGAAAATGTATTGTCATTTATTTGTGGTGTAGCATCGTTAAATATGCGTGTTTCAGTTGAAGCGCTAGATTTTGGCGCAATGAAAGAACCTGATGATTATATTTTTAAATTAAAAGCATCTATGGTTGGTAGTAATGCTGATTTAAAAAATTGGATTAGTAATGGCATCAATGCCACATTCTCCGATAATTTTGACTGGGTTAATGGTGGTTTGAAGCAGGAAGATGATGGAACCCCATACATTTGTATTAAAGCTGGTACCACCATGACAATTAATTATCAACCATTTGCAAGTCACATGGCAGATAAAGGTAAGTGTTTAAAGATTATCTATAAAGCGACTAATTGTTGTGACTATGATGCACTAGTATTAAATTGTCGCGGCGAAAAGGGTCCTGGTTTGGTATTACGTGCATAGAACTCTGTATATGCTACTGACTCGCGTGAGCTATCTATTCCTTATTGTGAAGACACTCGCATGGAATTAGAATATGATGTTTGGCCCTCTTCTTCGTCAATAGCTATTAAAGAAAAATATATTATGGGCTGGCTTGATGGCGTTCCTTGTGCGGTAGCACAATATGGTGCGGATGGTTTTAGTCAAAGTATATCAAGCGGCGTTACTAATATTGTAATTGGCTCAGATGATTGTGATGTATATATCTATTTAATTAAAGTATATCAGCGCCACTTGTCCGATGAGGAGCATTTGGCTAATTTTATATTTGATGCAGCTAACGCATCTGAAATGGTTGAACGTTATTAGCGTAATGATATTTTAAATGAACGTGGCGAAATTTCTTGGCAAAAATTAGTTGAGAAAAACCCCGGTGTTCAAGTCCATTTATATGACATACCTCATATTCCTATTGGTAAAAAGGATGCGGATATTGTTAATGTAAATGAATATTTAATGTATGAAAATGGTGACAGTACTAATTATGCATTATATGCTTAGAATGCAAAAGTTAAAACTCAAGGTACATCATCTATGGCTTATGGTGTTGCGGCATATAATTTAGATACAGATTTCAAAGACACAATAATGTATGGTCCAGGCGGTGTCGAGTTGACTGAGGGTTATTAGCTATCCGAATACGCCTTCCCACAGAAATATTTTAATACTAAAGTAAATGTCGCGTCTTGTGAGGGTGCAAATAATGCTGTCAATCAAGCTTGGTATAATGATTTTTAGCCTTATATTAATGCCTATCGTGATAGAACCAAAAATGATAAGTATCGCGCTCGTGATACTATGGAATTTGTGCCAGCAGTAATTTTTATTACTGATAGAAGCACTAAGACTGATGGAACTACTTGGGCTGAAGGCGGTATTGATAATATATTTAAGGATACTGAGGGTTATGTAAAAAATCCATACCCTAAGCTATATAGTGTTGGTAATTTTGGTAATTCAAAAAAGAATAGCACTACATTCCATGATCCAAATAACCCGAATGAAATGTGCGTTGAGGTTGCAGATAACTAGCAAAATTTACAACACATGATTCTGAGGGAAGATGATCCTGAATATTTAAAAGCGATTGCTGCATTAAATACAACTGTCGAAGAATTTACGTTACGAGATTTCGTTAAATACTCGCTAGATGATGGCGCCTATGATAGCAGATATCCAAAGTATAAGAAATTAACTAACGAACAAAAAGAGGCGTGGGCCGATTTTGTAGAATGGATGTCAGATTGTAATCCTGCCGGCGCCACAGGTTATGATTTAAAATCAACAAATGCGGCGGAAATTAAGGCATTAGGTAAGCATCATTTGAATGCAGAAGATGATTATCCTACATTTAAACCTTATACATTTCGTTCTACCATTCCTTATTGGGATGATGGTATAAATGGTGAAAGTCATGTATACCATACCAAATTAGGTGGTATTACAGTTAAAGATTTCTCAGGTGAAAGCGGAAGGGCCTATACTAAAGATACTTATGAATATCGTATGGCTAAGATGTTAAGTGAATGCGAAGATCATTTAATTATGGACAGTGTTGTTTATCATTATTTAATGATTGAGCGACATCTATTAGTTGATAATGTAGCAAAAAATACATTCTGGAGTACAGAAGATTTAAAGCATTGGCAATTAACTAAGGACTATGATAATGATACTGCTGATGGTAATGATAATAATGGTAACTTAACATTGACCTATGGTATTGAGCCTGGTGATGTATCTAATTTAACTAATATTTCTGTATTTAATGCCTATAATTCAGTATGGTTGCATTTTATCATGGGTTTACGCGAAGTTAGAGCAGCAATGCATAGTGCATTAAATATTAATAATGGTGCTTGGAGTGCCCAAGCCTATTTAGATAGATTTACTCAATTCCAGTCTGTTATTCCTGAAAGATGTTGGATTGAAGATTATCATCGCAAATATTTACGTCCGTATGAGGTATATGATGATTCTTCGTATTTCTTGAAGCTTGAAGGCGGTAAAAAGACTCACTAGCGGAAACAATTTGAAATCTATGAAGAAAAATATTTTAATAGCGAATATAATCGTATTTCTGAGGATACAAATGTAATTAATTTGCGTGGTAATATAGAAAGTGCGCCAGAAGAAATTAAAATACCGTTTAAAATGTATGCTGATTGCTATTTGCGATATAGTCTGGGTCAAATGGCTTGGATGAAGCGAGTAAAAAGAAATACGGTTGAGTATATTACGTTACCAAAAGGCACGAATTTAACTGACTCAACGTTCTATATTTTTATGCCTGAATATTTTACCCATTTGGGTGATTTGGCTATTACCCAGCCTAAAAATATTAGTTTGGCAAGTGCATCCCGTTTAAATGAATTGACTCTAGGCGAAAGCGCCGAGTGCAAATCTATTAATGCATTTAGTATTAAAGGTTGTAAGTTGTTGCGTAAATTAATTGCTAAAAACCTAATTGGTGATAATGGAAAAGGTATTGAGACCTTAGATTTAATTAATTAGACTTGTTTACGTGAATTAGATACGACTAATAGCGCGTTTACTAGCATTTTGTTGCCTCCAAATGCACCACTAGCGAATATTATTTTAAACGCTCCTACTTCAATTTATGCTAAGAATTTATATAATTTAAATAAATTAAGTTTTTAGGATAAGACATAGATAAAGGGATTATATTTAGATAACATAGATCAAAATGCAAGTTTTAACAGTGGCGAGTTGGTAAAAGAAATTATTAATAATCTAACTCAATATAGTTTATTAAATGTTAAATGGAATTTTAATGAAGCAAATGATGTGGCGCCGCCGCACATTGAGGTATTAGATAAATTAAAATCTAAAATAGCAATGACTGTTGGTTCTGATGGTTCTGCATCTGAAACTCAAGATAAATGGCGTGCCTTGTCTGGTAATTTAACTATTGGGGCTACAGCTTATAATGGCACCGAGTCTATTGGTATTTATAATGAATACTATGAAACTTATCCTGATTTAAATATTGATTTTGAGAATAATAGTTCTAAAATATTTAATGTTAACATTCTAAATGGCGACGGTTCAATTTTATGGACTCGTAAGATTAGGAATGGAGATAGTGTTACTGAGGAATTTTTGAATGGCGGCCCACGTGGCGCATTCGATATATCTAAAGTGGCGAAAGGTAATACTCGTGCCGAGACATTTACATTTGCTAACAAATGGTAGATTAAAGATAGTGTGATTATTGATAAAGAGATACCAATTCTTGATTTTGCTATTACGGCAGATATTACAATTGAGCCTATTTTTAATTCAGCTCCTCGTTATTATAATGTTATATTTAAAAATTATAATGATGAAATTATTGCAGATTTCAGTGGTGATAATAAAATTCCTTATGGCACAAAATTATTAGAGACTTGTTATCCAACAAATATCACACCAATTAAATCATTAAGTTCAGATGGGTTATATCAGGCTTGGCGCTTTTTAGGATATTCAACCAATCGCAATGCATCACAAGCAATGCGTTTTACCAATGATGCAATTGTTGATAATGACATGACCTATTATGCGGTTTATAGTTTAATTAATGATGTTAGAACTAAGGCTACCGACAATAAATATTTTATATTCACTGAATATAATTATACAATGAACGGCGAGAACCTTTCTGGTTATTCTGTAATTCCAAATTCCAAGTTATTACCTAATGGAAAAATTACTATTCCAGCGAATTATAATGGTAAGCCCGTTTTACGTTTAGGCAGTTTTGTAAGTGCATCAGACATCACACACGTTTTCTTTGAAGGTAATGGAAATCATCCATTACGGTATATTTATTAGGAGGCATTTAAGGGATGCGAGAAATTAAAATATTTCGCTTTTAACGATTTGCCTAAATTATATAAAATTGATATATCTGCTTTTGAAAATGTATCAAATCTTTGTGAGAATGATAATATTGGTTAGTCGGTCATGGTTTTGGGACGCTTAGCATTTAGTGCCGCATTTAATTTTAATGAGACGAAAATTACCAAGTTTACATTCCCAAGTTCTGTAGAAGTTATAGGTTGGCGCGCCTTTAGTTTTAACTTAATGAACCATTGTGATTTTTGGATTGGTACACCTAATTTACCATCAAATTTGGATATTGGCCGTAGTATAGCTGAAGACAATTGGTATATTTATATCAATGGCAATTCCAGTAGTGAATAGAGCGTCAATTGGCGCCAAGGTATAGTGTAGAATACAGCTGAAGCATGGCGCGATTTTTATGCTTATCGACCTGGTCAACCTTGGAATGTAAACGATAATTATTCCGTAGTTAAAAATGGTATTTCTTATGATATTACCGTTGGTGAATTTTTTGGTTTTACTTGGGATGGTAAGGGCGGAAAACCGACTGGTACAATTACTTTTGGCTAAGGAGTGTAAATTAAATGACAAAAGAAGTTTTATATAAATATTTTGGCACTAATGGAACAATATTAACGACTGTTCATTTGGAAGATATTTATTATGTTCGTATGTTGTCTATTGTGGCCGATGAAGATAAAAAACTCACTAAGAATGGTAAACAATTTTATCGTTCTACAATTATACCAGAAGAAGAATTATCCCAATGGTATGAAGTATCTCGATGATACAGGTCAATTTAAATTAATTATATTGATTTAAATTATAAATATATTAGGGCGAGATTAGTTATTCAGTCTCGCCCAATCTAATAGAAAGGATTTGAAAGCGTATGATTACAAAGGAAACTAGTAGCAATAAATCCGAATATCAAAAATTATATGATAAAGTAAGTCAAGTATTAAATTCTGAATATGTAACTGCTGAAGATAAAAAGATACTGGGTGAAACACTAAAATTAACCGATGGTAAAGTTAGTGTAACCTCGATTGATGAATATTTTTCTGTATTAGAGATACTTGCTAAAGTTGTAAAAACTGTTGTATCAAATAATAAAGGCTATGATGCTAAGTTATACAATGATAAGTTGTTTATTATTCCATTTGGTGAAAATGATTTTGTTATTGACGCTAACTCGCGTAAAATTGGTGTGCCTCAAGAATTTGCGCGCAATGGTGTTGGTGTTGAAGGCGATCATTTTGTTGAGAGTTTGTATTTTACTATTGATAGATATTTTGATACTACCGACTTTGCATAGTCGAATATAATGGCGATAGTAGAATGGATCAATGCCAAGGGGGAGAAGTGCTATTCACCAGCTTGGACAAAGATATTATCTGATGATGATGAGAAATTGATTATCGGCTGGGTATTGACGGACAGGGCAACTGAGAAAGCTGGTATTGTTAAATTTTCTATTCGTTTATATAGTTTGGACGAAGATGGTAAACTTGAATCTAGCTTTGCCACTTTGGTAACTAATGTTATTATTAATCCTAGTATGAATTTCGATTTGGAGGCTGCTGGCAAAGATAAGATTGAGCCAGAATTTACATCTTCGGGTAAGGCTCATGAAGCGGTCTTTAAGCGTCTGCGTAGTTCGCCGGCCGCTAACAAAACCGCGAATGACGTTGATTTACCCGAGTATGTTATTCGCTATGCTAAGATGACTAATGGTAAGATTGCTGATGCGGGTAGCTTTGATATTGATGATGCTGATGCTGGTGATACCTATTATGTATGGGCAAAAAGTAATAGTGGTACAATTCGTTACGCATGGACTACAACTGGTGCAGCATATGATGAAAATGCCACAAATTCATATGAATAGGTCCCTGTATCTTTTTGGGATGAAGGTATGGAATATTATACCAAAGAGCAAGTTAATGGCGAGGATAAATATACTTTAGCCGAAGGCGTTACCTCATCGACTGTTGCTAGTGGCGACTATTATACTATTATGGGTAGGGCGATACTACCTAGTAATGGCGATGTGACTGGCGAATATCGTTGTTTAGCAAAAAATAGTCAGTATGGTTATACCCGTCCTGAAGCATTTACTGATATTGATGGTTTAAAAGATGAAGTATATAAAATTGGTAAAATTACTATTAAGCCTCCTGAAGATTTTACATTTGCATTATCCAATAGTGAAGCGCAAATGGTTGGCACAAATTTGACGGTTGTAAACGAAGAGAATAAGAATGATCGTGCTGTATCCTCGTATCAGTGGAAATACAAAACATTTGCTGATGGCGCAGAATATGTAAACAAAGGTACTGAGTCTAATCAGTCAACTGATGCGGAAGGTTATTGGTAGACTACTGTGTCGCATACCAAGAACGGCGCCACAAAGTCTAAGACCTCTGAGGATGTTATTATTTATCAACCTGTGGCGATGCCAGTAGCAGATGAGTAGAATGCAACAAGCATTAATATGAATCCTCAAAATAAAACAGACGTGGAGTGGCGTTTTACTGTTTCGGGTGATTATAACTAGTATTCATATCAATGGTATAAAGTAAATGATGCAGGCGAGTCAGTTGCATTAACTAAATCACAAGGAATAATGGCTATTGAGAATGGTGCCATCGTTGCTACATTAAACAAGATTGATTTAGCAGAGATAAATAGTATTGCCAAGTTTAAGCTTGCGATTACTGGTAAGAAAGCAATACCTGGCACGACTCAAGATGTTGGTATTATTTCTTGGGATAGTGATAAAAATAAGGATAATATTAAGACATTAACAATTGATTTTGCTACTCTTGGCGGCTAATCATTAAAGATTGGAGGTATGGATTATGAATACCAGTCTTAATGATTCCCCTAGGTTTGTTGATCCGTTTTGGAGATGGCAAAAAGATGATGGAGGTAATTGGTTTAAATACAATATCACATTAGATGATTGCCATTCAATTGATTTAAACAAAAGAACCATTGATGTTCCTGAATGTTTGAGTGTCGAAAAAGACCATCGAGCTGAAACTATCTATTTTAAAGTAGATAGATATTTTGGTAGTGTAGATTTGGCGACCGCCGATTGTATCATCATGTATGAGACAGCCAATAAGAAATAGTATATCTATTGCGTCGAGGGCTATAACTTGTTCGCTGAAGATAGAATGCTAGTGTTTGCATGGCCAATAAGTGGTCTCGCCACATCTGCCTCGGGTAAAATTAAATTCACTATGATGTTCTATCGTTTGAATAAGAATCCTGATGGCTCCGTTGAGTTTGATTATAAGCTCAATCTCAAGCCTAATATATCATCTATCCTCTATGGTATGGATGTATTTGATAGCATTATAGCTGAAGATGATAATACGCCACCGAGTGAATACAAGGTGACGCCAAATGAGCTAGAACATCTCCAGGCTCAAATAAATCAATTAACTAGTTTGCAACAGACCTATTGGTATGATGTATAATTTTGGACAAAAGATGATAGGCGATATCACATAATTCTCATAATTTAATGAGTTAAGAAAAGGTAAGATATCGTCTTGATTCACAATTAGTAATTAAATCTCGTTGCTATAGGGATTACTATATATTTAAGGGTGAGTCTTGCCTAGTTTGGGCTTGACTCACCCAATTTTTTATTATATAATATAGAATATAGGAGGGATTGATTATGGCATTATTTAAAATTGCTAAAGGTCCAGAAAGCGGCCTAGAAAATAAAGAAATACATGAAGGCTATTGTTATGTGGCGCATAGTATAGTGCCCGGCACTGAGAATACAGGGAATCCATAGCCGTTACATTATTTTTTCTATGTTGATGTAGGCCCTGAAAAACGAGCTAAATTAGCTGCTTCATATGCCGAGGAGTATCCTGTAACAATTACGACATGGAGTGTGAATAATTCATGATTTATTTAGGTGGTGGAACTTCAGCTGGCATGGTTGCGGTATCAATGCCCGCTTCCGGCACAGTTGAAATGGACAAGTCACAGATCGGAATTACACCGAATCTGGTATTAGATGCAAGTGGCGTGCCTCAAGTTAGTGCGACTGTTTCAATTCCTAGTGGTACCTTGTCATAGAATTATAATACTACATCAGGTGCGGTATCATTTAGTAATAAAGTTACTACTAAGACTATTACTGAAAATGGCACATACGGCCCCGAGAATGGCTAGATATTTAATAAAGTAATTGTGAGTGTGGCGGGGTCCAGCTCGGGGACCGTTAAGACGCAGGCTGTTACAGCAACACCCAGCAGCGCCATGCAAACTATTACCCCAGAGGCTGGTTATGATTATTTATCTTCGGTAACTGTTAATCCAGTTCCATTAGATAGTCGTAATGGCTAGACATTTCGTAGTAATGTAACTGTTACTGCGGCTGATGGCAAATGGTTTAAATCATTTACTATTGCTGTGCCAAATAGTGGCGGTGGCAGTGGAACAAGTAATATTCAAATTAGTAAAACCACTAATATAGATAATGCAGTCTCATCTAATCCAGGTTCAATATCAGTTGAACCAGATAGTGGTTATGATAGCATGGCGCAAGTGGTTATAGATACTAGTAATTTATATGTTATAACTGATCAAGAGCAAGCAAATGAATATATATTATCAGGTGTGCGCGGTTATCAGATTAGCGAAGCACATGGCGCCCACGCTTTGCGCCCGGTATAGGGCAGCATGACGAATCATGAAGCGGCCAGCGCCACATTAAATCATACTACCAAGTCTTATACCATTGGTAAAGGATATCATAATGGTTTAGGTAGCGTAATGTTAGGTAGTAATTCTAGCACGCCTAATATTACAATAAATGGAACGGTCGTTACTTATGATGATAATGGTAATTATTATGATAGTATAATAGTTAATGTTCCAGTGGGTAGCACAATTAATTTGCAAGAAAATAAATCAATTAGTCCTACTGGTAATACTTTTGCAACAGGTAATAGTTATAGTGTATTACCTGATACTAATTATCAAGGAATGGCTCAAGTAACCATTGATACTAGTAAATTGTATTTCTGTGATACTGATTTAGTTGCCACAAGCGAATTAGCAAATTTGGTTGTTTAGGGCACTGAATTTTATATACATGAAGATACTAGTGATAATCGAGTGATTAAACATGGTATGGGCGCTATGCCTAATAATCAAAATATAACAGGCCAAATTACTGAATAGGGCGGTGTTTATACTATACCTATGGGATATCATGATGGAACTGGCACGGTTACGGCTAATATTTCTACTGAATATAATACCTATTATGTTGGTACAATTGTTCCAACTAGTAACTTAGGTAGTGATGGTGATATTTATTTATATTTAAAATCTGGTTAAAAGTGAGGGCAAATAAAAATGGAAAGAATGATTTTTCGGCCTGTTTCAGATATTGATGTAAGTGGTATTGGAGATTGGGAAAAAAGTAATTCTAATATGTCTTGTGCGGCTGCACTTGTGAATCTCGATGATGAATATATTTATATGAGAGGCAGAGCAGAATCTAATGGCACTATTAAATTATAGTTGGCATTAGATGAAAGTACAAGACCTAATTGTTTTAGTTTTCATATTACAAATATTGGTGTAGAAGGCATTTATAGTTCTGGTAACAATTTAAAAACAGGCACTATTGATACTACTCTAGACTTATTATCTAATTCATTTACTAATACTGCTGGTAGTAGTATATTAACCCAACAGTTATCATTGAGTTCCGAACAGACAAATGCCCATATTTCAGCCAATTATTCTCGAAGTGTTAGTTCAACAAATACCTATATTGATAGTTTACAAGAATTTGGGCCAATGACATTACAAATTAGTGGTGTTCATGCAGCTTCCAGTTCAGCAAAATCTGGTGCGTTTTCTTTAGATTAGTTGTTTATTTATGTAGATTATGAGCCAGTTTTTTTATCTGTTAAGCAAGATGATCAATGGATTGAATGTTCTAACGTATATCAAAAAGTTAACGGTATATGGATAGAATAGAAAGCAGATTTCTTAGGATAGACTAATAAGATGCCTGCATTTTGGACATTTACTAATAAACCTGGCCCAATTTTGTCTCCAATATTTTCTGAAAATTCTTGGGAAGATATTGCAACAGCATGTGAATTGAATATGATTCCAACGGGTTGGAAAGTTGGAGATAGTAAAATGATGACAATTGCTGGAGTCGAATAGCAAATTGATATTATTGGGAAATATCATGATATTTATGAAACTGGTGGTATGGCACCATTAACTTTTTAGTTACATAACTGCTTAACTGTTTTGAGTAAGCGTGTCATTAGTGTTGATAAAACCATTATGCCAGATAGTTTATAGAGCCGCCTTAAACCGATAATTAAAAGATTGCATGGTCATAATAATACGGAAATTTTGTTTGTATTTTCTGAGACCGAAATTGGTGGTGATGATATTTATAGCACCGGGTATACTGAAGGTACACGTTATGAGTATTATGCTATAGGTAATAGCAGAATAAAAAGAGCGAATGGAGAACCTGTTGACTGGTGGTTGTCTTCATTTACAGATAAATATTATTATGCATATATAGATAGCGCAGGTAATCATAATATAACGCCATATTATGAACATGAGAGGGGGGTTTCTTTCGGTTTCTGCTTCTAATTATATTACAAAGGAGGATGATTTAATTGGCATTACAATATTCAAATAGTAGCATACAAGTTAATGGATTAACAATTCACAAGGTTCAAAAAGGCGTAATGGGTTAGATATTTATAAATGACGTAATTAAAAATGCCGCACCCAATGAATTATTTATCATAGATGACGATCCCTACACCTACGTGGAATGGGATAATACTGATCAATGTGTAGTATTTAAAAATATGCTTGATCAATTTACTTATAATGATACTAATTGTATTAATAAGGCTGAGTTCACTGACAATGATGAAGGTGGAGTTTTAAAATTATCTCGATTAGAACCAGGTGTCGCATTGACGGTACGAGATGATATTACAGATGAAAAACGTAAATATTTATATTACACAACTACTAAAACACAAGACCAACACGAAATTCAACACGATATGAGTTGGTCAGCAATACAATGAGGTATGAGACATGGCAGAAAATATAAAATTTATAAATCAAGTTAAATTACCTAATGGTGATGCACCACGAGGTATTTAGACCTATCATGACTTAACCATCGGGGATTAGATATTTAATGGTTCTAAGCCTATTACTATTACTGCGACTAATTTAGGACTATCTCAAGCGTTAAAATTTGTAGGCTCAACCAATATTAATATGACCGAGGAGACGGCATAGACTATTCAATTGTCTAATGGTAATTCACATACTGCATCAATTGGAGATGTTGTATTGTCTAATGGTAATGGTGAATTTGCATGGTTAGGTAGTAATTGGGAAGAGCTAGGTTCTGAGAATAGTTACGCCTTGAAGACGATTAAGATTACTGCCGGTAATGGTCTATCTAATGGTGGTACTTTAACTGGTGATGTAAGATTGGATGTTAATTTTGGCAGTATATCGAATTTAGGTGAAACCACAAGCGCCGGTTCTAGTAACCAAGTAGCTAGGGCGGATCATGTCCATGGTTTAACTAATATACAATCTAATGTATCATTTACTAATAATAATGCAACATTTACTAGTAACGCGACTAATCATTTAAATGGTAAAGTTATATTAAGCACTAAATCATATGGAACTTCAGCCCCATCAAATAGTGGCGCGGTATAGGGCTAGATTTATTTTAAATTGGTATAAGGCGGGTGGGTAAATGGCAGTAACAAAAACCACAGGATGGTATACTATATCTGGATTAGGTGACTTTAATAGTAAAAATGGTTATGTTGGAGAAACATCTTGGTATTGGGGAAAATATAATAGCGGCGCGCGATCTGGCTATATGGGTGTTGGTGTTGTTAATGGCACTTCGCGTAGCGCTGTGTTGGTTTTTTGGGTAAAATTTCCAGCTTCTTTAATAAGTCCAAATATTACAATTGATAAAATTGAAGTTCAAATGAGTCAAACAGTTTCAAGTGGTATTTCATCGGGGAAAAATTATAATACTTTTGCTTGTGCAACTGGTGTCTAGCCGGATACGCCGAAGGCTTGGAACGGCACAGGACGCACTAATGATCCTAAAGTTTTTGCAACTGATAATAGTGTAACTACTCAAACAGCAGGAAGTACTTGGTATCCCATTTATACATACACTGTTACTAATCGTAATAATTTACCAGCGGGTAGTACTGGATGTTATATTTAGTTTTCAGGTGGAAACTATTAGGTACAGTCTATGAGTTCATTTACCATGGGTGCATCTACATATCCGAAATTTAGATTTACCTATACAGATTCTTCTGCTTCAAGTGTTAGTAATAAAACAATTTCCTTTTTTCCAATATATTCGCTAACTTCTGGTAGTTCACCAGGAACAGTAACCGCCTATTCAAACAAAACTACATTTACTTTCCCAACAGCAAGTGATTTAAGATGGACTCGATCCGGACATACTTTATTAAAATGGAACACAACACGAAATTCTACTGGTACAAATTATTCACCTGGTAGCACTTATGCTATTGCTTATAATGATTTACAAAGTAGCTATTATGCTCGATGGGACGATGATGATACTCCAAGCACTGTTACTTTTACATTTAATCCAGGTAGTTATAGTGATGGTTCAAAATCAAGTTATACGAGGTCTTATAGTTATAGTTCTAGTTCAAATGTATCTTTGCCAAGTGGTAGTAGTTATTTTACTGGTACAACTGATTATGGTTCTAATCAATATTATTATTTAACTTGTAATTGCGGGGCTGGCTCTTTCTCTAATGGAGTATCAGTTGCAAATGCTTCCTCAGATTGGACACGATTATAGACACAGTATGTTCAAAATGGTTGGTCGTTAAATAATGGCGTGACTTCTGGTACCCGTTATACTGATTATGCTCCAAAAAGTAATACAACCTTTTATCCATATTGGGGCGATCAAGAATCTAGTTGGCAATATGATATAACATTATCTATACCAAGTGAAAAACCAACTCGTTCTGGATACTCATTTGTAGAATGGAATACTAATTCTTCAGGTACGGGAACTTCATACCAACCTGGTGGCAGTATTCGCTAGCTTGCTTCTAGTGGTTATTTCTCTAATAAAACTCTGTATGCAATTTGGGAAGCTAATGAATTTAAAATTACTTTTAGCCCTGGCAATTATGGCTCTGGTTCTAGTAGACAATTAACTACTACCAATGGTCAATTAACCACATTATCAGCCGATTATTTTACGCGTCCAGCCGGTACTACATATTATTCTAATTATTATTTATAGGGTGGTACAATGAGTACGCCATCAGGTTTTTCTGTAAATACATCAACGACTTACGGACCACGTTATTAGACTAGTAATAAAACTACTTATTATCATAATTATTGGAATAATGATCCCAATGGCACGCCGTAGTCAGGTGAGGGTGTTAATTATTGGAATTGTAATAAAACTTATACATTTACTTCTAATTTAACATTATATCCAGAATGGAATTCATCAATACCACAATATACACTACCAACACCTACCAAAGTAGGTTATAAATTTGTTACTTGGAATACAAATTCTTCAGGCACTGGTACCAATTATGCTGCGGGTACTTCATATCAATTAACCTCAAATAAAACCTTTTATGCCATTTGGGAACCTGAATGGACAATAAAAATAAATAATGGAACTAATTGGGGCGATTATCATATATGGATATATACTGGTGCATCATCTAATAATGGTTGGCGCCAAGCTATTCCATATGTGTATGATGGTTCCAATTGGAAAATAACTAAAATATAAAGGAGGATAATCTAATGGATTGGTTATCTATATTACAGCAAATTTTTGAATTATGTATTATACCCTTGTTGGGTATTGTGGCGAAGTTCGTTATTGAATATATCGCCCAAAAGAAAGAGCAAATTAAAGCACAGACCGATAATGAATTAGCACACAAATATCTTGATATTCTAAATGACACAATAGCTAAGTGTGTCATTGCAACGAATCAAACCTATGTTGAATCGTTAAAAGAGAAGAATGCATTTGACACTGATGCGCAGAAAGAAGCATTTAATAAAACTTATAATGCAGTCATAGGAACGCTTGGCGATGAAGCTAACAAGTATTTGCCGATGGTGATTGGCGACTTGCAGACCTATATTACCGAACGCATTGAGGCCTCGGTCAAAGAATCTAAAAAGTAATATATAATAGAAAAAAGGGACATCCTAATTTTTAGGATGTCCCTTATTTTTTTGCCCAAAAATTTGTAACAAAAAATTTTACAAACATTGTCAAAGTAGATTAATCATTCTATCCCAATTTCCAATATATTATGGAAAGAAAAAATAGCGAAAGGATGTTAGCAATGTATAACAATAATTATTTCCAAGCACCAACTCAACAACCTAGGTAGCCTTCTTATGCATTAAAAGGACGTCCAGTGTCCTCGCTAGAAGAAGCCCGTGCGCTTTCCATTGATTTTGATGGTTCAGTATTTTATTTTCCTGATTTGGCGAATAAGAAAATATATACTAAACAAATTAATATGGATGGAACAGCTACATTGAATATGTATGAGCTAAAGCCTATGCCAGTAGCGCCTACAGCTGATTACATTACAAGAGCTGAATTTGAAAGCGCATTGCTAAAAATTCAAGAAATGGTGGCGCAGCCTAGACCTAGCGCGCCTACTACCACGCCGACTAATGAGGCACAAACCGAGCCGGCGCCATACAAATTTTAAAAGTGAGGTGAATCACAATGCCACAAATGAATCCTATGCAATTAATTCAACTAATTAAAAATGGGCAAAATCCTCAACAGTTAATGCTTAATATGCTTCAGAATCAAGCCCAATCTAATCCTATTGGGGCTAATTTATTATCATTAGCTTAGAACAATAATGCTCAAGGCATTGAACAATTTGCCCGCAATTTCTGTGCTTCTCGTGGCGTAGATTTTGATTAGGAATTTACAAACTTCAAAAATAATTTGGGGTTGTAAAAATATATTTTATGAAAGGGGACATTTAATATGTTCAACACAAATTCGGGCTACAGCTTATCTGACATAGCTGCAGCTACTGGTAATGACCGCAACAACGGTATGTGGGGCGGAGACGGCGCATGGTGGATCATCATTCTGTTTCTGTTTTGCTTCGCTGGTTGGGGCGGCGGTTGGGGCGGTAATAATGGCTCCAATGGTGCAGGCTATCAGGGTGCTCTTACTCGCGACGAACTCACTTATGGTTTCGATCTTAGCGATATTAGAAATGGCATCCGTGGCATCACTAGCGATGTTGCTAGCAGTGCTTATGGCCTTAACTCTAGCCTCTTGGCTGGTTTCTCTGGCGTCAATGAAACTGTAAATGGTAGTGCCCGCAATATCCAGAGCGATATTTGCAATATGGATATGACTAATTTGCAAAATACTAATGCCATTACAAATGCTATTACTAATGCCCATTATCAGACCAACAACCAATTGACGGCTATGGCCGCTCAACAGGCACAATGCTGCTGCGATGAAAAACAGCTTATCTAGAGCTCGTTTGCTGACTTGAACTACAATTTGGCGAGCCAGGCTTGCGAGAATCGTCGCACTACTCAGGATGCTGCGCGTGACATTATTGACAATACTAATGCTAGTATGCGTTCTATCCTTGATTTCCTCGTTCAGGACAAGCTTGATACGCTTAATGCAGAAAATACGGCACTTCGTGGCCAGATTTCTCAGAGTGAACAGAATGCATACCTCGTATCGCAGTTGGCACAGCGCGCACCTATTCCCGCATACGTTGTACAGAATCCTTACTCTTCCTACGGCGGATGCAATTACCTTTATGGTAACACTTGCGGTTGCAACGGTTAATTAATAGGGGGTAACTAATTATGGAAATAACAGCCAATGCTTTATAGGCGGTTAATGCCGGTTCTAATGTAGTATTTACTAACACAGCTGTTGCTGGTAGCTGTTCCATTATGCACAGAGAGGGTAGCGGTCTCGTTACCCTCCGCGGCATAACCAATCAGAGTCGCGCAAGATTTCGCGTGACCTTTGGCGCCAACATTGCTTTGCCTACTGGTGGAACTGCCGGTCCAATTCAATTAGCAATAGCAATTAATGGCGAACCAGTTTCAGCAACCCAAATGATAGTAACCCCAGCTGCTGTTGAGGAATTTTTCAATGTTTCTCGGACATTGTTCTTAAACGTTCCAGCTGGTTGTTGCACACAAGTTAGTGTTGAAAATACCTCGACAGTTGCAATTGATGTGCAGAATGCTAGCTTGATAGTCGAAAGGGTGGCATAATATGGAAAGATTAAAAAGTATTAAAGATTGTTTGATAGCTCAAGTGAGCGGCCAAATGGGCAAGCTCGATCAGGTTGATGCAAAAGAGCTCGGTGAAGTAATTGACATGATTAAAGATATGGAAGAAGCAATGTATTATTGTTCAATTGTTGAAGCCATGGAAAAGAGCGAAGAAGAGAAAAAGTATTATACTGAGTATTACCGTCCATATAATAGAGATTATTTAAGAGATATGGACAAGAATTATGGCCGTATGTATTATGGCGGCGACCGATTTGACGCGCATGATGCTGGCGGTTATGAGACCGGCAAAGCGAGCGGCGCCACATATTATACCGAGCGTCCTTATCCTATGGAATTACGTGATAGACGCGAAGGTCGTAGTCCTATGAGTCGTAAAATGTATATGGAATCTAAAGAATTACATAAAGACAAAACGACTCAATTAAAGGATCTAGAGCATTACATGCAGGAACTCTCAGTTGACATAGCAGAAATGATTGATGATGCATCACCTGAAGAAAAACAGATGCTACAAAGCAAGATTTCTGCTCTAGCCGCAAAAATAAAGTGAGATGTTCAAGATAAATGGGGAATAGTGGATGATTGTATTAACATCCACTATTCATCCTAAATTAATCCGTAGTAATGGCACATTAGCAATTGGTTCATGCGATGATGAGTCAAAAACAATTTATATTAACGAAAATTTATCACCAGCGCGCATGAAAAAGGTATTGTGTCATGAAATAACTCATGCTGCAATGTTCAGTTATAATGTAGAATTAAATATTTAGCAAGAAGAATTATTAGCTGATCTCATTGCTACTTATGGCTAGGAAATTATAGACATAACTAATAAAATATTTACTCGTATGATAGAATAAAACAAAAGGGGAACTAATATCCATGGTATTAGTTCCCCATTTTTTTATTTAGTGTGCTCTAACTAACTATTATATTTATTGGTTACTAATCTATATAGTTCATCACCATCATGATTTCCACCTAGAAGATTATAGGTTCGGTGTTCGGCGGTAATTTTTTCAAATTGCTCAAGCTAAATAGGGTCTTCCTAATTAATTAACTTTCTACAAGTTTTCAAAAACTGTTGTTTTTGAATAGATAATACGCCTTCTTTTAATGCTTTTAAATCATCTTCTAATTTGTCAAGCCCATTATCCAAGCCCTTTTCGGCTGTGGCGGTTTTTATAGCTTTTTCTTCTAGTTTACTAATTTTTTCTTCTAAATGATCAATCTAGCTAGTTAATTTATTATCGTTTGCTACCATCGTTTTCTATAATTGAGCAGTCATCATGCTAATTTCTTTGGTGAGAGTATCTTTAATATGCTTTTTAAATAAACCCCAAATATATTTAGCAGAGCCTATTAATCCAGCAGCAATAATACCTAATGCAAATTCTAACCAATATTCCGCTAAAAATTCCAACATAGACTAATTTCCCCCTTTCTTAATTACTCGTATGTCTTCATTATATTATGAGTTTTTAAAATTATTTATTAATGAAAATTGTCCTCGGCGTATCAAAACGCTGAGGACATTTTTTCATTTCTAATATAATGCGTTCCAATGCATATAGCATCTGCTTCATCTTCTGAGGCCTATTTGCTATAGACTTTTTCTATATATAGCTACGCATTTTTTTTATACACAGCACGCTAATTACCTTTTATATTAAGGCCACTGCGCCACGTAGATGAGGGAATAATTTTAAATGGAATTTTTAATTCTGCCAATAATTCGGTAATAACGCCAATTACTTCGGCCAAGGCCTTATAGGTTACTACATTATTACCTACACCCTTTTCCATTTGAATATCTTCTAATACAACTTCTGTAATACCATACTCTTTTATTAATTCATAAATTTTCTATCGTATTTTCATTAATCGTTTTTCTAATGGCCCAGATATTGTAAATGCGCCACTAGTGATTAACTATTCCTAATCGTTAAATACCGCATAACCTGATGTTTGCGATGCCTAATCTAATGCTAAAAGAATCACTTAGTTGTGCTCCCATAGCCGCCTACACGTTTGCCACCAGGATTATCATCCTCAGTTAAACCATATGGGCAAATAATGCCCTGCGCCACACATTCGCCTTTTTGGAGTTTGATAGGGAATGGTGAAAGGTTCAATAATTGCACATATATTTCTCCTTCGTTCTGCTCACACCCATAATAATCGGCATCAATGATCCCCTCGCTATTCGCCACAACCAACCAATGTTTTAGCGGTGTTGAGCTACGTGGAACCACCTTTAAATATGTGCGATTTTCTAACTTACACTTAACACCAGTAGATACAAGTGTAGGTTTAGCGCCGAGAATTTTTGTCATATCTTTCATCTGGTCAAGCGTGAAAACTCTTCCAATAGGGCTACCAGATGCGGTTTTCATAGCATGGATGTGTTCTTCCATAGGGGGAATTATAGTATCTTCAGCCACATACAAATCATATCCTGCTGAATATTCAGTGGCGCGGCTAGGCATTACAAGATCAACATCAGCATATTTAGATACTTTCTCAAAATGTGCCATAATCGGGCTCCTCAATTACATAGTCAATACTTACTTTACTATCGGGCATCTTTTCATCAGTAAATACTTTATTTAGGGTGATACGAATATATTCATCAATAACTTCACCCTTGGCTTTTACCTCTTTGGATTCACAATTATATTTAACGAGAACAAATCGATTATCATTCTTAGCTTCAGCAATTAACGCTTCGGCTTCTGCATCGGTATTAACACGATAGACCTCTTGAACTTTGATTAAATGTTTCATTAATTTACCTCTATTTCTAAATCATTTATTCCATAATGAGTGGCGCCATACTCATAAATATCATGAGCCAATTTTTCATTAAATACCCTTGCGCCATATAGGGCAATCGAATTAGTGTCATACTTCTGACTATATAGCGCTAGTGTTTCATCTAATTTTTCTAGAGAGCATTCCGGCAACTCAGTAATTTGCCCACAATCCAATAAAATAGGATGTTGATATGCGTCCCATAATTCAATATGGCAAATTATTTTCTTCATTTTATTCACACCTTTACTGGAACAACGCCTGCGGTATAATCAAAAAATATCATACAATACGCATCATCTTTATCTTTTACCCAAATTTCAACACTATTTGTATTATTATTCTTTTCTACGCTAACAATCTGTCCTATATCTTCAGCACATTTGAGAACAGTTGGTGCTATTGGAGTTGAGCCTATATTATTGTTTTTAATTGTAAATATTGTATAATAATTTAAATCATTACAGAGTAACATATAATAATTATCTGATGTGGCGCCGCCACAGAATTCTTTGATTACTTCTATCGCTTCAAGACGTTGTTTGAGATTTAATGGCTTCATTTGTGCCATTACTGTTTTATTAATTTCATATAGATTAACTTTTACTTCGCTTTTGGCATCCATTGGTTCCCATTTGCTATTTTTGCCCACATAAACTTGCTGTGTATCTTCACATACAGCAAGTTCATTATCTTTTGGGATGCGGGGTAGGGCAAATAGAACTTGTTTATTAGGAATTGATAACATTTGTCTACCTCTTTTTTATTTTATTATAGCATAATTTTTATTCTTTGTCAATTTTTTTATCATGCAAAATAAAATTTAATATGATGCCAACTACAAGAGCAAGGGCAGTGGCGCTAAGAGAGAATGTGGCGCCGCCAATTGCTATTCCGCTGATGCCAAGCGATAGAACAACAGATACTATAATTAAATTCTTTTGTATATTCAAATCAACATGCTGCAACATTTTTACGCCACTACAAGCGATAAATCCATATAAAATTATTGCACTTCCTGCAAATACACAGCTAGGTATAGAGGCGATAAAGGCTTGCACAGGCGCCAAGAAACCAAGAATGATAAGGAAAACTGATGCCAAACCAGTTACCCATACAGAAGCAACCTTGGAGAAACCAATACATGCTACTGATTCACCATAACTACAAGCGCCTAGGCCGCCCACACATGCACTGAATAAATTGGCAAAGCCCTCGCCGCAGAAAATTTTACCCAAACCGGGTTTACGATAAAGGTCAACACCAATAATTCCACCCAATGCCGCATGGTCACTCAGACATTCCATCATTGCACTAATAGTATAGGCAATATAAACTATAATTATAGGAACTATTACTGACCAAGCTACGGGTTTTATTAAGGTAAAAGCAAATGTAGGCAAGCTAAACAAAGAAAGATTAGTAAACACACTAAAATCAACCAGCGGGCATAGACCAGTTATTGTAAGAATAATAGCACAAATATAACCCACAAGAATACCTACAAGGAATGGAAGTATTTTCCAAAGGCCCTTAGCGTAATGGGAAACTAAAGCTGTAACTAACATAGTTATCATTGCTAAAGCAATGCCCCACATATTAATTTCGCCATTGATTTGAACATAAGTGAGGATAAAAGGCATAAGGTTAATACCAATAACTACTGTAATTGCGCCTATTAAAGATTTAGGGAAGATTTTATATATATTATCAACCGAAGTGCGACTAAATATAAAACCAAATAAACAATAAATAATACAAGTAGTTAAACCACCCACCGCTACAGCAGTATAACCACCGACGCCCAATGCTAAAAGAACTGGTGCAACGAAGGCCCCACTATTTGAGATAAACATGGGTGATTGACCACGAGTTGTAATAAGATAAATAAGTGTGGCGAGACCAGCGCCAACAAGCGCACCTGATGTGGCGACCCCGCAGATTTGCGCGATAAGGGCGGTCGCCACAAATATTGACAATAGCATTTGAATAGCAAATGCTATCATCTTACCTATTGGTGGTCTATCATTAATACCATAAATCATATTCCAAGTTCCTCCCTGGCTTGCTTAATGGCTTCGATAGCATCATCAATATTAGAAACAAGTACACCTGCATCATGGATAAGACCAGTGATATATAAATTTTCATAGGCATATTGTTGTTCACCTAATCGAGAACAACCACCAGCATCTTTTTCAGTACTATGAGTTAAATAGCATTGTCTTGTATCAGTGCAAATGCCAATGATTCTTTTTTTATCGCCTCGTGTGATTTTCTCATGGAATTTTCCAATTTCACCGCAGGTTCCTGACGGCAAGACGTCGCCATCTATGCAAGCCACAAGGATGTCAGTTGTATCGAGTCTAGCATTATCAGCTTGAGCTATCATCATTGAATCAGCAAATTTCTTTTTACCTTCTACGCCATTAATATCGGTATTTTGCAATGGATCATAGATATATGCATCAGGGAATGCTTCAATTAGCTTATTATAGAAATAATCATTTCTGAACTTGTCGGCCAAGAAAAATATGGGGCCAGCTAGATAGATTCTCATTCTTCATTCTCCTTTTCAATTTCAGCTTTTTCCTCTGATGGTGTTTGTTCTGCATTTTCCAAGAAAAATATCTGTTTATTTAATTTACTAGCCCAATCAATTTCACCATAGGTGGATTTACCTATATATCCACCATAATTAATAACATAAATAGCATCACTCATATTAATTTTGAGTTTATGCAAGTTATCAAGGCGAATTTTTTGCTCTTCGGTTAATTCATCATTATCAGTATGATGAAATACCATAGGCATAAGAACTATATTACCAGCTAGCGTTAATTCTTTAGCCACTGCAAAAAATAATTCTTTGAATTTAGTACTGCCACATAGGGTAATAATCATAGCTCACTCTTCTCCTTTATCTCTTTTTTATTTTTTAAATCCCAAATGCGTTGATTAGGTGAACCTCTCATCCACAAGGTTATATCTCGTTTAGCGAGAATAAAAGGTCCATCTATTAAATAATTTGAGTTATCTAATATAAATCTTAATTTATGATTAGTTTTTGCCATTTCAAGCAAATCTTCATATAAATAACCAGACCATATATATATTTTTACATCAGGATGTGTTTGGCGAATATGTTCTATTAATAAATATGATAACATTAAATTTTGCTCATGCAAGGGTTCGCCGCCCAATAGACAAAAATCACGATGCACATTATTGGCAACCAGAGCTTTATCTATTTGTTCTAATATATCAGGTGTAAACTCTTTTCCGCCTTCAAAATCCCAAGTCTCAGGGTTATGGCATCCGCGGCAATGATGAACACAGCCTTGAGTATAAAATGATACGCAAACACCTGGGGCATTCGCTGTATCATTTTTTATTATGCCTGCATATCGGATAAGTCATCTCTCCAATCTTTATAATATTTCCATTGATATTTTTTATGAGTTTTTCTTTTTCCCCATAAGCAAGCCATAATACAGCCTTTATCATAATCAGGATGTTGTTTTAAAATATCACTTGAATTCATCCAACGAGCAATTAACTAATTATTTTTATCTAATTGGCAAATAACTTTTGGCCGTAATGAATAGGCATATTCTTTAATTTCTAAAGGAGTCATATTTAAAGTTTTTTCTTTTTTTATAAGAACATAATCATTATATTGAGTTTGAGTAATCTTATCTGCTAAACAGCTACAACAATCTGTTGCCTTACTAAATTCTTCTAATATTTCTCCTGTTCTTAAAGATACTTTTAGATAAGCTACTGGAGGAACTGTACCAATATCTCCTCCTTTAGTGGCATTATACCCGAAACCATTTGCTCCATAAGTGTTATAAAAATTAATCCAATATTGTTCTTTTTCCTTTAATGCTTCTAACGTGTCTGCAGTGTCAATAATTTTTGAGGTAAAAGCTTCTTCTCCGTATTTTCTCATTGCTCGATACAAAGGACGATCAACATTATGTCTAGAGTCATAATGATGTTGGCGCATTCTTCGTTCCAATGTCCCAGTTGTTAAGCCAATATAACTTTTTTGATTAATAGTATTAGTAATTTTATAAATGATTCCGCCACTCATTCCATTATCCCCACATGCTTCACGCGTTGAGAAACTTCATCTTGCTTTCCTAAATTAAAAGCTGTTTTATAGTTGCCGGTTAAATAACCAGTTACACGACGTAATTGCTGAATATTATTACTACCACATTCAGGGCAAGTATCATTAAATTCATCCATATAACCACAGTTAAGACAAGTGTCATTAGGAACATTAATTGCAAAATATGGTATATCTTTATCCATGGCATAATTAACGATTTGTTCTAATGCTTTAATATTATTTTTAACGCCAGAATCCAATTCTACATATGTAATACAACCTGCTGAACTATATCCCGTTAATTGACTTTCGATATCAATTTTTTCAAATGGTGACATTTGTTTCCAAACTGGGATATGCATAGAATTAGTAAAAAACTCCTTGTCACTAACATTAGGAATAATTCCATATTTATCTTGAAATTTTTTCATAGCTGTGTAGCATAAATTTTCTGCTGGAGTAAAATATACACCGAAATTTAGTTTATATTGTTCTTTAAATTCGGCACATCTGGTTTTAAATAGGCTTTCAATTTTTTTTGCCAATTCCATACCTTCTGGAGTAGTATGGTCTTTTCCAATTAAAATTTGTAGTGTTTCGGCTAAACCTAATTGACCAATCGCCAAAGTTCCATGCTTTAATGCACTACGGATACCTTCTTCTGGGATGTATCCTGCCATTAAATTATTTTCATACATAAATTTAGCTGAATCGGGCGATTGTGAGCAAATATATTCAAATCGTTCAATTAATGAATCTTTTGCTTCATGAATCTTTTTATCTAAGAGCTTTAAGAAATTGTCAACAGCTAATCCCTCTAAGCATTCTGTAAAAGGCTCTGAGTCTTTTAAAGCAGCTTCTTTTGCTTCCATGGCCAAGGTAGGTAATATAATTGTAGTAGGACATATATTACCTCGGCCATCTTTTTGTTGGCCTAGACCATTGACGTCATATCCATTAGCTGTGCGACACCCCATGGTAGAAAAATATGTGCAAGGATTATTAATATCATATCCCATATTCCCTGACCAATCTACATTGGCGTAATTAGGATATAGACGTGTTGCAGTTGATTTTAATGCTAATTGATATAAATCATAGTTTGGATCGCTGGGGGCTCGATTAATACCTTTCATACACTGGAAAATACCACAAGGGAAAATAGATGTCCGATGCAATTTTCCGAGTCCCTCAAGTGATACTTCTAATAATGCTTTAGTAATCATACGACCTTCAGGGAGCGTACAGGTGCCATAGTTAATTGAGGTAAACGGTAATTGGTTACCAGAGCGTGATTGTAGTGTATTTAAATTATGATACATACCTTCAATCGCTTGGTGAACTTCTTTATTAGTCATATCTATAGCATATTTATACGCATTATTCCAATCACTATATTCACTATCAGTGATTGTTTTATTAGACCAGTCTTGGTCTAAAATTTTGTAAATTAAATCTTCATCATATGATAACAAATTAGGATTGTTTAATTCAATATAACTTAAGCCATCTTTAAAATGCTTCCAAAAACTTTTGCGAACATATGGAACCATGGTCCAATCTAAGTGTGTGGCGCTGACGCCGCCGAATTGCTGCAAAGATTGAATTTGGAAAATAACTGCAACTAATTGGAATGCGGTATTTACTGAACCCGCTGGACGCACATCTGTTTGACGAGTATTAAATCCATTAGCAAGCAAATCATCAAAAGGGATGCTTAAACAATTATGACTGCCTACATAATAAGCATCTAAGTCATGGATATAAATCATATTTTCAAGATGATTTTTTCTAGTAGTTTCAGAAACTAAATAGTCTAATGCTAATTTCTTATTAACAAGACTACTTGCTTCGCCTTGACGTCCTCCGAATGAACGTTCATCTACATTAGCATTCTGGTTACGGATATCTTTGCCTTCTAGCTTTTCACGAATGGCTTTAATAAAATCATTAGACTGATGCCGAGCAACTTCCTTTTTATATCTATAACGAATATAGGCCCGCGCCACATCCCGTCTTTCAGAACGCATTAAATAGTCTTCAACCCGATCTTGTATTTCTTCGACAGACATTGGGGCATCTCTATTCATTAATTCTTTGCCAATCTCATATGCAATATCATTGGCGGTATCATGTTCATAAATTTTACCATCGACTTCGATAAACGCCTTTTCAATCGCGTTAATAATTTTATCACTATTGTATGGTACAAACGAACCATCTCGTTTTTCAACTGTCATAAAATTATATCCTCCTTGTTATTTTTTATTGTATCAATATAATATAAAATTTTATTGTGATACTTTATCTGCTTTTGCCCAAGAGGATACAAGATTTTGTATAACCCGCGCCACATCATCTATATTTTGTGTTTCATTTTCTACTATATATATAGGTTGGTCTTCAAAAAATTTTTTATACGCTATATCACCTTGAATAATAATATCATCAAAATCATTTTCATCTGTAGAAAATCGTCGTACAATCTCTTTTACATCTGGCTCATTTTCACGTGTTAGTTGCCTTATCATACGGGTCTTATCTTTAGCTATTAAATATATAGGTAAAACATCCACATTTTCAAACTCCATTAAATTTTCTACACCTGTTGGATTAAATACACCAATATTAATTTTTGTTTCATTTAAATTCGTCAGCGAAGTCCCATAGCACCAACCTCGAAAAACAGTAACCTCCAACATTTGTCCATTATTTAATTGTTCGGCAAAATTGTCATGGGTTAAAAAATGATAATTTACTCCATCTACCTCACCCTCTCTAGGAGGGCGAGTAGTGCAACTAATAATTTCATGCAGTTCTGGTGCCATTTTAATTAAAGCGTGCAAGGCACTATCCTTGCCAGATCCAGCCTTTCCCATCAATGCCACAATTTTATAATTCATCCTCTTCCATTTCTCCCTTATATCGTTCACCCCTTAAGGTTAAATCACCATTCGGCGCCACATTTTCTATCTTATAAAGACGATGACCGGGGGTATTCTTATATTTTTTACAAATAAACATATTATCACTACGAATTCCCGTAACCATAATCATACTACCGCGTTGGAAAAAGCTTCGTTCCATAATTTTCTTTTTTCCATTTTCTTGTTTTTCAGAAATTTGTTTATCAAACAAGCTAAAATGTTCCTTGTTAAATTTTACATCAACAACACCATTTGGAGTTAATAAAGTTACGATTGATTTATTTTTATTCTTAGCGATGCAAGTTCCGCATATTTTATTTAATTTATATATATTAATGATTTTATCTTTGATCGGATATGAATATTCGACTATTGGTTCCTTAGAAAGAGCAAAAAAGTTCTGAACGCCATATTTAGCTAGATTAGCTTCTTTTAATTCGTGTTCGTGGTAATAGAAGCATAACACTTCCATTTCCCAAGCAGAATAATTATTCTTTTTAATATACTTTTTCCAATCATCATAAAATATTGCAAAATTTAATTTTTGTAATATATCATCATGATTTGCTTTTAACCATTCTCTAAATACGTCCATCTTTTTTTGATATATTTTATCCCAAGTTTTAATTCCGATACCCAGATCTTGGTCTATCATTTCCATATAATCATCACATTTTATCTCAATCAAAAAATCAATGGCTCGTGTATCTAATAAATAATGACTAGGATATTGTTTATTTTTACACATTGCTTTTAAATATTTATTAAATTCATATATTCTAAAAGCCATTTTCTGTTCTTCAGTATCGTTAGGTAATAGATTGTAGTTAATTAAGGTTGGCATATTTTGTAGGGTCAACTTGCTTTTTTTATCGCAAGTCTCCCAAATATACCAAATCATACAATCCTCTCGCTCCATCATACTATCAAATGCGCCACCTTTGATAAGAGATATCATTGCCTGGCGCTTTGGCTTCACCTTTTGGTAGAAATCTTTAGGTGAGGAATAAGGACGATTCTCAATAATTTGGTTTACAATATCATCATTAATATTGAGTAGGCTTTTTAAACCACAATAAATAGTATTGGTTTCAGCATCAGGGACAAATGTAAATCCAGATTTATTAATATCAACTAGATTAACTTGAACTCCAAAATCTTTCATTTTACCAATTCCACGAGCTAATTTTTCATAATCAGTATTTGCTTTATCCTTTTCATCTTCAAGTTCATCATAATCAACGCATGTATCGTTATCATCTATACTAGTGCCACTATCATTAATTAAACAAGCACAATTCCAATAAATAATTGGAAATCTGGTTGCAAGATTCATTTCCTGCAACGCAATGAGCGAGTAAGCTAGCGTATGTGATGCATTGCGCTTCTATTAAGCTGACTATTTTTTACATGTTTTCACCTAGGTGCCGCCTAGAACATGCACGCTATTTCGGTTTTCAGAGGCTTCGTTACCTAGAACCTCGCCACGTATCAATAGTGACCCTACTTTCCATCTCACTGGAAATAGTCGATACAATATTTTTAAAAGAGAGTAATCCAAATTTGTTGATTTTCGTTTTGATATTGGCGTAAAGGGTATTTTAATCTATTATCTTTACGGTTGCGTCCAGTATTTAATGCGGTTATTGTACTTTTTTGTTTATTATATTTCTTACCAATTTCAGCATGAGTTAAATCAGTAAAAATTAAGTCATATTTTGCATCTTTAGACCAGGCGCCATCTGAGCATCCTTTTTTGCATAATGGATAATTTAATTTATCATTATGCCACTTTGTGCCTTTATTAATCATACTAATATACCCAGTTGAAATACCATATTTCTTAGATATTTCTTTATAAGCTATATTTGCTTGAATATCTTGAATAATATTTTCTTTCGTTTCCTTGGTAAATTTAGTGTGTAGAGTTGCTAATGGATAAGTTAAATCATCACGCACAAAATTCAATCCTAAATTAATATTAGATAAAAATGAATCCGTGAGCATAGGGTATTTCTTTTTAACTTCAAAATACTCATATCCATCTAATAACATATTTTGAATATCACGCACTTCGTCTTCATTGAATAATTTTGATAATTTAACCTGTTCAGAAAAACTTAATTTTGGCTTGGCACAACCTGCACCGCCCTCGGTATAATTATATCCATTTTGATTTATTAAACTTTGATAATAAGAAATAAAATATATTTCACGTTCATTTAAATATTCTCTACCAAAATTATCATTAATTTCTTCAAGAATTACAAAATCAAAATTTTCCCAACCATATTTACGAATTGCGCAATGAAATGGTAAATTATAACCATTGGCTTTTGGATTGAATGATTCAGACTTATGTCCCCTTTTTCGTTTTTCGATATTATTAGTTTGTCCAATATATCGTTTACCCGTAATTTTATTTATAAAACAATAAATATATAGCATATTTCACCACCTTTCTTTGAATAAAAATTTAGTCTCTTTTAAATTTATCACGAGATTTTGCCCTCGTTAGCTATATACTGCCTTCCTTGGCTAGAGGTTAGGCTTTTCATTGTATATAACCCCGTCGATTAACGGTTAAGCGTGTTGGGTCCAATGCTATCAAACCCATAACCCTTTGACATGCTAATTAGAACTTGCCATACATATTTTGCAAAATTTTCTTTTATATGTTTTTCTTTTGTAATAGTATAAAATTCTTCGGTTAATGCATCAAATGCCGCTGGATTTTTCTTTGCAATTGATTTACGTAACTTGTCTGCCCAGGTTAATGAAAAACCGCCCAGTTCAGGTAATTGGACTAATTCCATGAATTGTTCTTGTGTAATACATAAACCATAAGATGATTTCAAGATTGGTTCAAGAATAGACTTTTCTAAGGAACCAAGGCCCCATTGCGCCAATTCTTTATCCCAAGCTTTTGGATCAGCCTTAAATCTTGCTAATTTATCAGTGGGCATTTCATCAGCGCCTTCTTGCGCCATTAGTCGAATGGTTGAATTTAAAACTGATAAATCATCAACTGATGTAGGTTTTAATGTGGCGATGCCTTTAATACCACTTTGCTTTTCCATTTGGAATAATGATAATATCTCATGATTCCATACTTTACGCCACATATTTTGGTCTGTACGATTAATAGTATAAATATTTAAAATTTTATCATATCGCTCTTTAATTGTGCCATCTGGTATTAAATTATAATCGCGCAACAGATCTAGACAAATATGCATTTTATCCAGCGCTTCAACGCTCAATAAGTCGTACTTAATTAGCGGATTGTCATATATTTCTATATGTCCTGACTATCTCTTACTTTTACAATATTTTGTAAAAGAATACCGTTTCGAACATCGTATCAATAGATGCCCTACTCCCCGTCTAACCGGGGATAGTCGATACACACATATATTAAAGTAAATGTTTCCAAGTTTTTCCGTTAATAATATCACGGATTGAAGTTGTAGATACTTGTGGATACTTAAGATATAATTCTTGTCTTGTGGCGCCATTCCGCCACTTCTCTCGAATTATAAGAACATCAGACTCAGTAAGTTTAGCCCTACCATTCAAAGTTCCAGATTTACTACGTCCTGCATGTTTATGGCGATTTTCCTTGGTGAAAACTTCAGGCATTACTAATTTATATCTATTACCATAATACACGTTCCAAAAAGTCCACTCGTTATCATAAGCCCATTTATAATCTTCATACACATCACGCCAATATTCTCCATTTGAATACCTAATTCTAATTTTTACTATATCATCATAATCTAATGGACCACTGGTGAACTGACCAGAAAATTCGCGATTATAAGGATATACGTCTACTGATGTAGTTAAATTAGTATATGTTTTATGATTATAAATTTTTAAGAAAGTTTCATATGAAATTTTATCACTGAATTCATCGTATAATAAATAAATAGGTTTATCTCTATGATCTAAAATATATTGCGCTTCCTCTTGAGTTAACTTGGCGTGTCCATTGTCAGCGCCATATTGAGGTGAGCATTTTGGATGATAATAGCCACCAGAATCAACATTGTACCCATTCGGAACTAGCGATCTAAACTCTTGAATTAATTTTACTTCTTCGGCAACTGCTTGCTCGATAGATAAATTACGTTCTAATATTTCAAATTTGAAATTTTCTACACCATATTTATGTATTGCTTCTTGGATTACTTGTCGTCTTTTTGGGTTTGAAGGATAACTTTTTTCGTTACCCCAGCGTTTTTCAATATTATTAGTAATTCCTATATAGACTTTATTATTGATTTTATTTGTAATTTTATAAACATACATTACTCTTTCACCACCTTTCATATACAGATAAAATTAAACATTTACTTTAATATTTTGGTTCGGGATTACCATATCCTTTTATGGACTTAGGCTTCCCCGACGCATTACAGGTATTTTTTACTTATGCAAAATGCTGCCTATAATACGCTGCTGATAAACAGTTAGATATTTAGTAGCCTAACATTTCGTCAACTACAATCCTCTGCATCGTGGAGATCATAAGCTGTGATTATTGTACCATCAGGCGCTCGCATCAGTGCTGTAGTATTGGTAAATGGCTCATCTACAAAAATAACACCACCAGCATGGATGCCTGAACGGCATACTAAACCCTCTATTTTTTGTGCCACTCGCCACAATTCAGGATTATTATTCATAGCATTAACAAATTGAGATACTGGTTTAAAATCATTATCTTTATCGCCATAATAACATTGTGATAATGTTCTAATTTGTCCTCGATCAGCTGGTATTAATGATGAAATATACTGTGCCTCATCGCTATCAATACCCAATCCTCTAGCTGCTGTTAATATGGCACTTTTACTTTTTTCACTACCAAATGTAATAACGTTAGCCACTCGATCTTGCCCATATACTTGGCGCAGCTTGTTCAAAACCTCGCCACGTCTAGATCCTTCGATATCAACATCTACGTCCAATACAGAGACACGACTAGGGTTAAGGAAGCGCCAAGGAAAGGTTCGAGTAGTTTCCCATAATGGATTAATTTGAGTAATATCTAATAAATATAATAGAATAAATCCAACACCAGAACCTCGACCAGAGCCAACTAGTGTTCCAGCTTCCCAACATACATCAATAATTTTTTGTAAATTAAGAAAATACGCTGACCAATGCGTTTTATTAACCTCAGAAGATTCCCATGTCATTTGAAGACAAGTATTAACAGCATCATAGGTCGCTTGATTTTGTAAACGCTCATCAGAACGAATTTTTTCTATTAATAAATTAACTAATGCTTTATCTCCATCATAGTCTGAATCCATGAATTGTTTAATCATTGGTATTAAATCATACCATTTAGATTCAAACATTAAATATGCCCATTGTGCGCTTTTCCATGGCAGACGAGGAATTTTTAATGGACGAGTTAAATCATAATCGACACATTGATCGGCGATTTTTTGAATGGTTTGATATGCCAACGATACATCTATATTAGATACAGAAAAATATTTTTCTATTTCATCGGTGTCCATAAGGTAAGTGGTTGCATAAAAACTATCAACCTCACGTTCACCATTTTGAGAATTTAAATATGCTTTATGTATAAATGCGTCGTCTTTTGTAGGATAATGAGTATCTGTTGTAATAATAAATGGAATGTTATATTCTTTAGATAAATTATACAAATACTGATTTACATAATCTTGTTCGTTATCTTTTTTTGCTGGGGGCTGTAACTCAAAATAAAAATTATCTTTTCCAAAAATATTCAAGATTTTATCAAGCCAGGAATGAATTACTGGCGTAATGTCTATGTCAGGATTATCTTTTCCCTTGAGAATTAATGTAGGTAAAAACCCGCCCAAACAAGCGCTGCTACCAATTACATGGCCAGGATTTTTACCAATAATATCTATCAAATCTTGATAATGAGTTGGAACACGACGCATTTTACCATCCATCCATGAACGCATCCAGGCTCGAGTTGAAATTTCTCGAATTTGTTGATGACCTATCGCGTCTTTTGCTAATAGAATGAAATGGAAAAATTTATCTTCGCCTTTGTTGTAATGTTCTTTATCCATTTCATCATGGCATAGATAAATCTCATTACCAAGTATTACTTTAAAATCGGGATGTTTTTCTTTTATCTTGCGATAATACTTTTGGATTTTAACTGCATTAGATACACAATCATGCTCAGTAAACGCTATACAAGTATGTCCTAATGAAATTGCCAAATCAATTAATTCATCATATCGACTAATTGCATCACGTAATCTGATATTACTATAATCAGTATTTAATGATTATGAAGACTACCTGGGTAAATTCTATTCTTCATAATATATTGCATCATCCCTTTCTCTTATTTTTTCCTAATAATTAATTATAACATATATTTTTGCTTATGTCAAGTGGCGCCGCTAGGTTACTTGCCCAGTTGAGCGGGGGTCGCCACTCAATCTTTAACCACTACTATTAGTTTTTCTTTAGCGCGAGTAATTCCGGTGTATAAATATTGCATATGCTCAACTTTATCATATGGGTGGCCTTCCTCTATAAGCATTACATTATTATATTCACTACCTTGCGCTTTCCAACAAGTAATTGCATAAGCGTATACAAAATCATGGGGCGGAAATAAATTGCTCTGCTCCCAATTAGCCATTCGATAACGTGCCAAATCATCTAGAACTAATTCACCTGTCGCCAACCCTTGGTAATCAATTGGAATTTCAGAAAAAACACTACCATCTTCTAATTCAAAATCAGTATAGGCAATATCAATATCTTTAATGGGTAATTTTAATCTAGGTGTAACCCATTGATTTTCTACCTCATAACCTAATATTGTTCCAATTGTGCCATTAGTTAGTGCCCATTCGCCATTATCCGACAAGGTATCCCAATCATTATGTAAACCTATAATTCTGTCACCCACACATGGTTTTTCAGGGTCTAATCCTTTATAGTCTCTAACTAACTTGTTAATAAAATTACGAGTCTTGTTGGTTGCGCAAATAATTTGATCAGCCCAAGTATACATACCGCTAATTATTTCATTGCGATGAATTATTTGCACTTGCTGGTTTTGGCAATTAAATGTTGAAATAGATTTGCCTTCTCGCACATGCATAGATAATCTAATAATTTCACTATCTTGCGCTTGCCTCATAATTTCATCAAGGAAAACATGGGGATGATCAAGAACATCATTTCTTTCACTTTTATAAAGGCTGGGTAACTGACCAGGGTCGCCACAGGCTAAAACATAAACTTTATAAGATAATAGTAAATCCCACATAGGCTTTGGCAACATAGATACTTCATCGACCACCAAAATTTTATAGTTCTTCTCTAACGTTATTCGAGGCCGAAATTTATATTTACCTGTTTTAGTTGGATAAGCATGATAAATTAGTTTATGCACAGTTGTGGCGTTTGGGTTTCCTTTTGCTTGCAAAACAGCCGCTGCCTTTCCAGTGTATGCAACATAGGCCACTTGGTCATTGGGGACGCCAAGTGCTTTTATAATGAATTTTATTAATGTGCTTTTACCCGAACCTACTCTTATGCGTAGCCCGCTATACAAGTATAAGCTTTGTGCTCATTATAGCGGGCTACAGCTAAATCCAATCCTTCCTGTTGTTTTTTAGTTAAAATCAATTGTGTTCACCTATCGCTTCATCTAGAATTTGATAGAATCGCAAGCAATCTCGCTCATATGCTCGGCGCGCCTTGGCCTCTGCTTCTCGTTTAGAAATTCCTTTCGTCATAACTAAATCTATAGCATCTGCTTCACAAGCCTTATAACGAGCTAATTGATAACGATAACATAAACTATCATACATATAACCTTTGTAGTTATTAGCATATTCATCAAATGTATCTTGTGCTTCATTAATACCCTTTATCAATCGGTCAAAAATTTCATCAGTTTTAACAGTTACTTCTAAATCAGACATTATATTTCATCCTCCAGAAAATTATTTAATAGTTTTTCAAATTTACCTTTACATTTTGAGCATAAATCTACATATTTAAATGGACGACCATAAATAGTATAACTGCCAATGATACCACCATTTTTAGAAAAATCAGGCAACATACATGCTTCAATATTTTTTGCTTCTTGCTTACATCTATCACATTTTTTTATTGTCATTTATTATCCTCCTTTTATATATTATTATTATATCATATTTTTTTATATAACTCAATCTAAATAGAATAATTGGTTGAAAAATTCTCCTAAGCATTTTTACATTGACGCCACGGATTATGCGTTCGTCTGCTGCCGAATTAGCCATGAAATAAAAAAACTGGGTTATACAGACCAAAATCTATATAACCCATTATATCTCAACTCACAAAATAATTATATGCTATCATTGCATTATTCTGGCGAATACCATATGAGCCACTCGCACAACGTTCATAGCAAGCTGCGAACGCCTTTGCCGCTGCTCCAGCATTCTGTAACTGACAAAAATCATTATATTTAAATCCCGATTGATATACAAAACCAAATGTATTTAATTCAAATTCTATTGTAGCTCGTAGAAAATCACATTGTGATTTTAAATCGGCGCCCCAAATTTCAGAATATCCATTATTCCATTGGCACATGCCATAATAGCAAGGGCCATACAACCACCATTGAATATATAGCGTGCCTCCACCGACTTCACACATTATATTTCCTATTATACCAGCAATAACATAATCATTATAACCGTAATATTTAAAATAATTCCAAATATATGTAGCCGCCAAATATTTATCTTGTTGACAAGCTTCAATACTTGGTGAATTTTCAATAGCTTGGCGCCGCGCCTCTTCCTCTTGCTGCTGGATTAAAAATATTTGTTCTTCATAATCCGCCACATTATAGGAAATTTGTTCTATTAAATTTTCATAAATTTGATTTTTGCCACTCCAATCATCAAATCGTATTAAACTTTTTAAATAATTAATATTATTTGTATCTCGGTTTATCCATGATTGTAATTGTCCTTTATCATCAGACTCTTGGTGATTTAATGATTGAAAAATTTCAGAAGGGATGCTTTCTTCCGAAATTGTGAGGGCTTTTGGTTCTTCATACGTGGCGCGCCACATAACGATAACACCTAATATAACTACCAAAATGCCCAAGACTATTTGCTGTTTTCTCTTCATACTAACTTCCTCCTAATATTACTATTAGGTCTTCGTGCGTATTAGAAATAGTAGCTCTGCCGTCCTACAATTTCGTATTCATTAATTATTATTTGTGGATATTCTTGGTCATTGTAATTATTGATATTACACATACCAAGAATGTTAACTATTACACACCCCGTAGATGTTTCAGGGGTTAATGCTTCAATTTCATCTACGGTAGACCCAAATTTCATAAGGCTAATACCATTTGGTAACATTATTTTTATTGTATCTTCTTTTTTACCGATAATATTAAAATTATCATTTGTAATAGCAATATGTTCTATTGCTATTAATGGTTCAGATATTTCTTGTCCCCAAATATAATGCAATTTTCCAATATCTAAAATAAATTCAGATGTTAATTGATTGGCATTAATAATAAAATCAACCCGATCAACAGGGGAAAATTCATAATCTTGTAATGCCTTATTGCTATATTCTATAAATTTATCTATATTTTCATTTGCGATTTGTGTTCCAAAAGCAGATTCATGTCCTTCGGCAAAATTTACTAAATCGCAATTTCGCATAAATTGTCGAAAATCCTCTAATCCATATCTTGAATCATTACGAGCTGAACCTTGCCACATATTTCCCATTTTATAAAGAATTAATGTTGGATGATGATATTTGGCAACTAATAAGTTAGCTATAAGACCACCAATTGCTGATTCGCCATTTTCCATTTGAATAAGTAGAATTTTATTTTGAAGCAAGTTTTGTTTCTCGATCATTGATTCTATCAATTCATAGTCTATATCACGCTCTTTGGTTTGGCGCGATTTAATATTAGTGCAATTTCGAGCGGCTTGCTCTACAATACTCTCCATCTGACCAGCGCAGCCTCGTTTAGTTGAGGCGATTTGATCATAAGCTTTAAATTCAAGTAAGGATTCAAACAATATGGTTTTTTCTTTTACCGTGCCCACACGAGCAGTAGCATTTAGAAAAGGCGCAATATAATATGCTAAATTATAGGGCGACAATCCGCCACTTTTATTAATTGAAAATTCTGTTTTTGCATATAATGCTTTTATTAGAGGATTTCTAAAATGCTCAAGACCATTAGATACCAAATATCTAGTTTCATAGTCGCACATACTCATTACATCGGCGGTAATGCCTAATGCAACCAAATCTAAAAATAAATCGGCATATTCAACATCTAATTGCTCATCTAAATACTTACAAAATTTATAAACAATGCCTACGCCTGATAGAGATTTTGTAGGATAATCGTCTAATTGATTATTAATTACACAAGCATGTTGAGAATAATATGGAGCTTTGTGGTGATCTAGAATTAAAACGTCTATATTTCGTTGCGCCAATTCCTCATGAAGGGTGTATTCATTGCTACTTGAGTCTGGCGCTATAACGAGCGATATATCTGGCGCCGCCATATTCGCATTTAGTATACCATGTTTCTTTCCCTCGTGGATATAATATTGAATATTATTTTCTACAAAATAAGGGAATGATAAATGGAGATAGTTCATAAGGAGTGCCGACGAAGTAAATCCATCACAGTCATCATCAACCACTAATAATATTTTATCATTATTAGCTATGTGGCGCGCTAGCATGGCGGCGCCACATTCCATATTCTTGAGCATAGTAGAAGGATATGTATCATTTTCTGTAGTATTTAAATAATGATATATACCCTCCGTAGTATAATCCATTCCACGATTTTTAAATATCTGTGCTATTGGTGTTAATGAATTATCTCGTTCATTAATTAATTTATACTACAATCACAATACAATCCTTTCTTTAAATAATGTTTCAAATTTTTCTTGACCCTCATCTATTGGTGAGGATTTATAATCAGTAATCATATTCCTATCAAATATGATTGTAATTAATGCATCATATTTATATCGTTGATGCAAGGCAATCAGATGCCTTTTCCATTTATTGTATTCTTCACTGTTATATTCTTCAAATTGTCTATCATAGGCAAGAATAATTTCTTTGGCGCCAGCTTCAACTAACAAATCTACTTGATATTGAGATAGATTATTACCGCAACTAGCTACGGTAATGTCTCTGTCCATTCCATAGATAGTTTGATATTGTAATGGTGATTTTTCTCCCTCAAATACGATAGCTTTTTCAAATTCAGCGATATGTTTCTTACTCTTATTTAAATTGTATAAATTCATACCTAATGGATGGTTATACCATTGCCTATTAATAAATACGGGTCTATATTTACCAAATCTTTCAGCATCCTCTTTGGCAATGCATCGGCCACGTAATCCAATAAATCGTCCATTAACATCATAATGAGGAATAGTAATTTGTAAATCCTTGGGGTAAAATCCTATTCTTGCTTGATTTATGACTTCTTGAGAGATACCATCTTGGAGCCATGGTTCAAGTTTTACATTATAATTTAAATGGTCTAATATTTGAGAATCATATTCTTTAAGTATAATTTCTTTTTTTGGTGGCAATGTAATTTGCTGTATCCGGTCATAATTAGCAAATATTTCTTCATCTTTAAGCTTATCATCTAAATCTGCATTTTCAACATAGGAAAATAATTGAAATCTATTTGCTATATAACGAACAGCTTTATCAAAATCAACTTCTTGATTATATTGTATGGCTGATATTTTTATAAATAATTCAAAAATATCAAAACTAGATTTTTCACATCCAGTATAACAATGAAACATTTGATTTGAGCTATAGTAGTAGAGCTTTTTACTACCAGCACCAGGCATATTATGACAAATAGTTGAAGCAATAAGACCAGAAGGCGAATAAATAGGTTCACCGCCCCAATCGGTTAATAATTCAAAAATTTGTTCAATTGTTAACTTTTCTCTTACCTCAACCTTGTCATATTTAATCATCTTAGAATCGGCTCACTTTTACACATTTATCTTTGAGACCAAATGTCTCGTTAATAACTTTTACAAGGAACTCATTAGGGTGCATATTTTTTTCAGTGCCGTGGCGCGTCTTGAGAATCTCCTGCGCCAAACCTTCGGGCATGGCGTATTCAATAGCACCAGCTTTTTCATGACTAAACTTTGTATTATTTTCTATCATATTTTTCTCCTTTTTTAAAATGCGCTTGGCGCATCTTCTACAATAATTTTCATATCATCTATACTAATTATTTCATAATCATAGGTTGTAGCAAACATAGGATTAATACGGCAGGTTCCTAAATTTGCTTTACACCATAGGTAAATCCCTTTATAACGCCCTCGTCTATTTTTATAAATAGACAATTTTAATACGGGCTTTTCAAATACACCTGAGTCAAGGATAGGTTGTAGCTTCTCCAAGTCCTCAGATTTAACGGGCAACAAAATGGCGCCAAAATCTACTTTCTTTACTACCTCATATTTCTATAAGGAATAGACTATATCTTTACCATGCTTATTGTTTATATAATAAGTTTAGGTAGACCGTACTTCGGAATTTCTTCCTACTCCTCGCAACAGGATAGTCGTTGAACCTTCCCCTATTCGGGGCTCGGCTGCTGATTACCCAATTCATATAATTTTTATAACATTCACGCTTAATTATATTTCATATTTACGTTGTAGTTTATATGACTTTAGGGCTTTCCAGCAATTCTCGGTCTAATAATCACTTAATATTTCTATTAAGGACGACTGTTTCCAAATTTTGATAAATTAAATATTTACGCTCTAAATGTATTTCACAAGAATTATATAGTTGAGATAAAATTTGATAAGGTTTTTGTGTACCACCACATCTAATATAATAAGAATTTTTACCATTATCATTTCTAGTTTCTAGTGTTGAAGACAAATCTAAAATTTCATTAATCCAAGTTAACAATTCTTGAGTCCCCTGTATAGATATGAGAAAATTAGAATTATTAGTTTGACTAATTGAGCCATCACCATCAAAATATCCTAAAATAAATGGTAAATAAAATCGAGAATCAATTTTTGGTGGTTCTAAAATCAAGCTCTTTCTAGGCACTATACCTTTATTTGCTAAATCTTGAGACATTTTTTTACTATTTAATACTAATTTACACATTGGTGTATTATTTGAAAATCCAGCAGAAGTAGTATAAGTTTCAATTATTGCATCAGTTTTACAAAAATTTTTAAACTTTTGTAGGTGATCTATATCTTTTTGATGTATATTTAAGATAATAGAAGCACTATGCTCTCGTTGATAATTACAACCATCTGCTGCAATAAAACCTAACCAATATGCTTTTTCAGGATTATCAATTGTTTCAAAAATATCATATTGAGCTTGATATTTTGGTGTACGCTAACGCGTTTTAATATTATTTTCAACTAAAATTCTTTTAATAACTTCTTTAGATACTGAAAAATTGTCTCCAACCTTTCGTAGCGGCTTGCCGCTTAAATATTGAGAAATAATTTCTTCTGTTTCTGTTTGAGTAAATATAATTTTGCGCATATAACAATTCTCCTTTTTAGATTCGATTAAGGATTTATCCCCAATCTATTAGAAAATTATTATAAAATAATTATCAAAATTTGTCCAATCTGCGATCGACTTCGCGCCTCTCAGCAAGTTTTGATCTGGTGTATCGGCGTCTTGCCACATACCATTTAGCTGAGTTGAGGTTAAAATGAAAATACCGTATTGATTACATAAATCCTTCAAGCGGATAGATAACATGAATAAAATATTATCTTCTCGCAATGACATGCCTTTTGTTTTACGAGATATTTCTTCTAGAATCTTGATGCTGCTATGCACATAATCAAAGAAAGCATAGCTAATATCATGGTCACGAATATTTTTTTTAATAGTTTCTTCAACGTCTTGTAATGAAAAATCAGGTAATTCTTCAATATATAATGGGCTAGTTTTTAAAATTTTTGCGGCTTCTCGAACACGCTCTTCCTCGTCACCTTCATATTTACCATTAAGAATATGGTCTTCGTTAACATTAGATAAAAATGCTAACATCATAGTTTGAACTTCAGATAATTCTTGCTCGGTCGTGATATATAATGTTGGATTCATAGCACCACTACGTATCCAACCAAAATTATCATCATAAATTTTTGGGCATCCAATAAAACAAGCATCGGCGATCATGGAACGTGATTTGCCGACACCAGTTGGCGCTGACCGCAGATATAATTTCTTTAACCTGGCGCCGCGGGTAATTGTGTTAACCAATGAACCATATAATGGAACGCCAACTTCTGGCGTCTCTTTAAATTGATCAATTAATTCTTCTAGACCTTCACCCGCTTGGCTAGCTTCGCCAAATATATCTTTTACATATTGGGCTTTTATTTCATCAATTCGTTGATCAATTTTATTAGCTATATCTTCTAGCGTCATATTATCTAATTGATCTTCTTGTTGCTGTTTTAATTTAGCGTTAAAAATATTGTCTGGGTCATAAATATAACTAACATCAATTCCATAAGTGTCATAAGCACGCAATAACGACATTTTTTTCATTCTATCATAATAAAAATCAAATGCTGAAGTTAATGCGACCTCTGACGCTTTTAACAACCACTCTTCTCCTTTATCTCTTTGATAAATCGCTTGACTTTTGGGCTTGTTTGCTAAATAATCACTAATACTTTCAAGTGATATGGTTTTTGCACCCATTTCATGGATTTTATAAATTGAACCAATAATTACTTGTAACATTTCATCTGGGAAATCTGCTTCAGTAATTGTATATTTATCAGTTAAATCCAAAATTTGAGGCGAATTAAAAATACTGCCTATGACCTGCGCCAAGGCTGTCCTATCAACATATTTACTTTTCATTAACTCCCCCCATTATCTTCATCTAAAAATGAAAATAATTTTTTATAATTGCGTTTTTTATGTGGCTGTTTAATTATAATTTCTTCAACTTTTGGCACATACTGTGAAATGTCTTTAGTTATATTTTGTTGTTGGGCCATCCATAAATTATAGTAATATGTTCTTGCTGAATCATAACAATATGGAACTATACCAATTCCACCATTACTTTTAGATATATCACCATGTTGGATTTCAAAATGATATATTAATGCTTTTAACATACCAGAATAACTAAAATTATAGTCTCTTATATAGGAATTAATTTGTTTCTGAACTTTTGGTGGAACCTCATCTACATTAAATAATTGCTTAATATAATCTTCTAATTCTTGCCGCTCTTTATCAATGGCCTCTTGGTTATCGGCGCAAGCCTTATGGGCGTAACGACGTGAACTAACTTGCACTGTTGGCTCTTTATTAGCGTCAAAATATTGACCACAATACAAGCATTTCAACATTCTTTTTGCCATTTAAAACCTCCTTTTCCATTGATATATATATTATATCATAATTTTTAATATAAGTCAACCCGAGGAATGGTTCCTCGGGCTGTATACTAATTAATTAGGTTTTGTCTACCAAATCTTCTTTAATTTCAGACACAATCAAATAAACAAATTCGGCCTGATCAGGTGTTGTATCAGTAATTTTCTTGCCTTTGCCCAAATATTTATCAATAATCTGAACAATCTTGGGTCCATAAAATGCGCCATTCTTGCTTGTTAACTCACCTGCAAGAGTCTGAAATTCTGTCATAAGAGCATCATAATCATAACTAGGTGCTATATTTTCTACATGACGCTCATTAGTTACAAACTGACCACCAGTCTCACCTGCTTCCTTATCAATGGCGCGATTCAATGCGTCTACAAGAGACTGATACGAGAATGGAATTTCAGGGTCTATATATTTAAAACGACAACCACAATCAACAGTGCCATCAAGGGAACGTAAGATCAACTTGCGCTCACCATTAACTATATCTGCACAAGCATAAATATCAGCCATGCCCTTTACTATCTCATTAACAGAACGCTGACAAGTTGGAACCAATTGATTATAAGTAGTGCCATCCTTGCGAGTAAAAGTCTTGTCAGCAGAGTGACTAATAAATACAATTGCATAACCAAGTTGGGCCATCGAACGAAATGTATCCTCGAATTCCTTTTTATACTTTGACCAGCCATTATTGGTCCAACCACCGTCGCCTATGTTCTCAATACCCAGCTGATTACAAATATACTTTTCACACATGGTAGCCGCTACATCAACAGTATCAATTATAATACTTTTATATACCTCATGGACTTCAGGCTTTTTAAGTTCACGCATGACTTGGCGCAGCTCGCCCCACGACGTAATATCCTGTGCCATAACACCCGGCAAGCTATTGTAACCGCGCTCAAAGGCTAGGATAAGTGCGCCTGGCAACTGCGACCCAAAAGTCGTTTTGCCAACTTTCAATTTTGTTATCCTATAGGCTTTTTATCCTATAGTTCTAATACTTGAATTCGTATTAGTTCAGCATATCTTTTACTCCATTAATTATAATAATTAATTAGGAGCCGCAGTCTCGTGGAAACTTATATCTTTAATTTAATATACGAATCAAATGTATCTTTTTTACGCTTTAAATATAAACTGTTGGGCGTATACAAGATTTTATAAATTGCTTTCGTCGCAATTGTTGAATATTGGATATAATATAATATATGTTCATTTTTATTACGTGGCATTCGTTCTTGAATATTAACAGGATTGATACCATAATTTTTTAATACTTCTATAATCCATTCTAGCATTTCACGAGTTGCAGAACAAACTTGCCAACGTAAATTCTTTTGCTGAATAAAATTTATACTGCCATCACCATCAAAAAATCCTCGAATATAATCAATGTAATATTCTTGTGGTAATTTTATAGGTGGTTTGAGAATAAATGTTTTTTGTGGCACAATATTGTAGGTTGCTAATTCTTCTCGGACTCGTTTTGATGCGAATCCCCATTTTGCCATTGGCATACCTAAATTGGTATCATAAATTTTTACAGGTCGTCCACCAATTAGTTCATGAATTTTATCAAGAATTTCTTTATCTTGGACAGCAAGTCCAATATAAGCATCATTACTAGCTTTTTGGACATAACCATCAGTGGCCATTAACCCCAAAATGTAGGCTAAATTGGCACTAGGGATGAAAAAGAAATCTTCATCCACAGGATATTTAACTTGGTTCTGAGGTAGTTCCTTCATGACATCAGCATGGGATTTATATAATCCAAATTCTTTTAAACATTCTCGAATAACATTTTGATTACCATGAACCGCATCACAACACTGTTTTGTCGTTCCACCATTTCGATAAATATCACATACAACTTGCTTTTCTTCTGGTGTTAATACTCGTATACAAGCGATATTACTTTGCCCTTTTCGTAATTCGCCTCTTCCATGAGGAATATTATATTTATCTAATATTCGTGTAATTAAACGACTATTGTGATGATATTTATGTCCTATTTTAGCAATAGACATTTTATTTTCAGTATATTCAGCAACAATTTGCATTTCTTCTTGAGTATCCATCCGGAGCCTCCTTCATAAAATTAAAGTTTAATGTTTCTATGCGTTGCGCGTGTCCGGGCTTTTGCACCCGGACTTCCGCTCGGATTAGCGTCTCAGCCTTCCCGGTTCTTACTGCGTTTTTCAATAATCATTACTGATTAAAGCCCCAAAGTTTTAGGGATACCATATAGGTAGGTCAAATATCCACTTAGATCACGAGATACCTTGTGAGGTTGAATGTTTAATAAATTAATTGCCATATTCGCATATCTCCTTTAATTAATTCCTAATTAAAATTTAAATTCTCCGGCTGTAGGGGCGCCACCAGCACTAAATGCAGATGCCTGAGATGCCTTGGCGCGGCTAGCCTTATAGTCATCAGCACGCTTTTTAATAGTTGCCAGATAAACCTCACGATCACTCATGGCCTTATTAAATTCAGCGGCAGTAATCCAAGACTCATCATCCCATATACCAGGCTCACGAGATGCACCAGTAATAACGAAATCCTTACGAGTCGAGGAAACCTCACGAACATCATCAGGGCCAAAAGCGGATTCAGTTACTATCCTACGAATAGTGGTCTCAGAAACCTGTTCGCCCCAAACCTGAGTAACAACAGGATTCTTAGGCGATGCCTCAAGACCCAAGAAATAATTCATGGCATTGGGCTCAATTGCCGAAAATTCAACAGGATAAATTGCCTTGCGGAAATCAAATACCCAGCCCTTAATAATAGCCTTAGCGGGGAGATTACGTTCCTCATTAGCTTCACGCTCAATGACACTAGTAATTACTATATCATTCTTAAATGTGGCACGCTTGTGCTCATCGGCAAGCAAAAGACCATTTTCGCCAGTGCCATCAAAATGAATAAAACCGCCTTCATTACGCTTAGCACTAACAAGTTCCTGAGTGCCGGGGTTCTCACGACTATCAGTATAGAACTCATTAAAACCAACAGCTGAGTCAATACGAATTATAGATGCCTGATCGGCGCCATTAGCAACAACAGTCTTACGCTTGCCACTAATTATATCCATTAACGCGGACCAGCGGCTATCGCTCTTGCCAGTAGAGGTAGTCTCAGTAACATAGGAATAATAAACCTGCACTACATTCATCAATTTACTATCAGTGACAATACTAATATCACCACGAATATACTGGGTGCCAGGATGCTTGGAATTCTCGCCAGTTACCTTCATCTCAAGATTGTGGTCATACAGTAGACCTTCTATATGACTAGTGTTTAGAAAATTAACTTTCATCTTTTCTTTTTCTCCTTAATTATCAAATTTATATGTTATTCCTTTATCAGTAATGGCATAAACCGCAGGTGATGCACCCAATTTTTCACAAAAACCATCATTAACGAGCTTTCGCATTGAGCCGGACACGCCTCTTGAGGTCAATCCCAATTCCTGTGCTATTTCTTTAGCCTTCCATAACTTAGACGGGGTATTGGGATTCTGGAGAAATTCCAATACCTTTCGGCCTGTCTCAGTTATTTCAGGCTTTTTATTTTTATCGTTCTTGAGCATTTCCAGATATTCTTTAATATCATCTGTCATATACTCATCTACAATTTCGGGTGATGCTTCCATTAATTTGTTAATAAAATTTAGAAATTCATTTTTCATAGTTTAATATCCTTTTCTTAATTTCTATATATATTATATCAAAATTTTTAATTAATTACAACCTGTATAGCATCATATTATTTAATACTAAATCCAAAATCTAATGCATGGAAATATTCTTGCCAAAAATCTTCCTTGGCGTCTAGCTCTTCTCGAGTGCATTCTTCAATAATCTCGAATGTAAAATTCTCTACACCAATAGATTTCATGGCAGGATATAATTTATTTCGTGTTGGCGCCTCAGCACCGAGACCTCTTTTAATATGTTGGCGCCAACGCGATGCCACGTCGATCGCTTGTCCCACGTAGCATTTACCAGTAGCGACTTCAGTTATTTTATAAATACCGGTCTTTTTTGTGGCGCCGACTACTCGCCCAATCATGTCACTAGTGGGTTTCTCATAATATACTTTCCAAATAACCTTATTTAACGCTTCCTTGTCGCGCAAATATGGTTCAACTTCTCTGAGCTTGGCGATTTCAGTTAAATCAGATTCGGGTATTACAACTCGATAAAAATCTGCTTGAATGCGTTTTTCTTCTTCCCGCTTATTAGCTTCAACAGCGGAACTCACTTGTTTGGCGAGGTTCTCCAACTAATGCTGCGCTTCTTGATACTCTTGATCGGCCTGCGCCACTAACTGAGTTAAATCATTAATTTGTTTCTCATATTCCTGTGCTAATTCTCGCATCATTTCAGCGTATTCACGTCGATATTCAGCTTCTGACTCTTGGTATTTACTGCCAAGTTTTTCACTTTCTAAATCTAATCGTTCTTGAATTTGAGATAAATTGTCTTTGAGCATAGAATCAATTAATTTATTATTCTACACTCTGGCGCTATTTAATCGAGCATTCTCTTCAGCTAAATTAGAATGTAATTTTTTAATTTCTTGATTTAATGTGTTAATTTGGGTTTGCCCAATCGCCACATCTTTATCAATAGCGGTTTTTTCTGTTATTAATTCATTAATTACATTTTGTTCTTCTTCTATTTTCTATTGGTTAATTTTATAAATCTTACCTTTTGGTATAAAATAAAATATTAACCAAGAAATGATAAATGTAATTATAATTGAAATAATAATATATAAAATCATAATAGTAAATATAGAAATCGGGGTAATATCATATATTACCCCATTTATTTAGATATTAGATTCTAAATTACTCAGCGTCAGTAGCGTCGAGATCAAGTGCCATACCTTCATCGGTCAGATGGAGCCACTTTACAGCCTTGTGGGTGCCATCTTCCAACTCAATCTCGCCAGGAACGCGGACGCCATAACCCTTGCGCTGAATTGCACTGGTGAAAATACCATCGATCTGGCGTTTCTCAAGGGAAAGTGCCTCTGCCACATCAGCTGCGGTGAGATCAACGTTGTTGTTCTCCTTCAAAAACTCAAATACCATCTTAGAATTAGTGCTCATTGCCATAGTTAAAAATCTCCTTTAAAATTAATAAAATATTTTTTACTCTCAATCCTTTTGGATTATGTAAATATTATACAAAAAAATTTTTGAAATGTCAAGAAATTTTTTCACATACCATATTCTTTAGCAAGAATCTCTTGAACCATTATATCTATCTCTTCTAGCTCCTCGATACGTCCAATATGACTCGCCATCTTCATAATTTCTTCTTGAGCTTTTGCTATTTCTTCACTGTCAGTGCTAGTCTAACATAAATATTCACAACTAGCAATTTTTTTTGCGAAATTTTTTAATTCTTTCTTTTTCATAACTTTCCTTTATTTACAAGATTATTATATAATATATTTTAATTTATGTCAAATAATCTCGTATAAATTCTTCCTCCGTGCGGATAGGGATATTCAACTGTTGTGCTTTTATTACCTTAGTAGATTTAGAATTAATATCATTACATATTAACATAGTTGTTTTACCAGACACGCTTGTTGAACTACGCCCGCCCAATTCTGCAATCTTATTTTGTAATTCTACTCTATTGGCAAAATGTGTTAAACCGCCAGTTATAACTATCACTTCGCCAGCTAGGCTATCTTTGCTTTCTTGATTTATTATACTATTTTTTATAGTATTTGTCAAGTAATTTTCATAAATTTCCTTTGCTTCAGTATAATCATAATTATGCAAGGCGGCATTAGTTTCAATTCCAAATCCATCCCATTCAGCAAAATTGTAATCAGCATTTTCAACAGCTGCTATAAATTCATCCCAAGTGGCGAAATGCTTACAAATCTCCCTCGAATATGTGGCGCCAACCAGTGGTATCCCAAGACCGCAAATAAATTTCTCTAATTCGCAATTTTTTGCGTCCTCAATAGAATTAAGGATTTTGTCTACTGATGCTGCGCCAAATCCAGGCTTCTGAATCCACTCTTTATGATATGGTGCGAGATTAAATACATCTATGAGCGATTCAACCCAGCCCCAATCAATTAATTTTTCAAGGGTTTTTTTAGATATACCATGAGCGTCCAAGCCCTTTTTGCCAAAGAAATGCTCAATACGGTTAATTAATTTTGCTTGACAATCTGGATTTGTGCAATATAATTCTCGAGTGCCGCTATCTGATTCTATGATTTGAGTGGCGCCGCCACATATAGGACAACTATCGGGAAATGGGATAATAGGTGTTATAGGCGGACAATCTGGGATTTCTGCATCAATAATTTGGGGGATTATTTGATTCATCTTTGCCACATAGATTGTTTGATTTACATATGGTATCCCTATGGTTTGTTCCATAATACTCAAATTGTGCAACGACGCCTTATTAACCCGCGAATCACCAAAATCTATAGTCTCAAATACAGCAATTGGTGTCAATACTCCAGTTCGACCAGGGCTCCATTCTATATCCAGTAGATGAGATTCATATGCTTCATCATAAAACTTGAACGCTATGCCTCCATTAGGATGATGGGATGTGGCGCCAAGGCTAGAATAATACTCACAATCATCATATTTAAATACAATACCATCAATTGGATATTGATAATTCAAGATATTATTATCTTTTAATTCCTCAATAATGTCATTAATAGGCGTTTTATTTGCTCTAAATAATTTAAATGGAACTACATCAAATCCATTATTAATAGCCCAATTCAATTTCAAATATAGGGACTGCGCCACATCGGTGATAACATCCCACGCAACAAATTGAAGTTTACGTTTTGCACATTCATTTGCATCTAACAATCTAATACTACCAGATGCAAAATTACGAGGATTTGCATACTCATTCTCAAATGCTTTAAAATCTTTGTAAGAACATAAAACCTCGCCATCTATAACAACATCCTCTGTAGCATGAATTGTTTTAGGTATATTAGAAATAACCATGGCATTATGGGTTATATCTTCACCCATTTGCCCATTACCACGAGTTTCTGCTCTAATAAGTTTACCATTTTGATAATGCAATGATACTGTTAGGCCATCGAGTTTTAACATACCTAATACCAAATGATCACCACAAAAACTCTCCAATTCATTTATACTTTTGGTTTTAGCCAGTGATAACATGGGATGGCTATGTTTCACTTTGGTCAATGCATTAACTACTTGATAATTAATAGATTGGGTGGGCGAATCGGGATAAGTTATTCCTGTTTTTTCCTCTAATTGTAACAATTTATTATAATTGATATCCCAAGTTTCATCACTAACTACTGGATGTCCTTCATCATATTCCTTTGTCCAATAGTTTAAGGTGTCAATAAGCTCTCGTATTTCTCTCATTTTCTACCTCATTATATCATATTTTTTGTATAAAATCAAGGTTAAACAGCCTTGATTTTATACTTTGCTAACCGTTTTAATACGGTTTTTAATTAATATATTGCCAGCCGCGGTTTTAGTTTGTATAATCGGAATACTTTCCGCATCTATACAAATTGAATTGGTAAGTCCGACTATAAGAACATGGTCTGTATCCGCTACAAGGCATGCCGCCGCCAAATCATTATCTTTATAGTAACGAATACCCTTGCCGCCACGACCCTGGCGCGTTATCTCATTGAGCGGTATCTTTTTACCAAGACCACTTACACTAAATAATGCTAACGAATCTGTCTCATCTCGAATAGGCAACATGGCAATAACTTCATCATCTTCTGGTATATTAATACCTTTCATACCTATTGTGGCGCGGCTTGAGGATCCTATATCGGAGTTCGCCACACGTATTACTTGGCCCTTCTTGGTAATCATTAGAATATCTTCATCACTTGCGAGTGATACTGATGCCAGTTCATCGCCCTCGCGCAATTTAATTGCTATCATACCATTCTTCTTTTTGAGACCAGTATATTCATCAAGCGGGGTCTTTTTTAATACACCACGCTTAGTGGCAAATATTACGAATTTAGCATTAGTGTCACGATAGATTGAATAAATGAGTGTAGGTTCTTCGCCAGCTTCCATTTCAATTAGTGTTTTAATAGAAATTGCCTTTGATGCATTGGTTCCTGCTGGAATATTATCCACTAATAGACGATACATTTTGCCCTTATTAGTGAATACCATTAGATGGTCAACTGTATTGGTTCTAATAATAGCATTAGTTATATCATCTTGAGTTTTTATACCTTTACCATTTCTCTTTTGAGTTTTAAATGATGTGGCGGGGATGCGTTTTACACCGCCAGATTCAGTTAATACTACTACGCATTTTTCTGGTTCTACATACTCAATCTCTTTGTCTTCTTTAGATGACAATTCAATTTGTGTAACTTGGGTTTTGCGAGGTTTAGCATACTTTTTACCAAGGTCTAACAGACGAGTGAGAAAAATTTTACTCTGCTCTTCCTGAGACTGCATAACCTTAATACAATTTTGAATTGTCTGATCGAGTTCAGCTTTTTCCTGATTTAGTTCTATTGCTTCTAGCCGCGCCAAGGTCCCAAGGCGCATACTTACAATTGCCTTTGCTTGTGGCTCGCTAAACGCATACTGTATTACTAGATTGTTTTTTGCATCTGTACTGCTATCGGATTTTTTGATTAAATCAATAATATTATCAATATCTTCTAATGCCCTTAACAAGCCAGATACTATTTCTTTACGTTGCTGAGCTTTTTGATAATCAAATTCATACTCTTTTTGAATGCACTGCTCATTATGCGTAATATAAATATCTAAATAATCCTTGAGCGTGAGCAATTTAGGTGTTTTACTAACCAACGCATACTGATTAGGACTAAATGATTTTTGCAAATCGGTTAATGAAAACAGTTTATTCAATACTGCTGATGGATTATCAACACATTGAATTTCAATTAATAAATGCTTTTTATCGCATTTATTATATATTTCATCAATACCTTTAATTTGTTCGGACTCAATTAATGTTTTGATCTTGTCTATCAATGGTTCCACATAAACTTGATAAGGCAATTCAGTAATGAGAATACTATTATCTTTAATTTCTGTCTTGGCGCGAATAATTATCTTGCCTTTGCCAGTCTCGTGGATGGTATGAATATCTTTTTTATTAATTAGAATACCACCGGTAGGAAAATCAGGCATTAAATTTGAATAATCCAATTCTCCTATGGTAATATATTTTTCAATTATAGGAATAATTTCGCCCAAATTAAATAATGACCAATGATTAGCTACGGTTACTCCAATACCTTGGCTGCCATTAATTAACAGTCTGGGCAAAATAGCGGGTAATACTTCAGGCCATTCTTTATCTTCTGAGAAATTGGGTATCATGGGTACATTATTCTTTTTTATACCTTGAAACATACCTTCTTCAATTACTTTGGCGAGGCGCGCCTCGGTATACCTTGAGCTAGCGGCATCGCCGCTAATAATCTGGTTACCATTTGCGCCATGGAAATCTACTTCTGGTATATTATTAATCCAAGGCTGACTCATTCTAACAAATGTGTCATAAATAGCTTGATCCCCATGGGGCCACCAGTCTGCGATTACACCGCCGGCAATTTTTGCGCATTTAACATGGGCCTTAGATGATGTGTAGCCTTTTGTATAAAACTCCCATAGGCAAGCTCTTTGGCCCGGCTTTAGGCCATCTCTTGCATCAGGAAATGCTCGTTGGCTATTTGCTTCATAGGCAAAATCTATAAAATTTTGATGTAGCTCTTTACAAATATCAATAGACATTATTTGCCTCCTCGCTATGTGTTAAAATATATTCTCGTCTTGGCGGCACAGCTGTGCCCATTAAAATTTCAAATAATTGTTCTGCCTTTTTCACATCTTCAACAGTAATTTGTTCTATATTTCTTGTGGTGGGATCCAATATACATTCTCCCAACTCTTCGGAATCTTGTTCGCCTACGTAAAATCCATTATTTCTAATGGTACTGACTATTTCTTCTAATATAATAAAACATATTAGCCTACCGTTTCCCAGTGTGTACCAATAACACCAGTACTTCCCAACAACGGGAATAGTCGATACAGCTTCCTTGTTTTAGCAAGACTTGCCACGAGACCATCATATCTTTTTCAAGACTTAGACTCCCTCGTTAGCTAAAATATAAAAATATTTTAACCCCGCTGGTTAGCGGAAAAGTAGGTGAGGGCCAGACTATCTCTTACCCTTTATTTCGATTTATCGCAAATTTCTTCCCCAAATTTTGGGTTTTATATTCTTCCAATGCTGCACCGTCTTTGAGATAATAGTAATGATTTTTACTATCTGTAACTCTAAACAGGGGTGGTACAGTTGAATATATATGCCCATTGATAATTAGTTCTGGGCATAATTCCCAAAATAGTGTTAATAATAAATTTTTGATGGCTTCACCATCTGGATCCGTGAAAATCTAATGTTTCCATTAGCACTGACTATTTCTTACTTGGTAAAATACCAAGGATACCATTTCGGATTGCGTACCAATTAGCAACCCTACTCCTCCGATCCGAGGATAGTCGATACAGGTTCACCATTTAATTCCCAGCGTTTTAACTACTTTTTATATATAGGTACTTCACGATAAATACTTTCAGGACGCACATCACCAGTCAAGATTTTTTCAAATGTTCGTCTTTTCATGATTGGTCCGCGATCTTCTAACAGTTTATCATAGGCCTCTGTGCGAGTGTGGTTTATGTAATAGGTCCGATATTTTAAAACTTCTTCTTTTGATAATAGCGATTTATTTTTTACTTGTTCAGACACATAAAATTGCTTATTCTCTTCTGTATAAACTTCTGGCATTATATGTGCCCATGAACGGCCTTGCCATACTGCTTGAAACTGTGATTTTGAAATTTTATTTTGGAAATATGTTTCAAATATATATTTAGGTTGCTCATGCTTAGCATAACATTCACGAACAAATATAACTTCTTTTTCTGTTAGTAGAGCACGACCATTGCCTTCACCTTGAGAATTATTATATCCACCAAACTATGTATTATATCCATCAATGGCAGAATTATATTGAGCAATATATGCTCTTTCTTTTTCATCTAACTCTTCTAACGAGCATTCTTCAATAATTTCAAAATCAAAATTATCTTTACCTAATACATTAATATAGTCATCAATTGTAACTGAACGCACTTGTTGATGTTCTTTTAGCCGACGTTCAACATCATTTGACTATCCTATATATATTTTTCCATTTTCTTTATTAGTAATTTTATAAATCCCAACCATAACATTTTTCTCCTTTATATTTTAATATAGTTGAGATGGAAATTAAATAGCGTTTCCCACGAGATTTCCATGCCTTATTCAGGTTTAGGATCCCTCGTTAGCAAAAATATTTCTCCATCCGTATCTTTATGAAATCCGGACTAGGATGGTTAACTATTTTTACCCAAGTGGTCAACTTGAAAAGTATTACACAGCCAATCTTTTAAAATTAGCATCCGCAGCCATCATGATACTATGATATCGTAGCTTTTTCGGGTCATAAATCAATTTTACAGTTTTTGCGTCAAAATCCAAACCAAGTGCTTTAATTATATTAACAACCTCTTGATTTGCTAATAGTTTTTCACTAGTTGATTTTCTAGCACTAATAATCTTACCTCGAATTGGAAATACTGCTTGTATTTCAGAATTACGAGCTTCAACAAGACCCGTAGCGGCGCTATCGCCTTCCGCTATATAGAGTTCACACCTAGACCTATCTTTACTCCAACAGTCTACCAATTTAGTGGGCAAATTTAAAAACGCTTTTTTCTTTTTCGGTTCCGCGCCACGTATCGCTTCTTTAGCTTTTCTTGCTGCTTCTCTTGCTTTACGAGCATTTAATGCCTTTTCTGCTATTGCTTTTGTTTCTTTTTCATTAATATTTAACCAGCTCTCAAATGCTTCAATGAACGGCTCAATATATGGTTTCATGTCCAACTTGGTTATCCGGGATTTTACCTGCGCGTCATAGCCGACACCAGGCGAGGTAATATTAAATACTAGATACATACCTTCTTGTATATCATCGCCAGTTAGATTTGCTTCTTTGTCTTTGAGTATTTTTTTATCTCGTAACCATTTATTAAATGAACGAGTAATACAAGTTTTAATCTGTGTAATATGCGGACCTGCTTCAGTGAGTCCAGTATTAACATAGGGAACTATAGTTGACGAATAGTGGTTGGTATAGGTAATAACTGCTTCAATTTTAGTTTTATCTTTTGCCCATTTCAAATCAAAACGATTTTTAATTATTTCATCTTTGCCAACAGCTTCATCAACTAAATCATTTAACCCATTAGTTGAGCAATAAACTTCTTTCTCGCCGTTATATGTTAATTCAATAGCAAGGCCTGGACACAAACAAGCCGTTGTTTTAAACAGCTTACGAACCTTGTCTATTTCAACTTCGGTATGGGTAAAAAATTCTTCATTTGGTTTCCATAATACAGATGTGCCATGCACATTGTTGTTATTTTTTATTGTGGACACACTTCGCTTACTAAAAACGCCTTCTGTAAATAGAATTTTCTCTTCTACTCCATCTCGCTGAGTTGACACTTCAAGCCAATGAGAAAGATAAGTAGCAATTTTACATCCAATACCAAACGAACCGAGCGATGTGCCTTCATACACACCATCTTCATGATACTTACCACTAGTATTGAGCACAGAAAATGCCGCTTCAAGAACAGTTTTTCCATCATCTCTCATTAAATTAGGAATAAAACCTTGCCCATTATCAGATACTCTAACAATATCATCGTTTATATTAACTTCAATTATATTGCCATTACCTAACCTATATTCATCTATTGCATTAGAAATAATTTCTACCAATAACTGAGTAGAATATGTGCAATCACCTGCATATACTTGAGGTCTGAGTCGCGTAAACTCAAGCGGCGACAATGATTCAATACTATCCTCTTTATATAGCTTTTTTATTTCAGCCATATTTCTCCATTACCTCCGATACTGACATTTTTCCTGTGGCCAATTGGTCTGCTAATTCATTACCTAGCGTTCCATTATGCCCACGGACATATCTTAAATCAATTTCATAACCTTTATCTATATATTCTATATATTCTTTAACCAAATCTAAATTTTCAGGGGTTTTATTGTCTGATTTAATCCAATTATTAACTCGCCATTTAAATCCCCAATCATTAAATGTATTAACACAATAACGAGAATCAGAATAGACAATTATAGGTTGAGCAAATCCTTCATCTACTTTACCAAAATTCTTAATTGCATGTAATATCGCTTTCATTTCCATTCTATTATTAGTTGTTATCTCTTCGCGCTCCTAATACGCATAAACAACCTTGGCGCCGCTCAGCCCAATGATGCCATAACCACCGGCGCCACTTCCTAAACAGCTTCCATCTGTGTATAGGACTTCAACTTTTTTCATTATCACACCCCTCTATTTTAATTTTATTTGCCACCTTATCTATTCTATGTATATATTATATCATATTTTTTGAAAAAAATCAATTAAAAAAGCAAAAAACGGATATGGTTAATAACCATATCCGTTATTATTTATATATCAGGATAATTTCCATTAGGATCATCTACTGTGGTGTTAGAATCACTCAAATTTGGACTGGCATTATCTAGTGCCCTCATGACTGATTCATATTTTATACCATCTTTACAATTTTCAACCAAGGCTTTTTTATAATAATATACCTAGCTAACTCCATAGGCGGCCCATGGTAATGCACATAATGAAGCTAGCCAAGGAATAGTTCCAAGATAGCCTAAAATGATACATAGATATGCTAGACCCAATAGCGCCAAGGTTGTTATCCAAATTAATGCTGACTCTTGGATTAGAAGCCATTTAGAAAATTCTTGATTTTTTTTATTTCTCTTTTTCTTTTTATTATCTTTTTTCATAATTATTTTATAAATTTATCATACATGCGTTTTAGCACAACAATAAATTGTTCACGAGTTAATAAGCCTTTTGGCATTTGGTTTCCAGTTTCATTGCCCTGTAATAAACCAGTGCTTTTGCCCCAAGCCAATGCATCCTGAGCATAATTAGCCGCACCTTTTTGATTTAAACTTTCTAACCAGTTATTGGCTAGCTCATTAAATTTTTCTTGAGTCATGTCTTCATCCTCCATTTCTTCTAATTTAGAATTAACTTCTTTTACAATTTGTGGATGCAAATTGTAAATATAATTACCTGGGCAAGATTTATAGGCAAACCAACGATGAACCGCCATATTCTATTCAGCCACATTACCCACCAAATTTTTATTACCTTGCCATTTTAAACGCACAATTCCATTACGTTTACAAATATCGGTAAGTAATTTAATTAGTGATTTATATACTTTATCATTAATTTTATATGGCGCATATGCATCACACGCGCACTCAATAGATATTGCACGACGATCAATGTCCGCACCAGATATGCCATTTACACGAATAGGATTACCATTTCGATCAACGCCACCAGAACACCAGGCGCGATCTTTTTCTTCAACATACATACCTATACGACCATCATACCCAATACCATAGTTAGATGAGGCGCCAACACTAGATTGGGCAAAACGGCTACCAAGAGCTTCAATAGATGCCTATCCTACAACACAATGTATAATTACCATATCAATCTTATGACCATTACGGCCAGACCTATTTGGACTAATACGAGTGTAATTTACTAATGGGCTATTACTCATACCATTTTCTCCTTTCCTAATTTTTTATATTAAAAATGCAGGGGGCTTTATAGCCCCTCTGCAATTTTTGCAATTTTAGAGCGATGAATATAGCGCAACTCAACCTCGCCATATATATCGGCACCACGAAATATTTTTGATGCTCGACGCATACCATTTTGGCGACCAGCGAATGCGGGATCGTCAACCTGATCACTATAGTCGCCATCTATAATACAAATACTATCTTCACCAATACGTTGCAAAACAAGCTTCATGAGATATATATCCAAATTTTGGGCTTCAGAAATATATACGCCCGCTTTCATGTCAGATGTATCTACGCCACGGCAATCGGCTAATGGCATAAGAACCAAGCGCTCATCCTCAAGCAAACGCTCTACCGCCATACGACTACCTAATTTTGTGATTAGTAGGTTGCCAATCTGAGAATCCAACAGCTTGGTGTCTCTCTCACCGGGGTAAAATCCGAGCCTAGCAGCATTCTTTGCAGCAACAGTATTACAGAAAATAATTATTTTATTAATACGACCTTTATCTAATTGGCTAAATAAATAAGAGAGTGCAAGAATGCTCTTTCCCGAACCTGGTAAGCCTTTAATCATTGTTATTTGATTATTTTTTAAGCTATCCATTGCCAAATATTGATACGGGTCATTCTTTATAGGTTTAATATCGCCAAATGCCATAGATGAAAATACATATGAACCTACATGGCGATAGCCATCACCGGTCCAACACACTTGGTCTATTAAATCTTTTTCACTATTATATAAATTAAGATATTCATTTATTTCAAGGTTATAAGTATTTTCATATGGATGTTCATAGAAATAGGCAAGTTCATCGTCAGTAAATATTCGATCAACATATCCCGAATAATCATCTTTACGCTCCTCAACCATTTGTATACTATCATCGCCAAAAAATAAGTTGGCAATATTAAATAACGCTAAATCATTAGTAATAAATACGGTTTCATCAGGATGAACTCTTGTATCATAATCTAATGCGGTCGCCAAAATTTTTAAATCAGGCGTGATAGATAATTGTTTACCATCTACATACCATAACATAGATTCATTAAAAATCCAAACCTCATATTTATCCCTATTGGTTGCTAATTTACGCAACAGGACGCGGGCATCATGTTTAACATTTTCGTCCTTGTTAGCTGACGTCTTGATATGTTCTAGCTCTTCTAAGGTGATAGATGAAATAACTACATTTTCTGGTGTTGTAAATAAATCATCAACCCTCAACAATAAGCTGCACGTATCATAGAAATTATAAGTCGCCAAATAATTCACTCCTTTTCGGAATCTTTTTCTATTATATTATAAAAATTATAATAAATTATTTAACTATTTTTGTCCGATTCGGGATAATCAAATAATAGCTCCTCACTTGTTTCCGCTTGTTTAATCTGGCGACCAATACGTGTTTTTTTATAAAACTCATCTTTTTTATCAATATAATCTTTCAAATTTTTACGTTCATCAATTATTATTTCATTAATTGTTTCTAAATCAAATTCATACATGCGAATATGTCTTTGTAATTTTGAATTTTCATAACTTTTAGGATTGAAATGGGTGCTATGTTTCATTGTGTAATATAATTGTTTAAGAGCTTTAAGGGCTGGTTTAAGTTCCATATCTCTAACATATTTAAGATAATCTATTGTAGCGCGGCGGTATGCGATTTCCATACCGGTCTTTTCGCTCATCATATCTTTATCCTCTTCATGACACATGGCGACGCCACAAAATGTTTGATTTTTATATTTAATTATACAACTAGCTACCCCTTCTTCAGGGTCCCAATTGAATATAGGTTCTTGTTTCATAATACAATACGCTCCTTAATTTATTTCTTTTATGTTAGTATTGTATCATATTTTTTTATAAAACGCAACTCATTCCTAACTTTTTAGGCAAAAATTTACCTAATGCGAAATTTAGCCAACAACGGCTCTCATGGCGCCGACGAATAAAAAAATAGCTAACCAATTAGGTTAGCTATTAATTGCAACATATTCTTTTACTTCTTGAATGATATCATCTAGTAGGCAAGGATAGCACTGGTGCGCATCTAGCTCTACATGATAAATAATACCTTTGTCCATGTCTTGCATCGGATCAGTGTAATGACTATGTCCACACAGGTTCCAAGTGCATCCTTTCAAACCTCGCTTATTGTCATCCCAATTAGCGGTCAGAGTAGGGTAATGAGATAGATAAAATCTATATTTGCCATATTTCAAAACATCAGCATATTTTGTGGCGCCGAGCCTTTCCGCCCGTGCATCAGTGCAATGATTACCTCGAATAAAATGAATTGTTCCATTAAGATTATCGACCCATTCAAGATTTTCAAGACCACCCATCGCCACGTCACCCAAATGATAGACCGTATCTTCTGGCGCGACCACGCTATTCCAACGCTTTACAATTTCAATATTCATCTCGTCAACTGAATTAAAACCACGAGCACCCCAAATAAATTCTTTATCGTGGCTAACCGAAATGAGTATCACTAGTAATCCAAATCTTACTCATTTCCTTCATCATCCCCTTCCTCAATTATAATTATATTACCTAGCTCTACGGCTTTGGCAATTATGGCCTCTGCTACATCACTAAAACTATAATAATCATCATAGTTATATGGCACACCGGCATCGACGCACCAATCTCGGGCTACCTCATCATGGGATGCACCATACCATTCCCAATTATCAACTCCATCGCGCTGCAACATATCACACTGCATCTCACAGCCTATCAATTTTATATATTCTTCATACGGGACAGCAACATACATTTATATTTATCTCCTTTTCAATATTTCCTTGTGCATCTACGCGCCAAATTTCAGTATACAAATGCTTTTCGTTAAATGTTGGAATTTGAAATGTGTTCATCATTCTACGAATCGCTTTAATAGGAACATTTGCTAGGCTGGTTCTTTTTGCATTGCGTTCACAACAAACTGCAAAACAAACATCAAAATAAACAACTTTAATTTCAAAATAAGGCAAGGTTGGCACTACCAATAGATTCAAGATTTTATTTCTTGATGCCTCATTGAGATGCGTGGCGTCGAGGTAGACATTTTTAATTTCTTTGTTCAAAATCGCCATCTGCGCCGCCTTTACATACTGGCGCCACACTTCATCCTCTTGGCCAAAATAATCATCTTTATCAGTTATAAGCGAGAAACGAATTTCATCTCTTGAAATTACTACACTATTGGGTAATTTATTTTGCTCGAGCCAAGTGCTTTTACCGCTGCCTGGAACTCCGCACAATAGCCAAACTGTCTTCTTTGTAATCGCCATTTAAAAACGCCTCCTTAAACTCAAATACCTCAGCATCAGATGCACATTCAACACACTGTCGTGTTACTCTACAGGTGGGACAATATAAATCTTTTCGATGTCCTTTACTATGAAAATGACTGCGCTGGCGCGGTAGGTCAAATGTCTTTTCGCCACAAACTGGACAATAAAAACTATGCATTTCAAACTGATTAATCTTTGGCATCTTCTTTTACCTCAATCGTCCAAATATCTCCTCGCTGGTCAATAACTTTATAATTATTATAAAATTCAGTCATAGAAACTGATTTATCTACTATAACCTCATATCTTGTAGTATTTTCAATAGTATCATAAAAATATTTATCAGGCTGAGTATTAATATAAATAAAAGTGCCAATTACACCTAACACAGCTAGACCAATAAAAATTATATTAATAAATTCTGACAAATCATAAATATACCAATCTATTATATTAACTATAATAAAAATCCCCATTGCAATATATAAAGGCCACAATGCTCCAAAAAGTCTGCCCAAATTAAGTATCGTCACCTTATTGACATACATATTTAAAATTGTTATGCCATCAATCATATTCTAACCTCCGAATCATACACTATAGTTAGAAACCAACCCGCTGGGTCTGTCGGTGCTACATCTATATTAATTATCTTTCTTTTGGTATAATTATCTTGCCAATGCCATAAATATTCATTAATAGCTTGCCCATTAGCATGACACGATATATCAACCTGTATCATTAGTATCAACCCTCTCTATAATAATAATATTTAATATTATCTATAATATCATAATCAACTAAACCACGACGTAATAGTGATGTCATACTACCATTAATAGCTCTATTGGATGTATTAAATATTTCAGCTAATGTAGTGGCATCATAGGCAACGTGGCGCTGGGCGCTCAACCACTCCTCAAGCTGGGGTGCTAGCTTCTCCACGTCTGGCGGCGCCACATCTACATTCATTAATGCGCCATGAATAACAATATACAAATGTTTAATCATGATATATAAAACTATTGGCAATAGACATGAGCTAATAATTGATATTATCATTTTATTTCTCCTTTTTTCTTTATATTAATATTATATCATATTTTTAATATAAAATCAAATAGGGAATACCAATTTAGGTATTCCCTTATTATTAATCTCTCTTTTTTACTTCAAATGGTGAGTCACTATAATATTTACTATAATTTCTAACCTCTTGGAATTCATTACAATGAGTAGTTGCAATTGCTTGAGCAAATCGTTTATCGCCTTCTACAATTAACCAATCCTTAGCGATTCTCTGCTTCTGCTCTACATCATCATAATAGCCATAACGTAAACTACCCTGAAACTCATTGGGAACGTTGGTCTTGTCTATCATATCACTATTGATATGACGTTTCTCAACTTCCGACTCCATAGGCCCAAGTCCATGACGCGTCAAGTAGGAACGAGTTGTATAACACACTTCAGCATTAAAATCTTCATAGTCAGCAATCAAGCGATACGGGTTGGTGAGTCCAGTAGATGAGGTAGTGTGCCATTCATTATCAACATCCATATCAAGACCAAGGCCCTGACCATTCTCAAAAATGAGATAATTATGGTGGCGCCACACATCATCCATTGTTACTATTGGAACTTGCTGATAAAATACATGTAATTCATAATTAAAATTAGATTCTAGGTTTCTACGCCTAATGGAATTAGGCTCAAAATATTCCTTGTATTGAGGCAACGCATCTATTTCAATACCAAACTGCGCTGCACGATATACTACCCAATTCCACTGGTCTCGCATCATAGTAATATAGAATTTATCATTGTCAAGAAAATCCTTAATAGTATATGCTATCTCAGGACGCTGATCAATTCTATCAGTGGCGCTCCATGATCCATAACCGCATGAACCATGCTCGCGTTCACCATACTGATATGCTATCCAATCTTCTATCATGTGGTCAATCAACATATCATAGGGCGTGATTACTACACAATTAGGATGACAATAGCAATTACCAGTAGTCAAACCAAGTTCCTTAAACTCCCTATAAAATTCCATGGGATGGACAAGAAATGAGTCTGCAAAATAGGTAGGCACACCTTCTTTGGTATTACAACCAAAATGATGGAATACGTGGCGCGACTCAGGATTATAATCTACGGTATGACCACGCTGAGCGGTGCCATTATGAAAAACTGTAATAGGAGATTTGCCTTCTTCAAGAGCCTTGAGGCCAAAATAATGACTCATTAACCCCTTGCCTTCATCGCCAAAATTAGCGCCAATTACTATCTTTACTTCATGCTCCATAATAGCACCGCCCTTTCTATATTACCAACTTACTTCTTCTTCATTTGTATTAATTATAAATGGATTATTAATGCGTCCAACAGCATGCTCAGTGATAATACTAATAATTGTATCGGCAAGACTTTCAAGGTTAGATACACGATAATGGTCTTCGCCAATTATATTAGTCCAACTTTTATCTACTGCATCCTGCTGATTATTCCATTTATAGGAGGAACGAGAATCATCTACTGAGATGTGATATATGTCATATTTGTCGCATACTTCCTTATACAGGTCATCAGTTTCAATATTGGCCTGAACAGTATCACCTGCAAATGAATGTATTCCATCCATAGAAAGATAGGGATTAATCTGCTCATCACCAAGAGTAATTATCAAACCCTTGGCGCCACGATTCCAACAGTCCAGCTTAGCGTGGCGCAAACCCATATACCAAGCCATAGTATATGACTCATACTGATTACCACCACCGCCACCTTCAAAATAAACTTTATCAAGCTGTTCAGCAATGCGCACATCAGACTCAAACTGAGACATCTGAATAGGTGCATAATCATAAGCAAGATCGCCGATAGCCATGACACAAAATTCAGGATCAGTTATTGCATCGTTCGCATAAATAGATGACATAATTTCGCCCAACTTTTTACCAGCTTCAGTAGCGGCTGAACCCATTGAACCAGTTACGTCTAGTGCTAGAATAATAGGATAACTATTAGGATGTTCATCACTATCGAGGCATTCACGAATCTTGCCCTTGGCATCCAGAACATCTGCGAGTGAACGACTACGATAGAAATCCTGCGTTGTAAAATTAGTTGTAGATATTGAATCTGCGGATACATTATAAGTTGCTTTAGTATAGGTATTATACGCGCAAGTTGTCCAAGTGCCAGAACCCATTATTACTCCTCCTCGTCACCAGTGGCGCCGAAATCAAATGCGCCATCAAACAAATCCTCAAGACCATTATCACCCATCATCATAAACATCATGGGATTCATGCCGCTATTGGCGCCGGTGCCGCCAAACATCTGACTCATCATCATCATTTTCATCATGGAATTCATAGACTTATCGCTCTTGCCCAGATTCATAAACGGACTAAAAATTTTGCCATAGCAATAGGTCTTACCCATGAATACGTGATGCTCGGGAACCACCTGAACAATAGTGCTATCCTCATAGTTAAATGCGGAAATCATATCATTCTCAACCTTAATAACACAATGAGGTCGGCCATTCACCAGAATAACGTCGCCACGCTCCACCTTAAAAGTAGGAACTACCCAAAAACAACCATCGGCGTCAAATCCAAAATTACTGCAATTGGTCAACTTATTATGCTCAAGGTCATAGGTCTTAAAACCAGTAGTGGTCTTAATAGCAAGCTGACCATTCATACCAAGCTTACACATACCCTTGGCGACGGGCTTAAAACATCCATTAAACATATTATCAAATCCAAACATTTAAAATATCCTCCTTTATTTCTTATATATACATTATATCATATTTTTTAAATAAAATCAATTTAAGGATTTTAGCCAAGCATTAGTTAGTCCGCACAGCTTTTTTCTTCCTTTGCAATCGCACCAATCTCGCTCAGGAGTTGCCCAACAATGACCCATACCGGTATAGGCATTAAAATGGTATGCATCACATGGGATTTCATCTATAGGATCTATATTAGTAAGAAAATCATATACATCGCCCCAATTTTCAATTTTTGGGTGAGAACCATCTTCTAATGTAATTTGTTCTTGTTCATATCCAGCTAACCAATCATTCTCATAACAGAAATACTCTAGCCAATGAGATTCGTCTTTAAAGTCTTCAGTGAGAATATCAATTATAATATCTTGATAATCAGCCAAATAAAAAGATCCAAAACCACTACCACAAAGATCGTGTAATGCAATATCTAAATTATCTTGTTTAGTTCTAAGCTTATCAAGCTGATTCATTACATTAATAAAATGACTTTTACTAATCATTATTTTTACCCTCCCAATCACACCATATACAATCTGTGGCGCCGGGCGCTAGGAGCGCGCCACAACATGGACAAAATATATTTATTTGTTCTACTGGAACTAAATGAGTAATACGTTCTATTGTTTCTCTTTCTATTTCATAGGCCATTTGAGCTTCTATCAAATTCATTAAATTTTCTAAATCAATTCTACCACTATTATATTGATTAGTATAATAACCGAATGGTATTCTACTCATAAATAATCCTCCGATACAAAATAGTTGCCATACCAATAGCATTTCTCTTCGGTTTCTTTATGGGGCGCGCCACAAGACGGGCATTTGAGTTGTCTATTAGTATATCGTTTGGTTTGGACTTCAGGAACAATATTATTTTTTGCAAGCTTAACCCAAGTTTTGTCAGTATTGAAAATATAAAATTCATTGGTATCAGTAGTATAATAGACACTACCTGGTAAGGCCTTAATTGTATTTAGTTTATAAAATGTTGTGTTACCGAAATAAATCATTTATAATTTTCACTCTTTTTGATATTAATAATTCATTTGCTGTTCCTATATCTGACGCCAAATCTGAATCATTATCAAATATTACTTTGAGTGGCTTAATGCCGCCAATAGGAATGAGATAGATGGTAGAATCATCGAGATTTTTTATTACTTCTACATTGATTTTTTCCATTATCATTTTTCACCAATATTTCAAAATATTCGTCTTTATTTGAACTAGCCATAATTTCTCTACTGGTTATCACAGTGCCAGTATACCAATTTTTAGCGGTATCAGTATTGATTTGTATGCTCTTGAGGTCGAGCGACATTTTGGGAATGTGGATTTCAACTTTTGGATTAACTTCATCCACTCCCCAATAGTCAATGTATAAACGCCCATCCTTTCGATATACATGGGCACGAGTGCATTTAATAGAACTTGGCTCATTAGGCATCTTCAGAAACCTCCTCGGCTTCCTCCATATCAGGTGCCTCCGCAGACTCCTTAATCAGGCCTTCGAGCATCTTAAATGAATAATTTTTATATTTATAGGCACAGAACTTAGGACGATTAATAATGCGAACTACCACACCCTCGCGCACATGAGTCTTGCCAATGGGGTCAGGACCATCATAATACTGCTCAGCCACTCCCATAACATATTCGCCAGCGGTCAGTGCCGTTGAATCTAACCACTCCTCATCGGGGATAAATTCATGGACAAATTCAGGAACGCACTTGACACCCATCTGTTCACAGCGATAACGCATAAAATCAGGCGAATATTCTACAACATCACCATCTTCGTTGGTCATAGTCATACGATACACATACAAGTCAGACTGAGGTGCATCACTACCATCAGATGAACAACCATAACTAAACACGGTCTCTTCGCCATACTGCTTCACAAAATCCTTATCAAGCTTCTTATTATTACCCTTACCCATGATTGAGGTGCCAGTATCAGTGAAACCAACTACTTCAAAATAAATTTCCTCGCCCTTCAGTAACTTACCAACAAACTTATCATGATGCTGCTTACGGAACGCATTGCTGCCATAAAAACCACCATCCCAATCATCTAGAACAGTGCGTCGAGTGCCGGATATATAATCCCAATCATAGACAGGCATTGCACTTTCAAGTGCATGCTCAGCAATTTTACGAGTCCAAGAACCAATATTTTTACCACTTAACATTGCATCAAGTGCATACTGATATATACGATTAATTGCTCTATATCCTTTTAATACAGGTAAATAACCAGTGCGCTGAGAGGTGCCATGCATCTTCAAGGTAATCTCAATTTCATCGCCGGGCTTAAATGCACCAAGATTATATGCAAGCTGTTCGGTATCTGCATGCTCAGTAAAGAGCGGCGCCACAGGTGCATGCTTCTTACGAGTCTTGTTACCCTTGCCCTTAGCGCTGTTGCTTCTGGTGCGACCACGAGGAATATACTTCTTACAAATCTCATGTCCATTAACTATAGTAATAGTATCACCAATATTAATATCATCAAGATTTACACCAGTATATTCAAGGCAAGAAATAGACATAAATATACCGTCCGATCTCTCGCCGCGCAACTTAATGGGCTTAATATTACGCTTATCAGGATCAAGATAACCAGTGTCCGGCGTGCCATCAGGCTTCTTGCGACAAAGATGGTTCGCCACACAAAATTCCTCACTCAACTGCAAATCTGAGGGGAAATAAATACCAATCTCGCCCTTAACTATATCAAGTCCTACACAGGTATCATTGCCGAAAAAAGTAGCGATCTGTAGCCTATCGGCATTAGTATGCGGACGCAAATTATCAACTTTTACACAATATCCACAATGCATGCTCATATAAATTCCTCCTTATTTACTCTATACTTGCCACCATAGCGATTTTATGCCCGTAGCACTGAGTAATACCACCATGGCCGGCTAATTTATTTTTAATTCTTGTGGCGCAAGCTGCTGGTGTGAGCTGCACATTCTTAGAAATACTTTTGTCTGTTTTATACAGATAATCTACATAATTATTAATATTACTAAAACGTTTACCACTGTCACAATCAATATAATACACCTGATGCTTTATTGTTTCTTTGGTTTTTATTAATGCAACTTCCTTTTCAACAAGTAAATCATCAGCGGCGCGTTTATGATTTTCTTTTTCCGCTACCCATTCAAGGTTACGAATATCATTATTTCGCTTATTATGATCCAAATGGTCTACTGTCATTTCTTCTGGATTAGAAATAGGGTGCCATGTTTCCATAACAAGACGATGAACAAATATGGCCTTTTTAGTTGCCACTCTAACAGCTAAATACCCTGTGCTAGTAGTTTTAATCTTTAGAGCTTTTCCATTAATATCTTTTACTCGTCCCCTATTAGATACGAATACTCGATATTTTCTATTCCATTTCCATCGCTCAATATTAATCGTAATAGTTGGTAAAATAAAATTCACAGTATCAATTCCTTTCCTTCTTTATATATATATTATATCATATTTTTAATAAAAAATCAAATAAGGATGCTATTGCTAGCATCCTTAATCATCAATCACAATACAATTTACTTTTCCTGAATATGCTGTGCAAGCATCTATCGCTATAATACCATCAGCATAATATGGCTCAAAATTAGAATTTTCATTAACACCTGGATTATAATCATCAGGATTATCTAGCCAGTGACCATATGAACAATGCCAATGACCACAAACAATAGTCTTATTAGGCTCGATTACCCCTTCTTTGGCGCAGTCTATTCCGTTGCGCCAACGAGCTTGCTTCCAGTCGCGTATATCCAAGTCGCGCCAAAACTCATTATAAATAAAAGCATGCTCCATTACATGTTTGCTGGCGCCACGATTCCAACAAGGAATCCATCCATGGACAAATATGTAATGCTCGGTTTCATAGTAATCTACCATTTGGTCAAGTAGTGGTGTGATTTTGGCGAGCGCTATATTAGCTCTATGTTCAAATGACCAAGGTTTATCTACCCCAGTAAGGTCAAATACGGTTTGGGCGGTTCCATTGCTATAATCATGCATCCAAGGCTCGCCACGTCGGCACATATCCTCAAACAAATCTTCATGGTTGCCACGAATGAGAATTTTACGAGGAACCTCACAATTTAAATATCGTATTAATTCTATAGGTTGGCGCCCACGATCAAATAAATCACCGCAAATAACCAACGTATGATTTTCATTAGTTGGATCAAATCCTGCTTCATCTATTGCCTTTTTAAACTCATTAAAAAAACCATGTATATCAGATACAACGAAATATTTCATTTATTATCACCGCTTTTCTATTAATTGTTTTATCTCCATTGGTCGTAATACCGCGTTAATAAAATCTTCATTAACTTCTGAACTTACTTCAATCAAGTTAGCTCTACATCCTCTACTGGATTCATTTGCCGCTACAAATTTGATAACACTACCATTAAAAAATTCAATGAAACAATTACCCGATTTTGCTGTATGTATACGATTAACATTTATTGCTAATGATGGAATATAATCCACTATTTGATCTATTATATCTCTCCACTCATCTCGAGATTTAGGACAAATAATTACATGATAATTAGGTAATTCAAGGCAAATATTAACCGCATAACGCAAAGCGGCATTAGATAAATATATCATGATTTATCCTCCTTTATGGTATTATCTTTACACCTTATGCACATAAGATATAGCACTTTTTTACTCTTTTTAGTACAATAATATTTATATGTGGGATGACCATAAATATCTTTACCAGTCACTTCTTCTATTTTGAAATACTTACAACATATTTCATCCATTATTTATCCATCCTTTAAATGTTCTCAGAAATCATTTATTTTCACGAAATCCTCTATTAATACAAATTTGTCTCTCATAAAATGCCCAAAACCGATGCATTTTGCGCCCCGATCTGGGTCATCATTAAAAACGAGTCTACAGGGAACATTTTTGATATTGGTTAATCTTATTCCATCTTCTTGGGATAAATCAAATAGCTCAACAAATGCTTTAATTAAAAACCCAAGAGATTTGGTATTATTATAAGTACCCATCAAATGCGTATCAGCACAAATAATTTCAAAGCAAGGGCAATTTCCAAAATGAGCAATTATATCTATATCAATAGATTTAATCATATTATTTGCAATATAACAACCTGAACTTTTTAAATCTTGTTCAGTTTTAATAACTTCATTAAAATTCATTAAATATTATTTCTCCTCCAATACCCAAATGTTACCGCGCTGTTCTATAACATTATAATTTTCAACTATTTTATTATAAGATACAGAATCATCAATAATACACTCATACCGATATTCACCAGTTTTAATAATACCACTGAAAATTGCACAAATAACAATAGTGAGTAAACTAACAATAAGAGAAAACATAGTTACCCAAACAGGCCAGTCAAGAATCATAGATACATAAAATACAATTAGTCCAGCAACAAATATTATGAATACCAATACTAATGTCCACGAAGGCAAACCAGTGATTTCTATTTTATTTAATACAGTTATTCCTTCTATCATTTTTTATTCTCCTTTATGTAAATCTTCATAGAACCATTTCAGGAATGTGTCAATTTGATCTGCCTCTGCTTCTATTCTCGATGCCTCATCAATGAGTGCTTGTGCATCCCAATATCTTTCTTGCTTAAAATCTTCAAGCTGTTTATAAGTAGCACTTTCAATCTCAGGATATCTGTCCAACAGGTCACACAAGTCTTCTTTCTGCCACCATCTTATCATATCACTACTATTAATTAGTTCTTTAACCGTCATTACCATAAATCCTCCGAAAACAATTCACAAGCTTTAAAATCATCTGCTTCACGAATGTCAATTATCTGCCCAGCCAAAACCGCATAATCGTAGGCTTTATATCTGTTATAGAAATTATTTTCCTCATCAAGAAAACCTTCTATGGTGCGCGACTTATCTATCTTATATGGAGATAAAAACTGACTAATAATCCAATAGGCATCACTGTGGCGATGACAGGGTATGGTATACTTTTTACCGGTCTTATCAAACATTATTACGCAAGCTTTAGTTATCAAGATTCACAATCTCCTCTGCTAATTCATCACAAACCTGGCGCGCCACACTCCAATTCATTGCTTTTCTATGACAATCTTCACAATGATAATAAAAATTATCCATGTCATCATATCTACAATTATCACAATAAATATTATCAAATGTCTTATAAATAAGATCACTTATTGCTTCTTTATACTTTTGGACTGGAACTACTTCAATATATGAGGAACATGTCTCATTGCATAATTCACAATGCAACTCTTGATCACATATATGCATATTTTTATCCTCCTCTACCTTATATAAATATTATAACATATTTTTTTATAAAAATCAAAATAGGAACACCAATCTAGGTGTTCCTATTACATATTTAGACTTCAGATTTCTTATGCATCTTGGCGTAACCAATAAAACCAAGAACAATGGCGGGAATATAATACATTCCCCAGAGGAACATGAGTATAATAGAGACACACTCACAAATCAATCCAGCAAGAACCAGACCTCGCTTATAAACGCAACCACCAATAGTATGCAATACAGTTCCAATACCACCAACTACTACACACGGCATAACAATTGCCATACCCAAAGCAGTGCCAGCTACCTCAGCATCATCATTACTATTGAGTCCTTGCGAACCAGTTCCTAAAGCAACAATCATAATAATGAGGCACAAAATAGCCAATGCCACACTAATAATTAGACAAACATTTTTAGATTTAAACATTATATATCTCCTTAAATAAAATAATTAACTAAATAAAAAATGCCCTATATAGATTATTATGTAATTCTATATAAGGCAAAAAGAAAGGAATAAGATATAATCAGGTTAATGGTGCGCTCGGCGGGATTTGAACCTGCAACTCAAATACTGTATTTTGTATTAAACTATGTATCCATTTTTTATTTTTTCAACTGTGTTTATGATAAATAGAATTAAGATTCTTCATTATAATATTTCCATTTGTATTTTGCTGCGGTTTTTCTTTTTCCTAAACACACTTCAGTAATGTGCTATTTTATAGTTGTTAATTTACAACCAGTTAACTGATTTTCAACCATATATTTAGCCGCAGCATTAACAGAAGGAAAAGCTCTTAAAAAATTATTTTTTAAATCGTACATATTAACAATTTTTCCATATTTTTTCTATACAACATCTGAAGAAGCCATAATAGGAATATTATTGGCATGTAAAATATTAGAAACGGAATCAGCAGAAACTCCTAATTTTATAGCAGTTTCTTTAACAGATTGAATTTCTTTATAAGAAGCAATTATTAAATCATAATCAAAATATCTTTTTCCATCTCCGCCAAGTGTTGCATTATAGCCATTTTTAAAAGAACACTTTTGCTCAATCCAATACATTTCTCTTTCTTCTGGATGATCAGTTTCTTCTATTAGTTCAATATGAAAATATTCAACACCATATTTTCGCATTGCCGCATACAATGGACGTTTTTCATTACGCTCTCTAAAAGCATCTTTACAATGCTCTTTAAATCTTTTTCAATAGAAAATTCTGTTTTACCTATATAAACTTTCTAGTTGATATCATTTGTGATTTGATAGATGTATGCCATAAAAACTTAAATGACTCCTCTCTTTTTAATTAAGCAATTAGTAAAAAACAGTTGCGCCACGAGAAGGCTTGCTTATGCAACCGAGCTGAGTAACAGAATCGAACTGTTGTCTGAAGCTTACAAAACTACAGCTCTACCATTGAGCTAACTCAGCATATAAAAGGGATTTCCATTTCTGAAAATCCCAAACAATTAATAGGGGAAAATAATTGTTGAAAGGTAAATTATTACCTTATGTTTATATTATAACAAAAATTTTTTATTTTGTCAATTATTCTGCATGACGCTTAATATGACATTTTTTACAAAGCATTACACCATTAGTGAGTTCAGTGATACCGCCACTATACCACGGAACAATATGATGAGCGTGCATATCGGCCTTGATAAAATGCTCTCCGCAATCAGGGCATATACCCTTCTGACGATTATACAAGGTAGTTCGCTGAGCCTCACTAAAAGCTCTATGCTTGAGCAGATTTTCATCTCGTGTAATACAATATTCTACAATTTTGCCTACCGATGCATCAAGTTCCTTAGATGCCTTAAATTCAATCAGCTCATTAAATTTATTAACAATTTCTTCAGAATCAAATTCTTCATCATGATATTTATTATAAAGATGACCCCAATTAAGACTTGCCATACCCTTGTCATAAGTGCCGGGGAACAGAGACTCAATCCATTCTATTACATTATTAAAATAATCCCAAAGTTCAATAGCATTATCATCATTAATATGTTCATCCATATACTGACAAATATCTTCATCCTTCTTAGAATCAATATACCAAGCAATTACCTGTTCAAGTAATTCTTGACGATTTGCATTAGCCTTAGTATACATGGAACCTACATTTTCCGCGGGACATTTAGCATTACCATTAGCTTTACTAAAATAACGCTTTGCATCAGTAAGCCACTTACTTACATAGTTAGCATTACGCAACTCCTGCGGCGAAAGCTCTTCGCCTGCAATATTAATTGTCTTAAACCACTCCATACGGTCAGTCTTGGCGCCACGGCAAATATAGATTTCAAGCGGGTAATCAAGAAATTTCTGTTCCATCTCGGGATATAGGCGTTTAAGCGTGGATATATACATTGGTTTTTCACTATATACAGCATTACCCTGATACGATGTAGAACCATCTACAAAATTACACAGACTAATTGTTCGCTGCTGACCATCAAGGCAATCATAAGTGCCATCGCCATTATCAACCCAATACATAATATTAAGAGGAAAACCCTTGAGAGCAGTATCAATTACAGCATTTGCCTGTTTAGCATCATATACGAATGAACGCTGAAATTCGGGACGAACACATAGCTTGCCACCATAAGCCCATACACCACGTTCAATATCTGTCTCAGTATCATTTACATAGCCGACACATAGTTCACGAATAGTAATAGTTGTTTTACGAATCTCCATTTTAAAATCTCCTTTAACACTTTATAATATAAATTAACTTTAGTTTTTTATTTTAAATGGAATTTATTTATTATTTTTTATTTTTTGCGGCGAATTAAAATACGTCTATATTTTTGTTTACCATTAATAAAATTAATATCATCAGCTACATCATTTCCATCATGGTAACGACTATCACCTAAAATTTCAAACTGTTCTGGATTATATTTATCAAGAAATGTAATAGGCACACCCATTATTCCATTATAATCTTTAGGGATATTAACTGTTTTATTAATCTCAATAGCGTCATAATTATCGTATGTAGGATAATCAATTGAATTATATGTCTTAGTTAACACTAATTCTTCATTACGTTTGCTAGTCTTCATATTGGTAAACCAACAGACATTTCCAAATTTTTTAGTGCTTCCATCAGGCTGATTAAATTCTTTTACCATATTATAGCCTGTCCACAGCTTATTATCTTTAATTAGTGGAAAAATTTCCTTATATGTAAATGCGTTTTGATTACCAATAATCAGACACAGCTTGCTGTGAGCCATAATAACATCTACGAATTCTCTAAATAGACTAAATGGCGGATTAGTACATACTATATCACATTCCTTGAGAATTTCAATACACTCTGGGCTACGAAAATCTCCATTACCCATCAGATCTTCCTGAATGGCATCACCATCATCAATCCAACCGTCACCATTTAAATCATTATCTCGGTCAATCCAAATCTTATATGCCTGGCCATTTTCTTCATAATGAGTAGCAATTAGCTTCTTGAGACCAAATGCCTCAAAATTGGCAACGAAAAATGACCAAAATTCACTTTTCTTCTCCGCCGGATCATCACAAGGCAAATATACAATTTTATCTCGAAACTGCTTACGATATTTCATAACTTCGGCTTCAATATCTTCATAACGAGTATAAAACTCATCATTTTTTACTCGTTTTGCATTATGTAAATTTGTATTAGTAGCGCCACTTTTTTCGCTTTCCTCAAGTGTTTCCATGAGTTCAGAAAATCCATCTACCACCTTATACTGGACCGGCGAACCCCCAAGTTTTTCAAGAAAACCCTGATTAGCTACTGCTGTAAGTGTGGCGGGGGCTACTTTTGCGCCACATGAATCTGATAATTCTTTAGCACAAAATTCACCTTCAGAAAAATATTTCTGAATATATCCAAGTGCCTGCCGACCTTTTTCTGTTAATGCCATATCTTTATTCCTCTCTTAATAAAAATCATATTCTTCAGTATCATCCCAATAAATGACAAGATATTCATCAGTGCCTTTTGGAATAATATATTTAATATCATTCCAGCATCGGTTATTGATGAATATCACAAGTTCACTTTCAGTTAATGTAATTGTTCTAAACATTTTTATTCTCCTAAAAATTTTATGGTGCAGATAGCGGGACTCGAACCCGCAAGGCGTAATGCCGATGGATTTTCTTACTACTCTATGTCACCATAGCCACATTTCTGTGTTGTAGTCTGGAATACGTCTTTACCATATCTTATTCAGACTTAGGTAGCTGGTATATACTCTCTACACATTTATAAATAAATTGGCTGTTAGTCCTACCATTTAACTAATTCCGTAATGAATTGTTTTGAGATACAATCTAATAACTAGTGTTTTTAGATACTTAATTAGCACCAATTTATTTAATTTAGCACGGCGTTCTGTATTCGCCTTCGCCGTTTTAGCCAGCTTCTACTCTAAAGGTTTCCCTCTAGGCACTCTCTACCAAAATTGGTAGTATTTAATTTACCATTAAATAGAATACATCAAAGTCCATTGTGTTTACCGAAATTTCACCATATCTGCATATATATTTCTTACCATTTTAGAAAGGAGCGCTAATTAACCTAACCTCCATTAGCAGGATGCACTTATGGGTAGCATTACCCGACAGGGTTGAGCCATAATCAAAAATATGGCGCCGGCGCCCTCGACTCGAACGGGGATCCGCTGGGTTAGAGCCAGCTGCATTAACCTTTACACTACGCCGGAGTATCTATTTCTTATTACATATATATTATATAATAATTATTTAATTTTGTCAATTAATTTGGAACTTAGGAGAAATATTTTTTATTTTTTATTTTTTAACTTCTCCCTTATTCCCTTACATATTTATTATATCAAAAAATTTTGAATTTGTCAAGTATTCGCTTCCACTTAGCAAACTTAGCATTTTCTTCTCTGAGTCTTGCATTTTCGCACTTGATATCAATTATCTGCTCATAAGTCATTTTTGGAGTAAGTTCACGAATCTGATTATCCTTGTCTGCAATAGTGAGTTGAGACACTTTGAGTGCATCACGATATTCATGCGCAAGATTATAATAACTAGTAGACCGCTTCTGATAATCTTCCATTAGCTGTTTAGTTTCAGACATCTTATTATACGCTTTCTTGGCTATATCCTCAAAATATTTTACCTCACGACAATTCTGGCAAGATTGCAAATTATCTACCTGTTCATCAATTTTAGTTACACGACAGCGAGCACTTTCAACGGAACTTTTTGCTTCACTAAATTTAGTTTTCATGTCGGCTATCATGGCATCTTTCTCAGCTATTTCATTGGTAAGGTTTTCAACTGCAGCCTGTAGCTTCTGTGCTTCATTATACCAAAATGTAGCAACTTCTTTAGGTGTCATTGTTTCTTTAATAGGTTTCGGCATTACCTATCTCCTTTACACAATCAAGAATATCATTTACGGCATTTGTAGCATCAGAATATTCATCTGATGCATGCTCCAGATAACATTGAGCTGCAACAAGTTCACCAGTTGCATCACAATATGCTTTTTCTGCGGCGTCCAATCTTTCTTTTGCGTGGCGCAGACGCTTAGTCGCCACTTTTAGATTGCATCGACTGACGGCAAGCTGGGCGCCAAAGACTGCATCAAAATGATCACCAGCATGACAAGTGGCTGTGCCACGAACAGTCTTGCCAGCATATTTACTTACAGCATGGATTTTATTACCCTGATAATAAAATTTATACTTAGGCGGTCGATTTCTCATAAACATCATTCTCCTTTACTTTATATATATATTATATAATATTTTTTTAAAAAAATCAAATGGGGAACCGCATAACACGATTCCCCATAATTTTATTTAAACCAAGATTTTATTTCCTCTAATAATGTGGCGCGGCTCAGCTCTGCGGGCATACACCCAGGTGTTTTGTTGCTATCTTTATTGCATAATATTTTTGTTAATGCGCTAAAATCATAGAAACTAATATGCGCCATGTATAGTAGCTTACTACCCACTTCGCCAGTTGTAGCTCCTATTATTTTTTTGCCATCACACAATATATCATTATTGTCAATTTCTATTGTATAATTAGGTAGATATTTTTTTACCATCTGCGCCAAGGCTTCAAGGAGATAATTAGATTTAATTATATCCCAATCATTTCTATCTAGCACTAGGGCAACGTCTAAATCATCAGGCCCACTAATAATTGTGCCACCCTCACCATGAGTCTCATAAATTGGAACGCCATAATTCTCAAATAGTTCGGTATCAATATCCTCATTCTAGTGCCATGCAAATATTTTTCCATTATTAACACTAATAAATAGTTGCTATTTAGTTGCTAGAATTTCTAACAAATCTGATTGTAGACATTCATCTGGATTAGTAAGAGTAATTGGTATATTACTATTTTTTAATAAATATTCTATTTTATCTGAAGTAAAATTATCTAAGTCAGTGTATCCATAAGGTGCTAAATATTCGTAGATGTTGGCCTCGAATGGATTGACCTCTAAGGCCTAGCGATATTCATACTAGGCCTAGATTGCATTTTTTATATCTTTCATAATTAGTCTCCTAAATATAGATAGGATGATTCAGTGCCTGATGGTGAACCAGAGAAAAGTGAGGCTGGGTTGCTTTGTTGCACCCAAGCGCCATCGGTTTTTTTGAATACCGATACTACATTTTGCCATGTCCCATTAGATTTGAATGAGAGACTTGCAGCTGTTGCATTTGGTGATATTTTATAAGAAATAGAAATATCTACATTAAAAATACGAGGCACGTCTTGTACCTGTAGTCGTCCTGGTGTTGGATCAAATGAAGCAGATAATACTATACTAAATTTACCGGCTTTAAGAACGGCTGGCGTCCAGTTGCCCACCTCGGTATTGGTTAAAGTATAAGGAATTATTTCTTTATTTGAAAATTTTGATTTATCAGTATATTTTTTTATACCCACTTGATTATAGCTAGCTTCGCCGTTTTCAATATTTCTTTGTGCTGTATATATTTCGTGTAATGTTGCATTATCGGATTGTCCTATTGTAAATTCTAAAGTATCGCCTATCCTTATTAAAACATTAATATCTATAATTTGCGCATTATCGGGAATATTAATAAATTTTTCTCCTGCAACATAAAACACTAAAGAAGCGGGATTTGTTGAAGTGTTACCAGACTCACCATTTATATACCAATCTGCAGTATTATCAACATCTGAGTTATGGCTATCATTTACATATAAACACTCTACGTCTACAATTTTTGTATTTGAACTAAAATTAATAGTATCATAACCAGTAGGATGAATAATTAAATTATAAGTTTTATTTTCTACCTTTGGCCACAGCTTAATGTCTCCTGTTACATTATGCACATATTTTACATTTTCACTCACAAGTTGAGTTAGCCCCTCATCAGAATACCATCCTTTAAATTCACATCCATCATCAACTACACAGTTAAACGTGACTGTATCTCCATAATAGGCCGTAGATTGACTCACCGTGGCGCTGCCGTGTTCTGTCGACCCCACATTAATATTATAAACAATCTTTTCACCTTTAGCATATAGCGTCAGATTAGAATTAACTGTTGCAGTATAGGATAATTGATTGCTCACTAACTATGTGCAAGATTCGTCACTATACCAACCAGTAAACTCAATGCCAGGATTCACAGCAGCTGTAAATGTAACACTACCACCAGCCAGCATATCAGGTTCACTAACCGAGGCTGTCGCCACATTATCCTTCGCCACTGCCTAGCAAATATATATCTCACCTTCTGGCGCGGATGCTTTTGCGTATAGTGTTAAATTCGCATCTGGAACCGAACTATAGCTAGGTTCAGTGCTTACCAACTACGTGCCATTTTCATCGCTATACCAACCATCAAATGTAGCATAACTACCTACATTTGCGGTGAATGTAATTGTATCACCCTCGTAGCCAATAGCTTGATTAACTGTAGCGGAACGCATGCCACGTGAACCAGTAGCAATATTAGCGGCATAATCATATTCTTCAAAATAGCCTGTTAGAGTTATATTATTGATACCTTGAGCACGATATTGCGAGGATGAGCTTTGATGCATTAAATATCCTATTTCAGATTGCTTGGTTACATTTAATACCCAATTATGACGAATATTAGTATTTACCATTGGAACTTTATGAATCATATTAGGACGCCATACTGAACCACAAATGCCATCAAAACACGGAGTAATATAATCATTACCATTAATAGGGTCATTAAAACGACCAGAAATCAATCGAGCACTAATTGATGCACGACCTAATTCTGCATTACTATCTAATCGAACCAGGTGGGCTGTGCTATTAGGGAATAAAATATCCTTCGCTGCGGTGCTCAATACCGCTTTAATTGTATATGGCGTAGTTGATTTATTAGTCATACATGCTGTTGCTACAACATCTGATATTCCACCTATGTTAGCTAGCCAACCATAATTACTCGCTTGGAAGTCAGCTTTCCAACCCGAACCTGATGTCTCTGAAGATAATACATTATTATTGGTATCCATACCAATAAAATATTTATGGCCTTTACCCATTGGAATCTCAAGAACACGAGTAACAACACGCGAATGGTAATGGCTTTTTGCGTATAAAGTAAGTGGCGCGGTTATGGTCGCCACATATTCCTATTCAGTAGATACTAAATTGGTTCGTTCAGGGTCACTATACCAACCATCAAATCTATAGCCACCCATAGGTTTGGCGATCCATGTATTCTCTACCCTTGGCGCTACATCTCTTGCTTGGATTATTACATCAGTATATCCATCACTAATTACATCGCATTTATATGATACATCCTCAACTGTATAAGTAATATATAAATCAAACGCGTGTAATCTCAACATTCGATTAGTGGCACTTGTTGAATTATTTTTACAGTTTATCTAAAAACCAAGTTTGCCCGCTTTTAAATTAGCTACACTGGTAGGATATGATTCAGGGCTATTAGTTGGCACAGTTATTGTTGCCTATATAACACTAGTCCCTGGTTTAATAGTTAAATCCTCAGTAGTAGTAGCACTTAACATTGGACTCTCAAAGTTACTAGCACGATTTACCAAGTAACTAGCATTTAAATATGACTATAAAAGAACTTCATCTTCGGGTAAAGTCTCATCATCTTCGCCTGTGTATGCATAACTTCCACTACTAGTAATAGGCGTCTCATCATTATCCGATATATATTCAAAACGACCAAATCCAATTTTTGCTGAACTATAATCACCATCGCCTAATGAATATCCAAATTTGGCTTGAATTCCTATAACAGTTGCATTATCGGGCATTTCAGGTATAGGATTAGCGCCGAACCATATCGACATACCATGAGTAAAGCCAGTAGCTGTTGAGTGGGGCTGATATGCAAAGACTGTAGATGTTGCCTAATCTAATCCTATATTAGTAATTTTTGCTACATCAACAGGTATTGATTGAGATGGATTAGCACCATTGACCAATCCACGATATGGCAATGCATCAAATAGTTTTACAGGATGAATTATTTTTGTATGTCTAATTTTACCAATAAACGGATATAGTGTAGTATCACTTGTTATAGTGGCGACATAAGTAGCATCAGGACTCACTAATTGAGTGTGGTTAGCATCTTTATACCAACCATAAAACTCTCTTTTATCATTATTAACAACGCAAGTGAATGTGGCGCTGCCGCCATGTGACACTTGATTCGCCGATACACTGGCGCTACCATCCTGGGGCTGCGCCACACTAACATTATGTTTGACGAGTTCGCCTTTAGCATAAAATGTTGCATTGCTTACTATTGGTGTTGTATATGGGTTGTCTGTTGATACTAACACCGTGCAATCTTCATCCATATACCAACCGGTAAATGTATAGTAGTCTTGCATAGTAGCAGCAAATGTGCAGGATTCACCAGAAACAATCTAATCATCACTGACCACAGCTAATGACACACCCTCTTTGGCGACCGCAGAACAGTTATAAATTGCCGCCGGTGCAGTTGCTTTAGCGTATAGAGTTACATCACTAGAAACGGTAAATGAATAATTATGATTGCCACTAACTAAATTAGTGCATGCCGCATCACTATACCAACCATTCCATTCAACGCCCTTGATTAATTCTGCGCTAAATGTAACTGTATCGCCCTCATAGGGAGTTGATGTTGATACACTAACCGATTTAACGCCTTGCACATTGGTGCCGATACGTGGAATCATCATGTATTGATTAAAATATAATGTTAATTCAATTTTATCGCCGCGTTGATTATCACCATTAGCACCTTCAATATGCCATTTTATTTCTGTAGCGTTTGTGCTATTACTAATTGCATTATTTACAATATTTGTTTTTGATTTTTCTCGTTGGGTTGTAGCGGTAAATGATTCTTCATGAACTTTAGTTCCTGCGAACTGCAAATCGACTTTACATGTGCCTGCCGAACGAGATGCTGAAATTAATGAATCGGCTTTAAATGGATGAGCTGTGTCTGTTGGATATATTTCATTTTTACCAGCCGGTTTTAAAATTACATAACCATGTCTATTACCATTTAGCCATTTTCGCCAAGCATGGTCGGAAACGTTAAATGACACATTCTATGCATCACAATAATTTTCAATGTTACTTTTATTTATACTAATTTTTTTGGTGACTACTGTAGCCATTAGCTTTCACCACCAAATTGATGATTGACTATATTGCCCTCATCATCAAAATAATATATAATGCCTCCATTCTCAATTGCTTCAAATTGAATCACGAGACGGTATTTAATCTCATCATAGAACCAGAGGGGCTTATCGCTAAATACCCAGTTAACAAGTTCATCAACTGTAGTATCAGTATCAAGAATAGCCATACCATCTCCTGCGGTATAGCCAGCCGAGAAATCTTTATAAGTCATAGTTTCCATTTATCAACCCTCCGTTTGTATGTAGATATCACCATTCTCGCCTAAATCGGCACTTGGCGTGTCACTTGTTCCAGAATATATTTTTGCCGCGGTTACTGAGATAGTGTTATCGCTAGATATTGAGATGCCATTACCGGCCTTGTAGGTGGCGCCACCAGTTATTTCTTTTATTTCCCATTTTTTATTAGAAGCATTCCAATAAGCGGCACCTGAGTTGGATAATAGATCATTATTGCTATTAAACAAAGGTCCGGTCACATATTGAAAATTAATTTTATTATTATTATTTATAATGACAAAAGTATATGGTGAATCGCTTTCATTGGTATTCACTTCAAGCCCAATATTATTATTATCAATTACGTATGATGCTATAACTGAGAGTACGATTTGTCCAATTGTTATCTAAATAACTTTATTATTAGTAATTGCTGCTTTAAGTTCAGAATATGTAGTATTAGTAATATTTTCACCCGCTTCATCCATCTCAACAACAAATACATCACTACTCCCGCTACCACTACCAGTAGAACTAATAACACCCTCATTACTAATACTAATGCCATCGCCAGCGGTATAATTCTTTATTTTACTCAATATATTTTCATCCGCATAAGGGAGTTGTGTAAATGTTTTCTCCCCATCGCCGACTTTGAATCGTTTTTCGCCAGCACTTGTTTCTACAATAATAAGTTCACCATTGCCAATTACTGGATCTTTAGCCGTCCAATTGGCAGCAGTATCGCTACGCTATTTAATTTGCGCAAGTAATGTTTTATTTGCCATAATTAACTCCCTTTCTTTAATTAAATATCGAACACATAATCCGATATTCAATTATTTAAATTTTTATTTCATTAATTTATGAAAAATTAAATTGTGGAACTAACTATTTTTGCCCAAAATAAAAAATAGGGTTAGACTCAATGAGCCTAACCCTTATAATTATTTATTAGAAACTATTAGCATTACCGCCATCAATTACTAATACATCACCCTCAGCGATGAATAATTTTTGAACATCGACAGCCTTAATACCAATCTTATTCTCAGCAATTGCAATACTAGTATCATCTGCTACAGGAACCGCAATATTGACAGCTTTATCCGCTACATCGAGTGCGGTACTATTGACTTTAACAGTCTCAATAACGTTGACTTGTGCACCTTCAGCAATGCCTTCTAACTTAGAACCTTCATTATTAGACATCAAACGGCGATCTACTTCCTTCTTGACGTAGGTAGCATCAAGTTGGAGGTCAGCAATCGCGCCCATTACCTTATTAGAAACAGAATCCTAAATATCAGCTGCGCCATTCAACTTAGTAATAGCATCAGTCAATGTCTGCTCATTAGCGCGTGCAGTAGAGGCCTCATCTTCAATTGCTTTCTTATTAGCCGCAATATTCTTAACCATCTCATCAGCCGCTGTGCCATGAGTGGTGATATAGGTTTGAATTTCCTTTAATGTATCTACTGCGGCATCACCGACTTCAGCCGCATTCAAGAATGTATCCAAACGACCTTTTTCTGTATTAATTGCTGTTTCAAGTGCTGTCTTATCCGCACCCTTGAGGTAATCGTCCTCAATAGTCTTAACACGATTCTTGATTGCGGTATCATCATAGGTTGCTGCGGTCTTAGCATCCTCAATAGCTTCTGCTACAGTCTTATCAGCGGGAATCGCGCCAAGCTTGGTATTGATTGCCGCTATATCGGTCTTATTAGTCTTAACCTGGCCTTCTTCAAGAGCGGTAACAGCTGCTGCTGCATCATCTCCAGCCTTTTTGGCTTCGGCAATTGCGGTATCTTTACCATCAGCGTAGGTCTTAGCCTGCTTTAAAATACCAGTCTCGGCATTGTTAATAGCGGCAATAGCATCAGCATTATCCTTAACTTTGCCATTTTCAAGAGTCTTAACTGCGGCGGCCGCATCAGAGCCAGCTTTCTTGGCATCAGCAATAGCATTAGATACAGAACCACCCTCGGCCAAGGAGTCTTTGATGGTCTTAATATCATTAGTATTCGTAGTAACTTTATCACTCAATTCAGTGAGCTTAGCATCGGATGCAATGCCCTTAGTCTTGAGGTCAACATAACGACGAACATCAGCAATGGTATTACCATCAGTGGTAGTAACATCAGCACTAGTATCACCAATCAATGCGGTCTTGGCATTAGAGACAGTAGACTCAGTTGCAACCTTATTAGTGCCTGCATCATAGACACCTTCAAATGTTAAATTAGCCTGTTTGCCACTAAGAGCATCCTCAAGACCAGTAATCTTACTCATACCAAGCTCGGGAATATCGGCAACAGCAAGCGCTCTACGCTCAACAGTTACAATACCGTTGGTTTCCTTAACCGCGGTAACAAATTGCTTCTCAACAACTGCATCAGTATTTTTGAGTTCGGCAATTTTATCAGTTAATGCCGTATTTGCATTAGTAGCCGCCGCGCCAGCAACTTTATCAGCATATTTCTTAGCACCGGCGATTGTAACAGATTCATCAGTATCAGTTGCGGTGCCTTCCAATGCCGTTTTAGCGGTATCAACATACCCCTGAGCGACTGTATTAATAGATTCGACAGTAGCATATGCCGCATCTTGGAGTCCAGTAACTGCGACTTCAGTATCATCAACTTTGATTGTGCCATTGGTGTCGCCTGCAACAACAGATTGAACAGCACTATCGGCTGCACCAAGAGATGCCACTACATCGGCAGCGAGCATTTCTTTGGTGAGAGAACCAGTCTTAACAGTAGCGGTTACTTTATGAGTATCACTAGAGACATTGATTTGGATAGCATCATCCTCACCCGAGCCACCCGTAACATACTCAATTAGGGTGCCAACATTAATATAAATAGGTTTAGTGCTATTAGCAAGAACTAATTTAATATAAGTGCCCGCAACGGTGACACCATCAGGAAGAGCGCCATCCTCAAGTTCAACAACCGAACCAGATGCAACAACCAAATCCTTGGGGATATTGATTGCTACGCCCTCATTCTCACCATCTTTGGTCAAATGGTATGTGGCGACATCACCCTCAGCCGCTGTCTCATCTTTAACCAAACTATATGCTGGAACCTTGACTTCAGGGATTGTAACCTTGAGACCATCAGTATCAAGAACCAGTGCATTACCCTCGGCCTCGGAAATCTTAACTGCTACGCTGGGCTTTGTGGCGCTGCCAGCTATAGTGACGCTATTATCGCCAGCCTCAACACTCTCGAGGCGGGCCTTCGCCACAGTTTCAACATCAGCGATTAATTTATAAAGACCAGTTGCTGCATTCTCGCCTTCAGCGGCTGCGCCAACCTTCTCAACAAGTCCTTCAACTTGAGTTTGCAAATTAGAAACATCAGTAGCCAGGTCGCCAGATGCGGTAGTCTGTGCTAATTTAACAAGTGTGCCAGCCTCGTTGCTAATCATGTAGGCTTCGCACTTACCGCCCGCGACTAATGTCAGAACTTGGCCGACATAGGCGGTCGCGCCAGTCTTAGCATAGGTTTCTAATTCAGTTTTATTATACCATACAGCAGTCGTATCGAGAGGAATAGGATTGCCGCGTTTGATATTCATAGGAAGTGCCATATAGGCAGCATCGTTTAAAATAGTAGCCATATTATTTATCCTCCCTTTTTATTAACCAATTGTGACAGCATATGTTTCAGAGCTATCAATAGATGCAGGTTTGTAGACCCAGACATTATATGCCGCGGCAGTAAAGCCCTCAGCACCCTCAACTTGGACACTACCAGCTTGCTTGACGAAACTGGCCGTCGCATCGGCATTCATTGCGCTAGGCATTAGCACCTTTTTAACCGACATACTAGCGGGAACTGCAACAACAACCTTAACTGCACCGGCACCCGCGCCGAATGTAGAGATAGTCTTTCTGCTTGCCGCTTCATGAGTGAGCTTACGGATATTCTCACTATTGAGTTCAGCATCGGTAGTCATTGGACCATAGAACATGTGACGAACACCAACAAGTGTCTGAGATGCCTTGGCGGTCTTAGTGCCAGCGGCAATCTTACCAGCTGTATAGGCATTGCCCAAATTAGTCTTAGGAACAGCACCCTCATTATGGGTAATAGAAACAGTCAGTTCCTTAGTGCCATCAGCAACAATATTTTCAAATGTGCCAGTGGCGCCTTCCTTAGTCTTGCCATCAAAGCTAGCGGTTACAGTGCCAGCAACAACGCCAGTAGCAGGACCATAGGTGTAGGAACCAGTAGACAAGGATGCCGAATAGGCAATATTTCTCTTAGTGCCGATTTCATATGTGCCGTGGCCGCTAGTAATTTTTACGGATGCAACAGGTTGAGTTGTGCCAGGATTAGCCTCTTTCGCCAAAATGCTAGCCATAAATTCCTCAACGCTCTTACCCGATGCGGCGAGAGTGCCAGAGCCACCGGACGGAGCACCAACGGCACCAATCGCATTAGTATAGGTAAAATCGCCATCGAAATAAACATTCTTAGCATTGTAGTTACCGTCCATAGCGCACCATTTCTCACCATCATAGGAATATGCGGTGCGGCTTGTGCGCGTGCCATCAGCCTTCGCCACATCGCCGAACTGTTGCTCGACAATTGCCATATCGCCCTGAGAGGGAGAGGTAATAGTAGCAAGTGCTTCATCAACAGTGCCGTCACCCGCGGCAACAACAGTGACCTTGTCTTCTGCTTGGTCAATCAATGCCTGAATAGCGGCTTGATCTGCACCAGCAATTTTGAGGTCTTTCCAAGTATGCTCGCCATCACCAATGCGAATTTCATTTTTTGTGGTATCAATACCAACCTCACCCTTTTTGAGTATCTTCGTGCTAGCTTCCCATTCACTAGTAACGCCATTGCGCAAGATAATCTGGGTGGTTAAAGTTTTTTCAGCCATAAATATTTTTCCTCCTTAAAAAATATTAGGGGTCGCCGCCATCGACAACATCATATTCTTCATCATCTGGTTTTATACAGATAAAATCATTGTTATCATCGACGAGATAGGGGACCCATTGACCATCTATGTTAATTGAAATCACTTCCCCGATATAGTCATACTTGCTAGCCCAGGTTCGTGCTCCAACCATAGAATTAAATTGGGTTTTTTTAGTAATAGTCTTTAATTGACCATTATCATCATAATAATACATTTCAGACCGTTTCGCGTCATCACTAGTTAATACTAGACTCTCACGAGGAATAACGCCACTTTCAATGGCGCCTTGAATACGGTCTTTGTCGCTATACACTACGTTGAACGCCATTGTATTCCTCCTTATTCTATTGCGCTTACTTCATAATAATTGTTAATTAATTGTGCTTGATATCCTTCAGCTATTAGTGCCGCTGGAACTTCACAATTGAATTTGCCACCTTTAATAGTAACTTTGGCGCTTTGTTCTACAAGAACATTGAAATCGGATGCGGGACAATTGAAAATACCGCCAGTAATTACTACATCAGCGATATTCATACCATCATTGAGTTTTCTTACTCTTAGATTATAATAATTGTCACAACGGAAATTACCACCATTAATAGTCAACAATTTACCACAAGTATAAATAGTGCCATAGAAATCGCCGCCATTAATCTCAACATAGCCATTATCATCATTTTTGATAATATACAACCCGCCTATGAATGAACCATCGTTAATAGTGAGTTTCGGCGCGGCTTCATTCTGTCCTACTACGAATCCTTTAGCTGGATCACTATCAGAATAATCCCAATAGCCATTTTCAATTAAACTTGAGTATTCTTTATCACAACTCACCAGGCCGCCATTAAATGTCATATTACCATGGTTAACTACTGTGTAATAACCATTTTTGCTTGAATCTAATGTGCGAATATATTCGCCTCCTGTAATATACATATTGCCACTATTCATTACAGTTGGCTTAGCATGCTTGCGGCATTCCATTGTGCCGGCGCCACTCACAGTTAGAGTAGATTGATATCCCACAGTTAATGGTGTTTCTTTGTCATTCTTTACATTGATATTTTTTAATTCGATACCCGCACTTTTATTAGCCGGTATTGAAATTACACTATTAAAATTAGCCGGAATAACAATTAAATCACCATCGCTTACATTGGCAAGCGCATCTTCTATGGAATTATATTTAACACCATTAGACTCAACTATTGGATTGGGGCTACCATCATCACGAACTTTAATAACTTCTACTACGCCAGGTTTGGTGGCGGTGCCGCCTATTTGCTTCCATTGACCTTGACTACGGATATAGAACATATCATCTATTTCACATATTTCGCCATCATTGGCGACCTCAGGTAACTTGCCCACAGAGCCTAGGTATTTGACTACTTCAGCTGGGAGAATTATGTTATCAGTGATATATTCTAATTCGTTCCATGGGGTTGTGCCATTGCCAACTTTTAGTTTTCCAGTATCTAATTCAAATCCTGGTTCGCCGGGACCAAGAATAATATTTTGTTCAGCCCAAGCCGAAGAACTACCACGTTTGAAATAGAACTTGGATTTCATATATACATCAGCCATTGTTTCAACTCCTTTCTTTAACCAATGCTACCGCCATCCCAAATGTAAGTATTATTGGTATCAGGATCAGGAGTATCAGAACTAGACGAGCTACGAGCTAGTTTTACCCAAGACCGTTTATTGTTAAGCATATAGGTATTAGATGTTGCTATAACAAATGCCGTGCTGCCGGGCACTAACGTAGGGTCGAGAGTGGGTAGTGTGGCGACATCACTTTCTGCATCTACCACAAACTACTTGAGGCCATACACGCGCTCATTGTGTTCTCGTGTCATACCATACATAAGTATTAACCTCCTTTAATCTTTTGGATTATAGAAATAATCCTTTCTAGTATTTTTGAAAATGAATCATGGTCTGTGAGCCTATTTTGTCCAAAAAAATTCCTATAGCGTGATTTGGAGGAAATACGGCGTGGCGCGAACCGTGCCTTAATGCGCATCATGGCTGGGTGATACGGTCTCAAAGCGGGCCAGCGCCACAGCATAAAAAAATAGTGTGGCGATTAACCACACTATTTCTTGAAATTGGAGAACAAAAATGAATGTATACAGCCCTATATAGGCTATAGTGGCAGCCCCGGCTGGTAACGCTCCAACTCTCCTGGGTTCAAAGCCCAGTGCACTAACTTTTATACTACGAGGCTATATTTGATATAATTAGCATAACCCATCTCTCACCACGTGGAGGTTTATATCATGAGAGACTCCGAGTGGAGGGACTCGAACCCCCGGCTTCCTGAACCCTAGTGGCAAAAGCGAGACTCGAACTCGCAACAGATTTAACTGACCTCAAGGCGAACCCCTCAAGCAATCCCATTCTGCCATTTTGCCAAATCAGGCGCGCTACCAACTGCGCTACACCCGGATATCAGGGTTGATTATTCATCAACCCATACTTTATCAAACAAAAAATCTTCCAATGTCCACTTCTCAAAAAATGGGCGATAGGATCGCGCCACATTTTCTTTCCAAGCTGGATATTGAGCAACCATACTCTTGTAATATTCCCAAATCTTTTCTGATGTCACATTGTATGTATAACGAATTCTCTGATAATAATCATTCATAATATTTTTAATCTCGGGATTAATATCATCAGGATGATAATATAGGAAATTCATATAATACAAATACATCAAACAATAGTTGTTCAGCAATATCTTGAGATATTCACTCTTCTTCTTGGGATATTTATTGCACATCGCCAAGCCAGCTTCCATAACGCTAAATGCATAATCCGCAAAATTTTCCTCAGTATAGCGAGGAGAACTAGTCATAGAACCCATATTCTGATTCCAAAAATAAATGTTCTGATCCATAGTGCAATAGGAACCGCCACAACCAATAATATGGGAAATTACAAGATTATTGAAATACACATCTTCATGTGTATACAATTTAATATCAAATCGTATATTCTTATCAACAAGGAATTTACGATTATACCACTTACCATGAACCCAAGTGCTGTCATTTTTGTGGACAAAACCAGTCTCACCAGTGAGTCCATTACGTTCAGTAAAATTACCAATAATCATAGGAATTTCAATATTGGCTTCGGCAACTTTCTGTTCAACCTCGGTTATGGTATGCGCCACAGCCTGAACTGTTCCAGTAGGAATGACATCATCGACATCAAGAAAACCAATCCAATCACCAGTTGCTACATCAAGGCCAGCCTGCCTTGCATTGCCGGGGCCATTGGGGAGGTCCTGCGCCACATCAACAATCTTGATAGGCAATGTATCAGCAAACTTTTCAGCCACACTTTTAGTTCCATCAGTGCAATGGTCACAACCAATAATAACTTCTTTGAGGAAATTCTTTGCATCTACAAGGGAACTCAATGCGGTTCCAATATATTTTTCACCGTTATATACGGGAATTACAATAGACAAATTCTTTTCCATTCATGTTCTCCTTTTGGAATTATGGCGCCCGATCGAGAATTCGAATCTCGGCGGGTCTTACGACCCCTATCCGCTTAGCAAGCGGACCCCTTCAACCACTTGGGTAATCGGGCATATTTAAATAAAAAATTGTGAGGTAAAAAACAAAACCAATTACTTGGCTCAGGTGTAAAAACTCCTCACAATCAAATAGTTTTTGTTCCATATATTTACTAAATATATAGAAAGGGTAGGATATTACGCCAGCCTAAATCCATTTCACAATACATTTTAGGTTCCCCGAACGGCGGTCTTTGGCGCCAAAGCGCTGGGTGCTCAGCTGAGAGTCGAACTCAGATCACCAGAGCATGAATCTGGTATGCTACCTTTACACTACCGAGCAATATATAAATGGCGTTCTTACGCGACGCCATATTACGCCTTGTATTTAGATGAGTTAGGTCTCATCGCCGGAAATATCCGGACTTCTCATGGACGCACATTTATTCAACATAGTTTTCATAATCATACCTCCATTTTTAGATTTGCTTTTACAACAAAAATAAATCTATTAACCGCTCCAAGGCTTTCCAGCTGAGCCCTGAAAAATAAACACTTTTTGATAGACCTTCGTCTTACTGCAACGTATATCTTCACGCATATTCAGACATGGGAGAAAACAAATCTGAGCTTAGCTAACGTCTTAACTAAACTTTTTGCCCTCGCTCTTACGAGCCAAGTCCCCAGAGGGTTGATTACCTCTAACTTTCACGGGATATTCAGAAATTATTACTTTTTGCATTATCAAGCAATAGAATATCCATTAATATCTTCTTTAATCCTTTGCCTTCCGCTACTCGTTCGCTTGTAGACAGTTATAGTATCATTTCTAATACATCACGGCACAGGTGTTTGTTGGTATTTCCTAGGTCTGATGACGACACCACTCGTTTCACCCTAACTAGGAGGGGCTACCTTTTGTCAAGATAGCTTTCTATTGCACACCCCTGTCCACGGCATCTTTTGCATGCGACAACGTCAGCACAACATCTTTACTTTCCACACTAATGGTGTTCAGTATATAAGTCACCTTGTATACCGCGGTCAGGTTTCCACAAGTATCCTTGTTTCGTTCCCTCCGAGCCCTTTTCGATGTTTCTCAGCATGGACATCGCATCCATTCTGCACTGAGTTATCAAGTGTTTATTTTTCAAGGTTCAATTTCTATAAATATTATAACAAAAATTTTTATTTTTGTCAAATGGGGTTCACTTTACTTTCGTTTTTATTTATTATACTGACTACAAATGACTAAGCCACATATCACCACATTTGTGGCGCCGGTGGTAGTTTACGCGCGGAATCCATCCTCTATGTCAGTAATGAGTTTAGGGTTAATGCCGCGACGAACTCATTATAAACTCGGCATTGGTGATGCCAGGGGGACTTGAACCCAAAAACCATTTTCGCTGTGAAAGAGCGAGGACCTAACCTTTAGTCGATGGCACCAAATTTAATATTCTTTGTTTTTGTGCTTTACTTTTCTTTTGAACGAGCCTTTTCCTTTCTTTGGCGCGACTACCGATCCCCGGTTGCGCCACATCAAGAAACCTTGAAGCTCATCGCCAGTCTTTTTCTTTATTTTTTTATTCATTTTCCATTTCTCACTTTCTATAAATATTATATAATATTTTTTTAAAAATGTCAAATGGATTTTTTAGCTAGCCCGATTTTTTGAGGACATACTCCTCGAGGAAAATCGGTTAACCTCTGAATGCATTCTAGGCGGGCATCTTTCAGTCCTGTTCACTTGGTGAGACCGCTCATCTCCGAGTCACGACAGCGTCTTATATAGCGCATATCGAGGCGCTTACGATCGAGGCGATATTTATATAAAAGGTAGGTCGCCACTCCTAACCTCGCGAAGTATATATTATTTACAAGAGATACCCTCGCGTTAGACCTCTTGGAATTATTTTTAGATAGTTTAGGGAAACAACTCACAAAACCCTATGGTAGAGATGGTGGGATTCGGACCCACACGCGAATTAACGCATTGGTTTTTGAGACCAACTTGGCTACCAGTTACAACACATCTCCATATTTAAATGAGGGTCTATAAGGCGGGCCCTCAACGCCTTTTGTAAGGAAGGAATATTACATGGAAATTCAAATTTTCACTATATATATTATATAATAAAAATTTAATTTTGTCAACTAGCTGGAAGCTTTTCTCGAAAGATGGTTTACCAACCCACTGTTTTGCACCTTGCGCTGCTGGAGTCGAACCAGATCAGCTTGAGGACTTGAACCTCGCTGCACAGTTATGGACTACCGTTGCCCAATTATTCTTGGTGCGCGAGGCGGGACTCGGACCCGCACGCCTCAGAGCACTAGAGCCTAAATCTAGCATGTCTACATTCCATCACTCGCGCATATTGCGTATTTTACTTGGCGCCCCAACTATTAAGAAATCATTTTTCTTTATATATATATTATATTATAATTTTTTAATTTTGTCAATTAAGGATTTTTATTTATAGCCAACAGGATCAAACATCGGCGCATAAGTCTTTACTCGATTATGAATAACACTACCTATATAAGTCTCAGCGCCATCAATCTCTTTAATATAAATTCGCGCTGTATCAGTGCTAATTGCGCCACGTCCTTTTGGTCTAGTAATACTTTTTGCGGTTTCCTCAATTTGTTTCATGTTGCAGGTATTTAATTCAACTCGACTTTCGCTACCTATAATAATAAATATAGGCATACCATTCTTGAACAAGGGGTTAGTGTCTATGATTTTACCATGCCATTTAATAATATACTCACTATGAATGTCTGTAATTATTAAATGTGATTTTATCATTACAGTGTCTTGAATAATCATGACTGTAACCCTCTAAAGAAATTAAATACATCATCATCGGCTTGACGCATAATAATATCGTCCGAAGAGGGCGCATCTTTTGACTTGTGGCCAGGATGCTGTTCTCGCCAGCACGCCAAAAAATGCTTTTTAATGCCCTCCTCACTACCAAACTCTCTTTTACACTCAGGACAAATATACATATAACATATACTCCTTTATTTCTTATGTATATATTATATTATATTTTTTTATAAAAATCAAATAGGGAAAATTAATCTACGTTGTCCAAAATTATTGGCTCAAGTTCATTGACATAATCCGCGTAGAACCAATTAGTCCAAGGGTTATGAAGGCCGTGCTGGGCCTTTGCAAGATTGCTATTATACTCAGTGATATCTTTCATTAGCTCGGTCATACCAAGATTATTATCATTGAGATATTCCTTTTGATCAAGGCGGTATTCAAGCACAGCCTTTTCTGTTTGGTAAGCCGCTAACTGGCCCTCGGGATTAACATGAACTACTATAATCGTAATAGTGCATACAATAAGTGCTAGAGTGCCTACAACGCCCAACACTATAGAAATTCCGCCAATTATATCAGTCCAAGTATACCAACCATCTAGACAAAAACCAGCTATAACAAAACATAGGATAGTGCCTACTATGAGGCATATCATAATCAGCATCCGAATTTGCCCCCATTCATCATAAACATAAGCGGTAGAAGGTTATCATTACCTCCCTTGGATGCCATGAGGGCATATATCATCATGGGATTGGCGCAGCCCGCTTTACCTGTGCACATAAGCGCCAGTATCATAGGATCAATAGAGCTAGAGTCGCCAAGCATGAGAAGCGGCCACATATTACCGAACGGATTGTCGGCTGAGGGGGTGTCGCCACCCATGGCGCCAAAATCTATGAGGGAAACAACCTTGGTCGCGAAATCAAAGCCAAATGGCGATCTGGAAAGTATAACGCTCTTACGCTCGCCAGAATAAATATCAATAACATCCAACGACTTCTCAAATACCTCAAGAACGAACATAGGAACCCTGTTATGGATAACGATATCGCCATCCTTAATATCCTTAATCGCCACAGGCATCTTATACATCAGACCTTCGCCACTAAAATTGAGAATATCAACATTCATAATATTCTCGTTGATCTTATCCCATGCTACATAACTGCCATCTCTATTCTTAATGGCAAGACCATACATAGACATACGAACGCTGTCTCCCTTAATCGGGCCAAAATCAAAATTAAATATCTTATTATCCATTTTTTTATTCTCCTTTATTTCCGTTTTATTTGTTACTTCGCTATATGAACTAGGTGCATAACCTGTAGCCAAATTACTTGAATTAATTATCATACTACCAGGATCCCATGTAATCGTGCCATAATTAGCATTACACTCAGAAGTGGCTATGGTTGCTGCATAGGCGGTAGCTGTATCATAATTTGTTGCCAATTGTGTATTTTCCTCCTCTTGGATGTGAACTACATAAGTAGCTAAATAGTCGCCAAATGTCTGTTTGCCAGATGCGGTGGTTTTATTGGTGCCAAATAAAGAACTAGCGATGCAATTATTATCTTTATCATAACATACAATATAAAACCCTTTTTGTGCTGCGTCATATCTTACATCAATATAAACCGCGGCCATCAAGCTCTTCCATTTAGAATATTCTATTCGGTCATAGTTCTTAGTGTCATGAACTTTTTGGCGAAAATCCTCCATTATATCATGCCAGTCCGCAGCTAAAAACCAATAATGTTGATTCATAGCCCATCCCTCACTATTGGAGTAAATTCCCATAGGGCATTATTAATACCAACAATGGGGAAAAATCCATAACTCTTACTCATCTATTACCTCCTGCCACGAGGATACAATATTCTTGGCGGATAACCACGTCGGCACGCTATAACGTCGATATTCTAGATCTATAATCTCTTGAATATACTCATCAAGCTTGCTATCAATGTATTCAATTTGCTCCGCTTCAGTCTCATTACGAGTAAAAGTTACATAATAATCCTTATTATAAAGATGATTCATGCAATTAACTGAAAATGTAATATGATGAATATCAATCTCGTGGTCTAGCAAATCTTCTTCATATTCATCTGGAATTGATGCCTGCTCAAAATTATAGTCCCAGATAGCCTCATGAATCTTATACAGCGGGAAAAACCCATAGCTCTCCTGAATATTATAATCCACAAGTGCCATAGTCGCCAAACATTCATCAATTGAAAATTCTTCCTCATTAAAACAGCTTTCTAGAGCTTTAGAACCACTAATGGTAATAGGCTTTGTTCCGTCTTCAGGATAGAGGTAGAAATTACCTATGCCCTGATCCAAATACCTTTTTGCTCTATCTATTATGTCGCAATAGTTATCATACATATTTTGCGACATTAATTGGAATCCTTTATATTTTCCACATTTAAAACTTATTAGAAACATTAGCGGCTCCTTTCTATAATATACTGCTCAAGAATACTCATGGCCTGCCCTACAATGTCCAGTTCGTCATTGATGAATATCCCACCACTCCAATCAAGTGAGTCAATGACGGCATTCAAGCGTTCCCAAGCATTCATAGCTACCTCATTTGAAATTTTCATTTTCATTTCCCCTTTTTTATTTTATATATATATTATATAATATTTTTTAATAAAAAT